GGAAAAGGTTCGGAGGTCATCGGGAGGTCAACCTAATAAGCGCTCCCGTTAGGGTTTAAGCAGGCCTGAAGTGCTCCGTGGATGGAAACGTCCACGATGAGATGACCCGTGCCGTATCGAAAGATACGGGAAGCCCCGATCTGACCAATCGGATAAGCCGCTACGAAGTAGCGATTCGTAGTGAACAAGAACCACGAGGTCTTACGAAATCGACGTAAATTCTGAGTTTAGGTACTTGAGAATTTTGAGATTCGTTGTATAGTGAAAAGTAAGTAGAGATAACCGTAGGTATAACTCCGTGATTCAGAGAGCCCATACAATTAAGTTAAAACCTAACCGTACGCAGGAAGTACTGCTGTCGAAGACAGCCGGTACCGCCAGATATGCTTATAACTGGGGTTTAGCGAAATGGAATGAGCTTTATGAGCGGGGAGAACGGTGTAGCTGGATGGAACTCTCTCGGCTCTGGACGCAGGAGCGTCCGGATTGGAGTAAAGAGACTTACAGAGGCAGTCAAACGACTGCACTTCGGCAGCTCGGAGGAGCGTTTCAAGCGTTCTTTCAAGGTTTTCGAGCCCATCCTCAGTTTCACCGTAAGGGACAGAAAGACAGTTTCTACGTAGATAGTTTTCACGCTAAAATACGTGGAAATAAAGCACAGCTCCCCAGTATCGGACGTGTCAGGATGATGGAAGAGCTTCGCTATTCTGACTGTAAGATTATGTCTTATACTGTCCGTAGGAAAGCCGATGGCTGGTACGTAGTGATCTCGGTAGAACTTGAGGAAGAGCGCAGGACGGAGTCTGAATCTTTCGTAGGAGTAGATGTAGGTTGTAAACAGCTGGCGGTAGCCAGCGATGGTACAGTCTGTACTACTCCTGGAAAACTGAAAGACTTAGAACGTCAGCTGAAACGGAGACAGCGTCTCCTCGCACGGAAGCAACGCGGTTCGAAGAACCGTCAGAAAGCTCGTCTTCGTGTTTCAAAGACTTTTCAACGAATTCAAAATATCAAACAAGATACAGTTCACAAGTTTACAGCTACAGTAGCCAAGAACCACGGTACTGTGTGTCTGGAAACTCTGGACGTTAAGGACATGAAAGAGAGTTCGAGCAAACTTGTTCGTAAAGGTGTACAGAACTCTTGTATGTCTGAGATACACCGTCAACTTTGTTACAAATGTAATAACTACATTGAAGTCGACAAGTATTTCCCGTCCAGTAAGACTTGTAGTAACTGTCATAGCCTCAAAGCAGATTTAGATCTGTCCGATCGGGTTTATACCTGCCAGTCCTGCGGACTGAAGATCGACAGAGATTTAAACGCTGCTCTGAACCTCCGTCAGGAGGGCTTCAGAATTTACACCGCAGGTCATGCGGGAAGTGCCTGTAGAGAAGTTCGATAGAACTTCGTTGAAGCAGGAAGATTCGTAAGAATCGTGAACAGGTACACATGTATAGAAAGCAAGTGCTCGATCAATTTGTCGAAGATGTGAGCGAACACCAACTGACAATCATGAGGGATGCCGGCGTATACCGGCATCTTTTGTGTAGAAATCCGAAATTCGACAAAATGTATGCGTTTGAGATTATAACTGCTCCGAATCTTCTGTTGTTTCATGGAGATTGCGGGACATTTGTATTTTCCCGGTTGCATGACATGTTTCAGTTTTTCCGTTCTGACTGTGTGCGACGTGATTTGCCGTTGGGGTATTGGTCTGAAAAAATTGAAGCTGCTCCTACGGGCATCGATGTTATGCCGTATTCACAACGGCTAGCGGAAGACGGTGTCCAGGCAGTCTTCGACGCATGGGCACAGTCGCAATCGCTGCAAGGAGCAGACTTGGAGCATGCGCAGCAGGAATTGGATGATCAAATTCTCATTCACTGTGATTCTATCGATGCGCTGTTTGATTGTATCGGAACGGAGTTGGAATGTGGTTACACGTTTGACATAGTCGATGTTAATTATCGAACGTTGCATCCGGCTGCGATCTGGTGCATGTATGCAATTGTCTGGGCGATTCGACAATATGATAAAGCAAAAGAATCAAAGGAGCAGAAATGAGCAGCAGTACATTTATTAACCCGTTCTTGTATGTCGAATGCGCTTCTGTGGAGCAGGCGGATGATCTGGAGTCCTGCCTGCAACTGGAACAAGAGCGCGCACTGAGAATTGAGGAGGAAGACGATATAGATCCAGCACCGATACTGTCATTCGATTTCCTGCGTGGCGGACCTGCGAATTCAACCAGAATTCAGATATTATTGCAGGACGGTGGTGATTGCGAATCGTTTGACAGTGATATCGTTCAACTGAATCAGCGGCTCCAGGCTGTATACAAACTGCGGATTCAAGGATATTGGATTGCAGAAGTTGACGGAATGCGGTATCGTGGTGAATTGAACGCGGAAGGCAGCGTTCGTTATACGGATGTAGATTGGTTGCTGCATTATTCCTGCGATCGAATTGATGGTTTGCGGAAGCTCGCAGAGTGGTGGGAAGAAAACAATGAAGCTGAGTAAAAAGCAGTAGGAGATATAAAGAGATGGATCTTGATTTAAAGATTGCGACAACGTTTAATGAGCGTCAATCTTACCTACGGAGAAAGGTTCCGCATGTATCTGCATTGACGACGTTATTTCTTTACTATCCGCATATATGTGCGAACAGCCATTTTGTACGTCAGACGGATGGTTCACAGTATATCTACAAACGAACGGATCCTTGTATACCGCTTAATACGATTACCGCACCGCTGATTATGGAAATGGAGGAATACTTCAAGTCTCTGATACCAGCTTCTATGCAGGTGACAGATCTTCAGTGGACACATGAATCCAACAAGTACACGGTTCGATTTCAATTCTGTGACCGTACGAATCGTTGGGTTGAAATCAGCGCTTATTCAGTACATAAACCGACTGCAATGGCATTGCTGTTGGCACGTTGTGGTAAGTCTGACCGATTCCAGGCGTTGTCCAGTTCTGCAGCGCGTGTGCCGAATAAGCGTCCGATGCCTACGACGCGGGAGCGCCTGGTCGGTGCAGCAAGCGATATGAATACTGTGAAGCAAACCGGTGTTGCTGTTGTAGAGAAGACCCCTCCTGTTGTTCAGGATTCGAATCAGAGCCAGCATCATGAAGTACGGTATCCAGCACAGTTGACCGCGACGATCTCTGCGAAAGACATCTTGCAGTATATGCCGTATACCCTGGGACGTGCGCTGCACTCCATTTTTTGTTGGGCGCATGTTGCGGACGATGCGGTACTGGCATCGAAATACATTCGTTCTGCGATTGAATCGTTGGAGATATCGCAGCAGCGCCCCGGTATTGGTGTATCTGCGGTCGCAGTCGCGTTGTATCGGCTGTTGTACGCGGCGAACAGAGAATCGCGCCCGCTGTACATTGGAACGTTCATCGTAGAGGAAAAAGTTACGACCGCGTTGCAGTTGTTACGGGAAGAGCAAGAACAGCTCTTTCAGGCGGATCATTGATTTTTCGGTTGGAGTCACGTATGGTAGTAATGGTGACATATCTCAGCGGCTGTCGTGCAGTCCATAACAGGCAAGCATCGATCCTGAGAAGCGTGCGACCCAGACGTACTCCTGCTTCACTCCAACCGGAGAGCGACGGCTTCGGCAATCGATGCGACCGTCGCATTTTTTATGCATCAAATTCAGTAGAAAGGTCATTTTTATGGGAATGACAATACAAGAATTGTGCCATTATTTCTGGTATTCAGCGGAATCAACGAGTGAGCGTCATGCTGGCAGCTGTTCTGCTCGTGGACCCTTCTTTTATTCCTACAACACGACCATTGCCTGCAATTGTGGACGTGTTTACATGCTTTCAGAGTATGGATTCTCTTCTATAACGGCTACGAAACATCTGTCTCCGTTACGAAGGGCATGCCCAAACTTGTCGCGAGCTATCTTCGTTCCGTTTGAATACAACGATTCGTTTTCATCTGTGCAAGCATGTGTGAAGACCATCTCGGAGCGTTTGTATCATCGATTGATAGATCCGGATATCATATTGAAATTTCGATACGCCGAACATCGCAGGATGTATTTGATGAGCGCGAACGCGTACCGCGTTATTCTGGAGCAGTTGCATGAATACGATCCGGTTCGACCTACGCCTGTTGAGCAGAACTGGATTCACCGGTGTAAAACGATCTGCGTTGAGACGAATAACAAACAGCGAAAAACGCTGTCAGCAGAAGCGCTGCAATTGCGAGCAAACATCCTGCACAAGAACACGGAAGCCTTTTTGAAAGATTTTTGGGAGAGCGTGCGTCCGGTTGTTTCTGTAACAGATCAATATCCTGTGTTCGACTTTTTTGACTTAGATCCGTTCTCTGCGTTGTGTTGTAATAACACGTACAGCAGGCACGGTCTGGATTCAGAACAACTGGATCAATACCACAAACAGTCTGAACTTCATCTTTCATATTGTATACCGCAGTCCAACAAAACGATATGGCGAACGACGCAGGCTGTTTCCATTGAAGAGTCCTTGCTGAAGGCAGCATTGACTCGTTGGGTACAAGGACGGGTTTCTGTAGGACAGCATGTCGGTCCTTATGAGATTATACAGGTGCCCGGACTGTTCGCAAAAATCGGCTGTCATGTGATTGCCCGTTGGCATCTGGAGCAACTTGCATGGCATTTAATTCCGAGAGATGCGGAACAAGCGGAAATTCCGAATCGGTTTCCGGATGGCACAGCGACGTTCTTCCAGGTATTTCAGGAGCATGTCAATGTGATGCGTCAGCATTGTCAGGAATTGTTGCGATTGATGCAGAAGAATAAGTCCAGTGAGGATGGCGAAGAATATCTTATACAGAAGGAGCGCGTATGGTTCTGGGAACATCTCAAACAGAGAATGCACCGCATCGAATTAAAGCAGCGTTAAAGGACCTTGTCGTAGACGAACCGCAGTGGATGCAGCGGGGGTTGTCTCCCACCGCATCCGGGTATGGGAAGAAGATACCGACACGCTACAAATTGCGGTATAACAATCGACTGCATCGTATATACGGATGCTGTTTCAGCAACGTTGTGACAACGTACATCGTCAGTTGTAACCGAACCATTATCGTTGATATCGAGGGTCAGTAGGGAGCTATGACTCGTTATTAGCCTTATCTAATGATATATAGGTTTGAGCTTAATTTTAGATCTTCAGAATACTACTATGTAGTATTTTCACGAAGCGTACAGATCCATGTAGATGCTAACCAGAACATTCATATATGGAGTATTTGGATCGCATGGGTCTGTTTATACTATCACACGCATAGAAAGACGATAACAATGGAATCTACATTTTGTTTTGAAACGGAGTTACAGAAGAAGCATGAGGCGACTGCACGTAGGTTGTTTTATCGGATCAAGCCGTTACTGTCTGAGTGGGAATTGTCTGCTTGTTATATCGCAGGCGGTTGCTTTACGGATACGGTAAACGATATCGACGTGTTTCCTGTAGATACAGCCGAGTTTTCTTCTGTACTGAACAGATGCAAGGACTTGGAGACGAAACCGATCTACGAATCAAAAAACGCATTGACGTTTCAGTATGACAATATCCGGGTACAACTCTGTAATTACTGTTATCCGACGTTAGAGGCGCTGGTCGACTCGTTCGATTTTGCGCATATACAGGTAGGAGCGTATATACGTCCGATGCACGTGTGTAATTCTGATGGTATCGGATCATTGATCACATATTGTACAGATGACTATAAACGGTCTTTGCTGTCGAGGCGCACATGGTACACGCTATATGATGTGACGGATCCGGTTCGCATTGAACGGATGTATCCGCTGTCTTCGATGCTGCGGGCGATAAAATACAAAGAACGAGGGTTGATGTCGAAGTCTCAATATGCGACTACGTTGATCCGAATTCTGTACAATTTGCTGCGTCGCGGTTTCTCGGATTATGCGGATTTCAAAGATCAGCTGGACGCGGTCGATCTGGCTGTTATAACGAACAATCCATATTCTCCTAAGTTCAAAGAAGACGACGATTGTGACTACAATCAGGTTTGTATGGAGTTTGAACCGTTGATGCAGGTATATCATATGCTGCATCATACTGGAAGGATTCAGCCGGCATCAGGGGAGGAACGCGAACAACTGATACAAGAAATAGAGCGATATGAATATACTGCGCAGGGATTCGACATTGATTAACGAGACAACAACAACAACAAACAATCAGGAGACTTTTATGGAGTACGACAACAAGGACAATGAGGCGCGGGATATGTTCGATATGCTGGAACAGGCGGTGCCTTCGATGCGGATCAGTTCTCAGTGTATGAATGCGTGGTGGCAGGATGCGTTTCCATCCCGGTATCAGTGGGTCGCGCACGGAACAGCGGGTGGTGCAGTTACCGAATCGCCTGCTGTGGTTGAAAACGCGCCGATGGCAGTCCCCGTAGCGAAGGATGTGTTCCGAGCTCCTGCGTATACCGTTTCTGAGATGCTGCGACTGTATCGGGAGTACACCGGTATCTCTGAGGAGCAGGAATCCACGACCCGGATTCTGGCAAATGCGATGGCACGGTATCTGGCGACGTTGGAGGACGACGTCGCCGCGATTCAGGACGTTGATGTTACGGGACCTGTTTCCGGCAGGTTATCGGAGCAATGTGTGTTGTCTTACGGCTGGTGCGTCAGACTGTTCCGTAGGTTTCCGAACAGCGGTGTAAAAAGCGAAAGCGTCTGGTTGTCACGGCAGCTGACCGGTACGCCGGTTCGCATCGTACGCAGAAGTGCCGTTACGCAGGAAGAGCTGGATCAGTATCGTGTGATTCCAGCATATGGTGAATCTGAGATCAACGCCTGTATCCAGCCGCATGACATCGAGTGGAAGCGGGTACAAAGTCCAGATGATGTGCCACGTTCTTACGTATTGATTACAATGCGGCATCTTACCGGGCAGCTTCCGCAGGTTACGTATCGGTCGCCTGTATTTCCGTATTATGCACGGTTGGATGGATTGGCGTATCACTGGCTGAATGTGTATCGGTCGTGGAAAAAGCAAACAATGATGAGCTTGGAGGAAGTGCTCAATGGAGAAGAAAACTGATAGCATCAAACGGACGGAAAGCAACGTTTTTCATGGGAATTCAAAAACTTTAACGAGAGTGTAAACGATGAGTTGTTACGGCGCTGTAGATAGCTTTTTGTATATTACATGTGAAAACGTGGAACAATACAATGAGGTTCTGAACGCAATCGAAACAGAAACGAGGTTGTTCGATGCGTATAAGAATCCGGAACATCCGTTGCAGTTGAGATTGGAATTCCGTGGTCCTGAAATGTGGAGTTTCTTCGATCACGATCTGGAGCAGTTTGCGAGGATGCTGAAAGAGCGGTTCGGGCTGCGTTTGTCTGGATTTTTGATCGAAGAGGTCAGCGGTGATCGGTATCGGTGTGAATTTGATTCCAACGGGAAGTTGCAGGACGTGAATATCGCGTGGTCGATGGAGTATTCCGTTGATCAGATCAAAGAGCTTCAGAAGTATGCGGAACGGCGTTTTGGCAGCGAATGGAGTTACGTTAAACTGTTTTGTCCGCGTTGTCGAGAAACACGATTTGTCACTGCAAATATGATTCAACTGGAGTACGGACACCTGGATGTTGTAGCTGATAGCAAAGGTCGCTGTGAATTAGACTGGGATACTGCTGATATTTCTGGTGCCTTTGAGTATGTTTGTGATGAATGCGGTGAACAAATAGCCACTACGCTGAGTGAAGTAGAAGAACGTTTGAAACAAGAGAATCACGAGTGAAGATCTATGAGGAGACAGTATGAGTGTTAAGGCCTATATTGCATGTAAGCATCAAGTGAAATTCGGCACATCGTTGTCTGCGGATGAGTTCCAGACGAATTTAGAGCGGATTGCAGAGGATCCGAAGTACGAAGGCATTGTCGAGTGGACAGATCCGTCTTATACGATGTATGAGCTGGATAAACTGAAACTGCGGCATTTGATGCGCGATGCAGATATGAGCCCGGATCTTCGGGAATTTGCACGTGTTCTCGTTGAGTCCAGCGATCCGGAACTTGAGTATGTCCGGGTGGAACTGTTTTAGCCAATAGGAGGTTCTTATGAGTGAAAAAGCGCATGTGCTGTCGAAGTATCAAGTTGAGTATGGAACATCGCTGCAGTTGGAATATTTCGATGAGGCACTCGCAATGATCGAGCGTAATCCAAAGTATGAGGACATTGTCACATATGTCAACGAAAACAATACTGCGTGTGAACTGAATCGTGATGCACTGGAGGAGCTGGCTCACGATGAAACTGTAACAGAAGCGCTTCGTTCGTTTGCGCAAATGTTACTTGATTCAGGGGATCCGAATCATGATTATGTCAGAGTGGAGATATGGTAAATGAAAGTCAAAGACTATCTTGGAATTCCGATAGATGAGCATTGGGAAGATACATTGAGACGGCGATATCGGAGACCGTCCGTCCCGTGTATAATACAAGATTGTATTGTAAAAGAAGCAGATGCCACATATGTATACAAAGGAATCCACGGACGCTGCACACGCTGTGGCAACCTGTTGCGACCGGTTTGGAAGTTTGACGGTATTACGGAACGTGATCCAACACCGGAAAGTCCGGTCTGGTTCAGTGAAACGTTTCGCTGTGATCAATGCGGTACTGAAGTGTTCTTTCTTCCAGTTCGTTGTCATCAAGTCGATGGATGTACCGCATGGTACCATCATTGTGTCGATCATGTACCGGAAGCAGTATGCAATCAGATAAAGGATTGTATTCGGAAAGCACTGGCGCAGTATGCCGGTCAGGTACGCGTGGCTGATCCTACGGATGATTCTCTGCTTGTAGAAATGAATAAGATCACAGAGACTACCCTGAATCAGATACTGTTCGAGCTGAAAGAGGGTGGCCTTATGATTTGTGAACGGCCATAACGAAAGGAGCGGTTTGTATGACGTATGGATGTGCATATAGTCTGCTGTTTGTCCAGGTTAAGACACTGGAGCAGCGAAAGGAGTTGATCGTCCGGTTTCAAGAGGAAAATCCAGGATGCGGTGTGTTTTTTATTGATAAGGAGTTCGACCCGCAATCACTGCGAATCGATATTCACTTTGATCAGGAAGATGCACCAACTACACTGAACGATCATATCAAAGAACTGGAACGATGGTTGCGCAATAATTTTGATCTTCCTTTGCAAGGTTATTGGATCTTTGGGGAAGATGACGACATTTATCGGTGTGAGATCGCCCAAGGAACGATCGAAGAGGAATCGTTGGGTTGGTTGTCACGTTATCCGATTCAGAAGATTCGAGCACTTCGTGCGTATGCTTCCGGCAGCGGCACGATTCCGTCCGACGTGGACGGTGCTTGTTGTTGTCCGGATTGCGGATCAACGGATATGGAACCAGATGCGTTGAACAAATCTGACCCCGATTTACGGATCGAGTACGAGTATTTGTGCTGTTGTCGGAATTGCGGCTGCGTGTGGTACGATCGATATAAGCGCGATTGTCGTATTGTTATGAAGCGTGGGAGCAAGAGCGTACAGTAGTTGTAGAGACTGTATGCTGGAAACAAAGAAGGAAAGAACGTTATTATGAGTTGTAATTCTGCTTACAGTTCGCTGTTTGTCGTTTGCAAAACAGTGGAGCAACGGGATGAACTGCTGGCTCGCTTTCAAAAAGAGAAACCGGGTCAGGGAGCGTTTATTGCCGAGCAACTTTCGCCCTATGAGCCTCGGTATATCGACATCGATTTCCCCTCAAGTGAAGTATCACGCAATCTCAACGACTATATTCTGGAACTTGATCGCTGGCTTTATGAGAATTTCAACCTTCGTCTGAAAGGTTATTGGCGGTTGGAGGTTAATACCAGTGCTTTTCGATGTGAGATCGCGGAAGGAAAAATTTCCATTGTTTATTTAGACTGGTTAGGCAGTTATACGGTGGAACAGATCAATGATATCCGCAGGTATGCGGAAGCGACGTACAAATGAAGAAGAAGAACACTGCAATATGAAGATTACAGACAATGAATCTGCGATTCGTGCAATGACGTCTGATTTGAGATCAACGTTACGGTTGTTGAACGGCGCGTGTCGGGATCATCGGATTGCTCCGCGTGATGGTTGCGCGTATCTGAAGGAACATAAACATGGCTGCCGCAGTTGCAGGATCGGAAGATTGAAAGAACGGATCAAATCCCACTTGGAGGTGATTGAAGGTTGTTGAATTTTATACGATTAATCGGGAGGGTTGTATGCCGATAATGCGGAAACTCGTATGTGACGAGTCTTCGATACGAGCGCGTACGTTCCCTACACTGATGTGTCAGGTATCGCAAATTATGAATAGATTGTCACAGGCAGGCTATGAAATTCAAACGGTACGGTTTACCGTAAAGGAGTCGTGGTTTATTGACTCCTATGAGTGTAAGATACGCGCAACGAAATGGGTTCCGGATATTGAAACAAAGGATGGATATGAGTAAAGAGAGGAAATCGTCGACACAGAACAGGAAATCCTGTAAGAACTGCAAGTACGGGCATAGCGTGCCGGTCGTTGTTGGGAGTGACTGTACGACACGGCTGGTCTGTACGCATCCGAATGCTACGTTGGAAACGTTGGGGATTCCTCCCTTGACGATGGCGTGTCGGGTGGATGATACGCTGTGCGGTATGTCGATGAGGTGGTTTGAGATGAAATAGCACAAATCCTTCCAGAAAACCGGAAAAAGTCACGATTGTGCTATATGGGAAAAATAGCATAAATCGTGACAACAAGAAGAGAAATATTATATGGACGATGATTTTTGGTACGACGGTGATGGTTGTATACGAAATGGGATTGACGGCATTCCAATCGCAAATCTGGTGTGCTGGACTGATTTGCTGTATCTGTGGAACGATCCGTCCGCTGCGTCGGAGCAACTGGATCGAATCGGCAGGTTGTTTGCGAAAGCTGTGGATATGAGGAACCTGCTGAAGGTAATACACGAAAAATACGAACTGGATGAAGATTCGGAAATTGCCGGTCTTTTATCCGAGATCGAAGGAGCGCATGTATAGAATGGATATGGACATCATTTCAAAACTGCTTTTGGTTTTCCTTGTAGTATTGCTGCTGCTCGCCGGGTACGTACAGCTCATTCAGTTTTTTATGCGGCGGTTGATTCGTACGTTGGAACAGTGCATCGATCAGCCGTCACGAGAGTTAGAAGCTGAATGTCGGCGCTATGAGCGTATTATCAAGATTCTGACGTTCGGTATATGGAAGTAAGTTGAGTGAAAGAATAAACGTATGAATTCAGAACCGTGCTATTGTGGTGCGACAGATTGCCCGAAGTGTCATCCTGAACTGCAGCGATTGGAAGAGTGTCCATGCTGCGGCAGGAAAGCGCCGGTGTGGTACACACAGGAGCATTGGGGTAAAACTTGTTGCGACCAATGCGATCAATCGGAGTCAGAGTAAATGACGGCAAAGCACCCTGTATATCGGATTCCGTCCTGTTTGGATTTAGAGCTATTCGATCGTGTCGCGATTTTTTATTGTGACGCATACTATATATGGCGGGCTACCGGGGGGTGCGCGACAGAAAGAAAAAGAGAAGGGGTGTTCAAATGAAGATGACGTTGGATCTGGATGTGCCTCGATTTGATTTGTGCAAGCAGGCGCAGGAGATCGGACTGTACAGCAAATTTGTCGGATTTCATACGCTGTGCGCATGGCACAAGCCGATAGCTGACATACAGGAATCTTTGTTATTGTTTGCTGATCTTGAAGCGCATACACAGGGACAACTGTACCGGGCGCCATGTAGGTCTGAATTATGTGAATTACTGAGACTGTTTGATCCGGATTTATATTTTGATATAATATATACAGCAGATCTCAGTCGAGTTGTACGAATTTGTATGAAAATGCGAGGAGAGGTACAAACGGTTGCTACAGTGTTGCAGGATACAACTGCAGTAGACGCATATTTGACGTTGCTGATCCGTCAGTATCAACAGACCGATTGGAGCAGTCGGACGAAAGTTTGTCGTGGATTGTGTAACTATGGTTGGAGTACCGAGTATCAAAAACTGCTGTATTTGATATCGACAGACACGATTGTGGAGTATTATGACGATGACGCACGTCAACACGTCCTGCGTCACCTGGATCAGATGTTCGACAAGATGCCGGAAGCTCCGGATATTCATATGGAGAGATTTCATGCCTGGTGTCGGGAGCATCAAGTACGGTTTCTCCCACCGATACAGACGGAATATTCGCTGTTTCCGGAACTGAAGACTCAGTGTCAGTGCTGTGGGCAAGATGCTAAATCGGTTGTATCGTTGTGCGAGCGGTGTTTTTCGTCTGTTATGAAAAATCTGAATGTAACGACGAATGAGTACCAGATGGTACTTAACATCGAGTCTATCGTACAGCGTGTGTGCAACGAATTCCAGGATCCGGCGATACAGTATGTTCATGCGGTATCTGCGATCGCAGCGCAGCTCGACGTTACGGTAGATACCAAGACTACCGTTGTGGATCCGCACACGATTCGAATGGAATTAAGCGTGTGCAATGATCGACAGGTCTTGTATACGCGGAGCTTTGACTGCAATGTAGAGGTAAAGGACAATACCAACAAGAAAGGAGCATCTTATGCCGACGAAGCCGACTAAGTATCACACTGGTGATCTGGTTCGAGTCAACTTTAACTATAATTGGAGTATTCCACAGCTGGTTCAGCTGAAGCAACAGCGCAGCATTGTGCTGGTACTGGATGGACCGCGTACAGAAGAAGGCGTTGTGCAATATCAGATCAAACTGCAGGATGTTATCTGGGTTCCGCGTGCTGCTCTGTTGCGCAGGGCGAATGAAAAAGAGCGGCAGGCATATGCCAATGCAGCGGGCGACTGTAAGCATCACAATAAGACGGATCATACCAAGGAACCGGAATTGGACCTGAAGTTTAAGGATCTGGATACGCTGGCGATCGACTCTGATTCGCCCGGATCGTTTGCTGATACGTTGAAACAGCTGTTTCAGGGGATTCCCGACGTTCCTGTTGAGCAGTTGAAGCAAGATGACAAAGACACGGAGAAGACGTGCCTGCATCCGCTGCTGGGGGCCGTCATCGATAAGACGTCTGCCGCAGGAAATATGCTCAGTGCATTGTTACACGGACTGTTTGCGGATATGCCGATGGCTGCCAGTGGTGATTCGTCGGCGGATGAGTGTACGTTTACGTTATCTCCTGCCGCCGAACAAGAGCTGGGAGATGCGTTTACACATGCGGCAAAGATTGCAGGCAAGCATGGTGTACCGTTTTTTGCATTTGCAACGATATCGCAGAAACGTGCTTCGGATACAAGTGATTGCTGGAAATTCGAGAATATGATGTCGATGCGAAATATGTGCAAGTCCCAGTGTACCAAAATGCATCAGGCAGTACAGATGCTGCTCTCGGATGACAACGAGTAACTGCAGCATATTTACAGGGAGGGGCTTAGCCCCTCCCTGTGTTTTTTCTTTTAGCTATCATTTTATATGACATGTGAAATCCGAGAATTCTGTAGCTATGTTATAATAACGTGATACAAAAGACACAACAGGTGAGCTTACATGCAAAAGCGGGCAGAGATCAAAACAACGCTTCAGCCACATCAGAAACGCGCATTAATCAAAGCATTGCGCAACAATTTGATTCTGGCGCATGGCACAGGGACTGGAAAGACACTGACTGCGATTGCAATTGCGGATGCGCTCGGAAAACCTGCGACGGCATTGGTTCCGGCACCGCTTGTTGCAAACTTCAAAAAAGAAATTGCCAAGCATAAGCAGGGAGGACCTGATATTCAGGTCATGTCGCTGCCAACTGCCGTTCGTAGAAATCTGCGGATTCCAACCGGCAGTACATTGATTGTAGATGAAGCGCATGCACTGCGAAATCCAGATACAAAGAGGCAGAACTACGTTCGGCAACTCTTGCAAAGAGCTGGTCGTGTATATGCGTTGACCGGTACGCCTGGATATAATGATGTGACCGACTGGGCTTCTTTGATTAATATTGTGGCAAAGCGACCGATTGTTCCGGTACAGGACGCAGAGTTTAAAAAGAGGTACATCAATCAAGTCAAGGTTCCTCCGACGTTATGGGCGCGATTGTTATATCGCGCGAAACCGGGCGTTGTTCATCAACTGAAGAATGTGAAAGAGTTGCGCCGTGCATTTGAACCGTACGTCGATGTGTTTGATAAAGAGGTTGAAAAACCAAAGGTTGTAGAAGAGTCAATTGAAGTACCGATGTCCGAAGATCAGACTTTGCTGTACCGATACCTGGAAGGAAATCTTCCCAGCGAGATCCGATATAAGTTACGCCATAATCTGCCGCCCAGTAAGCAGGAAGCTAAGCAACTGAACAGTTTCTTGGCGGGCGTCAGACAGGCGTCGAATACGACACGCAGTTTTTCTGAGCCGTTAACGCCGGAACAATTAGAACAGCAGAGTACGAAGTTGCGGGAAGCGGTAGATCGCTTGGCAAAGATGTATCAGAATGATCCGAATTTCAGAGGGTTGGTGTATTCTAACTTTATTGGAAGCGGTGTGGAACCGTACGGTGAATTGTTGCAGAAACGCGGCATTCCGTACCGTACATTCACAGGATCGTTGGATGCGAAGGAAAAGAAACAGGTAGTCGACGACTACAACAGCGGGAAGATTCCTGTGATCATAGGATCTGGAAGCGCATCGGAAGGATTGGATTTGAAAGGGACGAAATTGATTCAGCTGCTGGATCCACACTTCAATGAGGCGCGTTTGGATCAGGTTATCGGAAGAGGTGTACGATATAAAAGCCATGCACATCTGCCGGAATCAGAGCGACAAGTAAAAGTACAGCGTTACTACAGTATTCTGCCAGATGATCGTTCCTGGCTCGGAAAGCTGTTCACCTCTCCCGCGACATCCGTTGATCAGTATCTGTCATCCCGCGCACAGGAAAAACAACAACTGATGAATCAAGTGACACAGTTATTTCGACCGGAGAATTAAGATGCGGACGGTACAAGATGTAATTCGCGATATTGTGACGACGGTTCCGGAGAATTGGAATCATAAAGAGGCGTTGACCCATGCAGGTGTGGGTGCAGGCATTGGTGGAATTCTTGGATTTTTGCTGAGCGGTAAAAAGCGACGTCTGCGTAACACGTTAATTGGAGCGGGCGCACTCGGTTTGGGTGGATTGGGAACATATGCGTTAAAGCAGAACATTCTTGAACATACCGGTGGTCTGTATACGAAGAAACGGAGAGGACAGTTGCCGGTGCTGCCTGCCGTTTTAAAAGATCTCAATGCACCTGGTCAGCATTATGTCGTTTATATGCCGGGTGCCGGTGAAGAGAAACGTCCGGTTCCCGCAGAAGCATCGAAGAATACTGCTGTGATTCCGTATGGAGAGATCGATACTGCTGTGAACTTCATTGATTCTCTTCGTCCACAGGATACTGTGAGCCTTGTGGGATTCAGTATGGGAGGTGGCGGAGCGTTGAAAGCAGCGGAGCGTGTCAAGCATCCAATTCAGTCAATGTATACGTTGGATCCTGTATCTGCAGATCCGCTGTACGCGGCAAAAGTAAAATTGCTTGGATGGAATAAACCGAATACGGTCGGTATGTGGAAAAATATCCGACCGAAGGATTATACCGCGAAAACGATTCCGAACGCCTTTGTTCGAATGAATCCGCTTGTATTGGGCGACATTGCTCCTGAGTCCAGCAACATCCATGTGAAAGATGACCATTCTTTGTGGTCTACTGGTCTTCGTATACAGGAGAAACAGCCTGCTGAGTTGCAGCGCTTACAGCAGACGTTAGCCAGATTGGCTGTAAAATCCAAGGCATCCCATATGCCACGCAGTTGATTTCGCTCAGATGAAATCACACAGCAGGACTCTGGCAGTTGGATCGTGTCTGTGGTATATTGAGTACCTGTTGACACGATCCAACATCAAACAGAGAGTAGAATCGCTATGATTGAAATTCGAGAGTTTCAAGGAAAGAAATTGGTGGAGTATCTGCGTCCGGGTCTGCGTGTTCGATTGCTGTTTGCACATGGGCTGGGGGATACAGTCCTGTTTCTCCCGGTTTACAATGCATTGAAAGCGCTTTATCCGGATGTCTACTGGGCGTTGAAGACATACAACGGGCAGGAGGAGCTGTTTGATGATGGCGACGTTACCGGACCTGTGGATTATGAGTTTACGATTGATTTTCCCTGTGGTGAGCATATTCCAGGTATGACAAAACCACGGATGTGCTGCGAACAGGAACTTGGAATCGATTACGATGCGGTTGTACCGGACACATATCCTCCGATTCTGGCGTGTCGAAGCCCTTTGGTCGGAGTACATTTTAACAGCACTTGTTTTCCTGCGCAGAGTATCCCGATCCAGGCTGCCAAGAGCATCTGGGAAGGCGTATTGGCGGCAGGTTGCGTGCCAATTGAAGTCCATTTTGAACACAAGTATCACAACAAGAAAAATTACAAGTACCCATTTGTGGATGCGACGGTGCGCAGATGTCAGCCCCGTATTTCCGCACTGACGGGACTTCTGCAGCAATGTGGCGCATTCATCGGCTGTAACTCCGGTCCGTACTGGCTTGCATCGGCAATTGGGATTCCGACACTGTTTGTGCATACCATATATCCGTTGCATTCGTATATCCGGGGATCTGCGGATATAATAAAGAAAGAAGACGTGACCGCAGAAAAAATTCGTGATTGGGTAATAAAGGCGTACTCCAATGGCAGAACAATTTGAAAAAACAATGTACGGTTTCTGGAAGCAGCAGAATCCGAAACCGTTTTCTTACAGCGAGCAGTATCGGAACAGTCAGTCTACGAACGATGCAATGAGCTGGTTTCGGATCGGTTGGTTGTCCGCAGCGCTTCCTTATACGAAATTGCGTGAGTTTCGCGTTGTAGATGTCGGTGCCGGGAATCTGCGGTTTACCGAAATCGGTAAACGCGTGTTCCGGGATTGCGTCCCATATGATGTGGAAGGAGAGCAATCCATCTCCACGGATGAGTTGTATCAGACGAATTGGGACATCGCGTGTTTGTTCGATGTGCTGGAGCATTTCCAGGACATCAACGATCTGTTCCGCATTCCGGCAACGTACTATTATCTGTCGTTTCCGGAGACGCCGGACGATGATACATTGGATATGATTGGCGGGCTGGCGAACTGGAAACACTATAAGCCGAATGAACACATCTGGTGCTTGAACCGCATGGGCATTTGTGAATGGCTGGAGGACAAGGGATACGCAGTGCTGCAGGCTGAGTATCCGGAAGATGTCATTCGGACACGGTGGTGTCCTGATGTTCCGAACATTGCATCTGTACTGGCACGTAAACAAGAGGTTTGATATGACGCAACAGACACAAGAGTGGGCCGTGCCTATGCGAAAGGAAGCGCTCGGTCCCGTGGGAAATCCGGATTCTCCTTGGTGGGGTGTCGCGGGCGCCGGACTCGGCGGTCTGGCAGGAGCTGCGATGACAAGGAGCTGGTGGGGTCCTGTTCTCGGTATTCTGGTCGGCTGGATGCTGGGAGGAAAAGCGCCGAAATGGTGGAATACCTGGTGGCAGGAAAACAACATTACTCCAAGAAATCCACGTACCGGTGAGACAATTCAGCCGCAGCAGCCGGACGTTAATCCGGAAGGTGTGAATCCGACTGTGGAAGGTGTGCGCAATCCAGACACAGCGCCGACTGCAGAGATGAGCACAGACCGGCAGCAATTGGAGGAAGAAGGCGTACAGGAACAACGGCGGCAGGCGCAGGAAGAAGCGCTTGATCAGCAACAAGTGCCGGAGGTCGTCTCTCCCGATCAATGGGAGCAACAGATGATCGAGGAAGCGGATATGAGTCGGATGAATCAGATTCTGGAACAGCAGGAACAAGCGCGTCAACAAGCCGCTCTGCAACCGCGCGTCGTACGGATGTCTGACGTTCCTCCGCAGTTCCGTCCCAATCAGCCAGCAGCAGCAGAGCCTGTGATTCCGTCCCAGCAGGCGGAACAGACGGCGTTTCAACGGTTTCGTGAACCAACGCCGCAGGAATTTCAGAATATGTATACGCCACAGGAAGTCGAAGCATTTACAGCACAGCAAGGTCCGCTGTATTTCAGCACGAATCCGCAGCGTGATATGTATCAGCAGAGTACAATGCAGCAGATGCGTGGAACATTGGCAGCGGAGCAGCGACGTAGTGATCAGGCGCAATATCAAAATAAACAGCAGATGCAGCAACCTGGTTTTATATGGAATCAGATGCAAGATGCTGCGCAAGCCGCTGATCAACAGAAGCCGTTGCCGCGTGCGTTTCAATCGTCTATGTTCTCACTGGAACAACTGCCATGGAATCAGACGCAACGTCGGATCGAAGATAGGAATACACAGCAGGATCTGATGTCGAACAGTCCTGCGGATGCTGTTCACAATCGAAATCGTAACTTGATAGGAGGACGATAAGATGGCAGAGAAACTGGAAGCCGTGGAAAACAAGCAACGTAAGCGCAATGAAGCCGCAAAGTATTATCCTGTGTTGATGGAGGTAAACGGTGAGCCTGTGTGGTTCATGTTTACACACAGTCAATTGAAAGTTGCGGCAGCTCGTGCAGATCGAAATCCTGAGGATATTCCGACTGTGACGGATTCACTGATCGGAAAACTGATTAATTGGTTTAAATAAAAAGGAAGTTGGTACTATGGAAGGAAACAAATTTTTGGAAGGGATTGACATCAAACCGCTCCAAAAATCAGCATCTGCGGTCGTAGATCAAACGATTCAGAAGGAGGCGAGTGCTGCAGAAGTCTGGACGACTTTGTGTAAGGTGGCGAATGACGGCGCACAGTCTGCAGTGGTGGAGTGGGCCAAGCAGAACCCGGAACTGGCTCCGATCGCACTCGGAAAACTGATGGGACATATCGCTTCCAATCAGTAATGTCGTTTCCGCCGATTATTTGTAACCGGCAATTCTCACGCCTATAGTAGTGTCAGACAGCAACTAATCTACATTACTATAGGCGTATATCATTATGACAGATGAAATCAAAGACGCGGTATCCGAACTCGTGGAGAAAGGGCTTAGCGGACAAAAGAAGAGTGTGGCTACCATCATAGTAAGTGTGATCAGTATTACGATGCTGTTGATGCTTACGATCAACACGTATTTCGTGAAAGCGTGGATGGAGCGCGTGGAGGTTCACGGTATCGACTCGCAAAAGCAGATGCAATCCATTGTACAGGATATCAAGTCCATTGAGCTGAAGCTGACAGTATTAAACAGCACGTTGGTGGATCGCACGGAAGTGCGTCGCATGATTCTGGAGCAGATCGTCCCACACATTCAGGAAGCAATTCGGGCGCACGAAAAGGAATTCCATCTGAAATAGAAATGACAGCGAGCACATAAAAAGGGGAAGAGCTTAACAGCCCTTCCCCTTTCTCGTTATTTTTCTGCCGCTTTTTCGTGATATCGATCCGCGATTACAGTAAGTCGATGTTCTTGTAACAGCTTTTCGAAGTTGCAGTAGATGTCTTCCGCGATCTCCTGAATCAGCGATTCCTCCTTCCGCAATAGCATACGAAGCATACAGCAGATATCTTCGGTCATGAATATCGTGCGAATCAACTCTTCCTTATCGCACTTAGGTGTGCGGAGTCTGATAATCTGTTGGCAGAGCTCCGCTGACTTATCTGCCGCCCATTGTTTGAATTCAGAAAAGTCATAGTGCTCAAATGCACGCTCGACCAGCTGCGTACGACGTTGTGCGCAGGATTCCTGTTCGGGTTGCTTTGCAGCCGGTTGTTCTACTTGATGCAGTTCTTTCATTATTTCATCCCTCCCATCATACTGCCGAGCAGGTTCTGAATGCCACCGGCACCTCCCATCTGTCCCAGCATCGGAGCAAGCTGAGACAGGATATTCTGCGGATTGCCGCCTGCTTTCAGGAATGTGCCCATCGTACCGATTGCAACGTCCGCCAGCTTGTCGATATCCGCATCGCCGCTTTTGGTGATCGCGTATTTCGGTTTTCCGTCAATTTTTGTAATTTCAATGATTGCACTTGCCATACTTTGATTCCTTTTGTTATAGGTGCAGTGGTTGGAAATTAAATGTGCCTTGGTTGGCAGCTTCTAATCGCGCAGCTCTCAATTCTTCTTGCAGTTTTTGGATTCGCTGTTCCGCATTCTGTGTGTCCTGTGTGACAGACGGTACGGCGGATCCGGAACTGACCGGAGGAATGGATGGCGTTGTCGTAGTTTCTGTCGTCGGTGCTGTCGGCGTATTGGATTCTGTTGTAGGGACTGATGTACCGGCGTCTTCTAAATCGGCGAATTTAGATTCCGGCTGACTCTGCTTTTCAGTTTCAGTTTCTTCCGTTGGTTCCGGTTGTGATTGTGTGTCCGATTGTTCCTGTGGTGCTGTAATCACAGTCGTAGTAGGTGATTCCCCGTATACGCGCTTGATTTCGCGGGAGATTCCCTCCATCAGGTCTGCCAGCTTGATTAAATCCAGATCCATGTTAAATCCCTTTGATCGTTCCGATTAATGTTTCCGGCGTTGTATTCAGCCGTTGTGCCAATCGCTCCGCCACTTCCCAGCGGCGAACTCCATAGATTTTCCAATAGTTGACTTGTTGCCGTGTGACACCGCATCGGAGCGCCATGTCGCGATCCGACTTCCCCAGTTTGGTTTGAAACAGCTCAAATCTGCTTTTCATAGCGATCCTTTCCTCCTTATTTCCGATATTAGCATCTGCAACACTACTTTTGCAAGCGAAAGCAAAACTACTTTTGCGATTTCAGAGCGATAGCGAAGATTTGTCTATGGTAGTGGATAGAGGGCAAGACGTTGCATTGACTGTCTTGCGTCACAATCACAAATCATAAACAATGAGGTACTTCATGATGGAAATGAGTGATCATCCTGTAACCAAGCAATATTTCGACTTTGCGGATCGGATGCCATACGGCGGGTATGGCGATGGCTTTGGCGGCGGCGCATGGTGGATCTTCGCGATTCTGGTGCTGTTCCTTTGGGGCGGAAACGGATTCGGCAATCGCAATGGTGTTGGCGCGACGGCGGCCGACCTGGGTGTCACCACTGCAGAAAATGCGGCGGAAACTCGCGCCGGTCTGAATTATCTGGGCCAATCGCAGGCGACTCAAAGCAATACGCTTGGTCAGATCAAGGACAACATGTCCGCAGGATTTGCCGGTGTCCAGCAGTCGCTGTGCCAAGGCTTCTCCGGTATCAACACCAATCTGCAGAATGGCTTCTACGGTCTGAACACTTCGATCCTGAACAGCAAGTTCGAGCTTGCGCAGGCGATCGACCGTTGTTGCTGCAACACGCAGCAGGGCATCGCCGCCTTGGGCGCTGCGATGGATCGCAACACCTGTGCGATCATCAACTCCGGTAAGGACAATACACAGGCGATCCTGAATGCGCTCTGCAATCATTGGCAGGAGCAGGCCACACGCAAGATCACCAATCTGGAGTGTGAGGTCCGGGAACAGCGCATCCTTGCTGCCATTGCGGCAAAAAACGCATAACGCCGTCGAGCAGTTCCTCTGGCGGCTCAGATGAATCCTCTTCTGCCGTTCCGAACACGGTTCAGACGGCAGGATTGTTTTCCGAAGTAGCTCCGCTGGTTGAGTCGGCCGCAACATCGGTCGAACAGCCCGCGAGTGGGAACACCGGAAAGAAAAAGGGAGCGCTGGCATCGGTGGTCACAGCGCTGGGAGTTGGTTCGGGACTACTAACATCCATGATTCCTGTATAGGACTACCGGGAGCATCTCACCTTCGGGTGGGATGCTTTTTTATTCTTTCGTAATATATCCACGGCGTGCACAAATCAATAACAGGCGAAGTCTGCTTTCTTCTGACAGATATGATAGCGCACGGGTGAACACGAAGTCCTTATCGTATTCCGTAGGGCGAAATCTCAATTTCGTACGTTTCGATAGTTGTTGAAATAATTTACGTACCAGTAGTTCTTCAGGAGATGTCCCATTGGTTTTTCGACGACCGGATGTTCTCATCAGTTGAATGCCGATACGTGGAGTGTTTTGTGGTTTGAAAACTCATTGGCACCGATGATTCGTTCTTCCGATTGAACAGGTCCGTATACGTTGCCGTCCCGTGTTGTATGGAACTGCTCTGTTGGTGGGTAGTACGTTGTGATCGTATGTGTTTGACAACCTGTTGTTGTCAGTAGAATAGCAACGACAAGAAGTATAATTTGTGCGGAGTTCATACAGGGATCACGTCTCCTATGTGAATTGAAAGTTGGTGTCGGTACTATTATATTGTCATAAGTTATCACGTTTACAACTGAAAGGAATAGGCATTATGGCGAACGAACAGAAACCGCATCAGTATCAACCGAAGCTGAATGCGGATGCATTGATCCTCGGCTATCTGGGCAAGAGCCCGGAACCTGTTGCCTTTGCGAAAGGATATCTGGCTGCACAGCCTAAGTAATGAGGTGACAGTTTATGGCACCACGAATTCAATACAACGACCAAGGTCTGATCTCGCAAGGTCCCGTTCGTCTGATGTATCCACGCCCTGTCACACCGCTGGAACAGGCGCGATTCCAGCAACGCACGGGTATGGAATATCCTGTGTTGAATTCGTGGGCTCAGCAGCAATTCGGCTATCCGCTCAGTCCTGCTGGTTCTACCGCAGCTCCTGTGTATCAAGGCGGATTGTTTCCGGCGCATCTGCAGAGTGCTTCGAATGCGTATCGACGATTGCAACAGACAAATGAGAGTTCTCCAGTGGCTTCTTACGGCACTAAACTGCACAGTGCGCTGGGTCTCTGGGGTCTTGCGCAAATGCCCTTACGCACCTGGGGACCAGCGGCAGCAAGAGCTACCGTGTCGGGGGCTCCGCTGGTGTCTGCAACGGCAAGGGCGTTGACTACTGCCGGTCCCGCCTCCCGCAGTTTTCAGTTTCTTCCGCGTGGTTTTGCTCCCGGCGTAGGAGCGCTTGGCGCTGGGTTGGTGCATGGCGCTGAATGGATGAAGACACCTCATCAGATTGCGGCAGAACAGCGGCAGCGGGAACAAGCCGTACGTAATTCGTTCCAAGGAAATACAACGGCAGCGCGGCTTGGACGGGTGTTGTACAATCTGGGGGATCAAGCTGACCGTGCATCGGATGCGGTTGGTACAGTAGGTGGTGCAGTCACTGGAAATCCATGGTTGTTTCTGCTGTCAAACGGATCTACATCTGCGATGGGCCGTTCCTATGCGGACGCACTGAGCAGTAAGGGGAATAATGAAGAACAGCGTATTCGGAATTCGATCTGGAATGCGATGCCGTGGTATGAGAAGCTGGGCGGTGGAAGCGTGTCTGAACAATTGGAGCCGGCAGCTTATGCATCGTATGTTAGCCGAGGTACGTTCAATCCGGAGCTGTATCGATCCTGGTATGCGGCGCAGCAATCCCGTGGACTGAACCGCAAAGAGATCATGAAAGCGCGTGAGGATCTGGTAAAACGGAATCCTCTCTATTTTGAATCCGGTATTTCCGATGCGGATCGGACGAGATCTGCGTCTGAATTGTATCAACAGGCAATGAAACGAGAACCAAAATAATTTGGAGAAAGGGTGCAAGTATGGCAGCGACATACGATCGGAGACGGCAGAACGAGTTGATTATGCGTTCGAAGAGCGCTTACCTGAGAAGGCATTACGGGGACAACATTCGCATTGTTGAAGACGCCAAGGAAACAAAAGAGGCGTTGAATCATGCGATCCTTCCCGTTCCTGGACATTTGGCCGCTGCCAATAAAGTGCCGCTTCCTGCGTTGCGTGCAGAGCGGACGACGCATGACAATACCGGCAATCTGGTATCGAAATCTGCTGGACGACGGTTCTCGATCGAGCGGTCCGGATTTGTTGATTACAGCGAACTGTTGGAATCGGATATCAGCGGGTTCAGCAAAAAAGCCGGGCTCTCTGCACAGGCAGCAGTTCCACCGACACAGAGCGCTGTGAATACAACTCCTGCCGTGTCGGTGTCAGATGAGGATGATATCTCGATTCTGGATGTATTGGAGGATTAATTGTGTTGCGCAAAACATCCAATGATATTCGGTGCCAACTCTGCGGTGCGCCCGCAGTAAAACGAATTTGTGAGATTCCGGTCTGCGCAAAGTGCGCGACGGAGAAAGAGGCTTATATTCGTCAGATGACGAAATTTGAGGAACCATAATGAACAATGCTGCTCGTCCATATTCGTTAGAGGGCGCGCCGAATCAATATGCACAGATGCTGGCGCAACCCCTGTGGGATAGCTATTCCAATAAGCTGTATCCTGTCACATTGCGTGACGCTATGATGTGGGCGATTTGGCTACGATCGAGACATGGTGACTTCACTGCTGCGATTTTGCGTGCGATCGCATATTTTCTGAACGGTGTGGATATCGTCGGAGATTTGGAGGATTCCGATAGTCGGGATCACTTCCAGACACAGCTGATGATGAAGCATAAAATTGAACAGAAGATTCTTGCGGTCGGACTGGACCTCCAATTCTATGGCAACAGTTTTTCAACGGCGATGCTTCCGATTACGCGGACATTGAAATGCCCGCGTTGCGGTACATTCCGATATCTGCGAAAGCTGCGTCGGGGACGGGACTATGATTTCAATAAAGGGGAGTTCACGACCGTTTGTCCCAGCTGTAAGTATAATGGGGTTCATCCATACGTTGATTATGTGGATCGTGCGTCCGCGCAGCCGTTGAATGTGATCAACTGGAACCCGCTTCACATCGATATCGACTTTTGTGCGCTGACCGATGCTGAGAAAATTACGTATACGCCATCGAAGGCGGATCGGGATTTCATCGACAATGTCGCGCAATCGGTTGCACTTGAAACACTGCCGAAGCTCCTGCTGGATGCTACGGTGAACGAGTCTGCGATTGAGTTTAACGGAGATTCCTGTCTGCATCTGGCTACGACATCGGATGCGATGAACAAACAAACGATGAAAGGGTGGGGACTGCCCCGATTTCTGACCTCATTCAAATACATCATTCAGTTGATGCTGTTGGAGCGTCAGACGGAAGCAGTCGTCAAAGATTTTATGCTACCGATCCGTCTGCTGTTCCCGGATCCCGCGACAACGGCAAGAGGCTCGGACCTGACATCTGGAGCTGTTCATAACATCAATTTAGGATATTTGCGGTCTGTGATCGACCGATCCTTACGTTCGCAGGCACTACACCAGTCCAGTTGGCAGATGATTCCGACAGCCGTACAGCAGCTGACACTGGGTGGCGACGGTAAAGCGATTGTTCCTGTTGACATGTTGCAGTATACCAAGGAACAGTTGTTGGATACGCTCTGTGTTCCTGTCGAGTTCTACAAATCTTCTCTGCTGAGCAATCAGGCGCTTCCGATGTCGCTGCGGACATTTGAACAGAGCTGGTCGCGGGAGATCGAGCCGCTGGACGATTATTTGAATTGGTATTTAACGAAATGTCAACAGCTGCTGGGATGGCCTCACTTGGAGGGAGCACTGATGCGTCAGAGCGTTGTATTTGATCCTGCCCGCATTAGCGCGATGACAGAGCTGTACCAGAATAAGCGGTTGACAGAAGCGACATATATGCGGGCAATGCGGATCGATCCGAAGATGGAAGCACGTTTGCGGGTGGAAGAAGCCGTTGCAATGGCGAAAGAGCAGCAGGAGATCAGCAACCGTCTGCAAAAAGCCGGATTCCTGGATGCTATGATGAACATGCCCAATCAACAGGCAATGGATCAGGCGGCAATGAATGCGCAGGGAGGTGATCCTGCTGCGCAGGGAGGCGCTTCCGCAGGGATGGAAGCAGCTCCTCCAGGTGGTGCCCAGCCAATGGGTGGCGTACCGGTTGCATCGCCGATGACAGGTGATCCGATTACCGATATCCAGAATTTAATGTCGGTGAAAGCGCCTCAGGGGATTTCGATGGAACAGGTACAGGCAGACGCGCAGGTCGTTGCGCAGATTTTGATGAAAACTCCGGTCGGTGCACCTCGACAGCAGATCTATACGATGGTGAAGCAGCTGAATCCGACACTGTATGATGTTGCGAAGTCCGCATTGGAGCGTTTTGACAATCAAGCCAGACAGCAGGGTTTGGAAATGGCAAGACAACAGGGGTGATGGTATGGAATGGAATAAAACTGCGACATTGTCCAAACAGGCATACGCCGGCACGATTTCCGGATACAACTGGCCTGAACGTCATACAACCGATGGTGTGGAACACGGTGAGGATAAAACCAACGAAGCATTGATCGTGGGAAACAAGCCGACTGCCACATATACTGGAAGCACGGTTCCAGGTGTAGCTGGCACACCATTGACAAGTCCTCCGAAGAAACCGGACTCCGGAACGGAAGCTCCGGTCAGCGTATTTGTCGGTGTCGCGCCTGAAGACATTCTGACGAAAAAAGCAGCAGCAAAGGTGAAGCCTCCTAAGTTGCCGAAAGCGCCGGAAATTCCTACGGTGAAACCAGACGACAATTGGGTGAAGGATGCATTGAACCGACCTGCCACCGGGAGTAACGATCCGCTGGTTCCTGCATTTACGATGGCGAAATATCGAGGAGCGGGTTCCGGCTTTCTGAATAAACTTCCGTTGGATCGGTTCGACAATGCGATTCGTACAATTACGGTGAATCCGTTGGGTAAGGCACTGTTGACGGGCGGTGCGCTCGGTCTTGGCGCATACGCTGCAGCACCTGCGTTGATGCGTATGTACGGTGCTACGACCGGACAGCCGGTGGCGGATGAGTATGGTAATCCAATGCCAATGCATCCGAAAGATCGTTTGATGTTTGCGGCTGCACTTGGGTTGTTGGGAGCTGGTGGCAGCGCAGCATTGTCATGGGACAAAAATCGACCGTTCGGCGGACTGCTGCGATATCAGCCGAAACAGATACGCCCGATGCTGCGCAAAACAGAATCGGCGTTGTCTCGCAGTGATGTGATTCCGATGAGTATGGCGAAAGAAGGAATTCTAACCAATCAGAATCTATCGCTGGAAATGAAGGCCAGCGCTTTGGGTTTGCTGAACGCAATACCGGCGACCGGGAATCAACCGATCTCCGGTGCGGATATCGTCGGTGCGGCGGTGTCGACAGGAGCGTCTGCTGCGGCAGGAGCTGCGGTCGGTTTTCTGACTGCAGCGGCACTGGGACTTCCCAGCCCGACAAAAGCGGCAGCGATTACCGGAATCGGAAATGCATTGTTACATAATTTGTGAGGGATGACAAATGACATATCGAGAAAAATTAGATTCGATTCGGATGCGGAAGGTCGCGGCTGTTGGAGACACGATAAAACCAGTCGTTAACACAGTGCGAGAAGGAGTTATCGGCGGTGTGAACCTGATGCACGTGCTCGCCCCGATGTTGGGAATCGGCGCAGGATATGGGCTGTCACGCATGACCAGTCCGGAACATATCACGGAAAATGCGGACAAAGAGTTGTACTCCAGTGCGCTGTCGACAGAGATCGCGTCGCTGCAGAGGCAGCTGGATTCAATGAAACAGGAAGAACAGCAGTCTGTAACCAGACCTAAACACGATCAGTTCGTATGAGTCCTCTAGATATTTCATTAAGGCCCATCCCATCCGCTGCGCTGGACCGCATGTACCGGCAAGGACGGCTTGGCGAGACGCATGAGGGTCGTCCGTTCCTGAGTGATGCGGAATTAGCAGTGCCGGAAGACGTTCGTACCGTGATGGCAGGACGCTGTGAGTGCTTTGATCTGTCGAACGCGGATGATCGGATCAAGTATGGAGATCTGCGTGCGCAGATTGCAGCGGGTACAAGAATTCAGTTGGTGTGGGAAGAGCGCATGAAGCTGGATGCCGGACAACTGCTGGTATACATTACGTATTTGGATTTGGCAGACGTAACAAAAACGACAAACATTGAGGGATAGCATGCAAAAGAAAGCAGAATTCAAGCCGGCATGGCATCAGTTGCAGCTGTTGAATCCGGCATTGACATTGGTGGGATCGGACCGTGCGGCGGTCGGACTTCCGCAATTGGCGGACAATCCGCGTACAAATCTGATGCTGTGGAATAGCCTCGGATCTCTGGCTGCCGGATTGACGCTTGGTGGGCTGATCAAAAGTATTACCGGCGCGGATCAGGCGAATTGGTGGCGGAAACATAGAAATGCGGCAGAGGCGGACAAGGTCAATGCGATTCAGCCATTGTCGCATCCGGATACGGATCTGACAGATACGGAGCAGCGTGAAAAACGGCGTGTGCGGGAATTGCAGAAACAGAGCAATTCGCCCGTGCAGGAGCCGCCGGAGCGCGGACCGAACATTTTGCAGCGGTATTTGACGAATGTTACACGATCTGCGCTGCCGCTTGCTGCCGGTGGCCTTGGACTGTGGTTTGGAACACAGGCCGTGTCCAATCAGTTGCAGGAGTCCAGGGAAGAGGAATTGGATCGGGAGATTGCAGCCAAACGCAATCAACTGGATTCGTTGCATCGCCAGATTCTGGATATGCGGTTACGTGGAAGGAATGTAAAAACGGCAGTACCGAAACAAGCATCTTCATTGGCGGATGACATAACTGCGGCAGTTACGGCTCCTGTCCGTGTTCTGACGGATGATGCCAGTACGGCGTACCATGGTATCAAAGGGGAGCTTCGCGACATCAAAGAATCGTTGTTTGGTCGCTCTCCGAGGAGTGGGACAGATGCCAGCCGGGGTGCAATCGGGACACTCGCAGATATTCCGTCACTGAGTGCCGGTGCGCTCGCGCTGCTTGGCGCATATACAACATATCAGTTTGCAAAGCGTCGGGATGAGAATCGGGCAAAGTTGAAGCAGATGCAGTCCCTGGCTGCGACGAACATGACGCATATGGTGCCGCGCCTTCAGTTAGAGCTGGATGCGGACAACAATGTGAAAGTGAGCGGAAACTAGTCCAGCGACTGACAACAATCGAGCTATTCGCTTATTTAGCGTGTTATTTCAAAAATAACGCGCTTTTTGTGTTGACAAAAAACAGGTCGTATGCTATGTTACCCAGCAGGTTTGCTGGCCAATTCACCTTTAACAAAGGACAGTACACATGGGTACACCTGCTGCTTTCGATCCTGCTGATTTGGGAACTCCGCTGAACTCCGCTCCTACCCTGACTAATTTTGCACAGACACGTTACAACATGCTTGCGCAACGACCTGCGCGAACATCGACAAAACTGCCTTATATGACATATGAACAGATCGCATCGGATCAGGACGTATACGATCCGACCGACTTCAAGACGGTCGGTGAACGTATTCGGGACAATGTAAGGCAGGCTGTGCTGAGCCGATTTCCGCTGTCGAATGATCAGTATACGCTTCGTATTGAAAATTTGGCGTATGAAAAACCAAAACGTCAGCATTTGCGGGATGAAAAAGAGGCGATTCTGAACAATGCATCGCTCGGTGACCGTTTGCGCGGTGATTGGGTACTGATTGACAATGCGACGGGAAAGGAATTGCAGCGTAAAACGGCAACGTTGATGAACGTTCCTCGTATGACTGAACGAGGAACGTTTATTCGTAATGGATCGGAATTGGCATTGAAGCACATGTTTCGACTCCGTCCGGGTGTGTATGCGAGAATCAAAGACAACGGCATCATCGCAGCACACATTAATCCTGCGCAGACAACGGGAAGGCAGATGTCGATGGAGCTTGATCCGGAAACCGGTGTGCTGTATATGACACGCGGTACACGTATGTATGGCGTACTTCCGATGCTGCGTGCAGCGGGTATGTCAGAAGATGCGATCCGAACCGCGTGGGGAGACGAGTTGTATCAGATGAATCTGAGTAAGTACGACAGACTGATGGATGAGTCTGCCGGAAACAAGAGAGCTGTTACAACGATGAATGAGTATCGGGATCTCTGGAACAACGAAATCAGTAAAACATTGCTGGATCCGGAGACAACAAAGAGTACACTGGGTGTGGCCTATGACCGTATTACACCGGATACGCTGCTGCAGACGAGTAAAAAGATCCTGAAGATCGCAAGAGAGGCGGATACGCTGGATCTGGACGACCGTGATGGTTTGCAGTTCCAGAAAGTATTGGGACCGGCGGATTATATTGCGGAGCGTATTGTACGGGATGGTGGGGGTGTTCTTCGAACACTGTTCAATCGTATTTCGCGGAAAGGGACTTTGGATGATGTAGAGCCTGGCGAGTTTCAGCCGCACATAGATTCTGTATTCATGGAAGGGAAGCATGCCGGTTATATCGAAGGCAGTTCTCCGATGGAATCTCTCGACTTTAATACCGGCGTATCTCGATTGGGTGAAGGGGGGATCGGAGACACACGAGCTGCACCGGCGGAGAGTCGTGGCGTTCAGGACAGTTTTGCCGGATTTATCGATCCGATTCGCTGTTTTGCTGTAGGGCATACCGTTTTAATTCGGGAACCTGACGGTGTAGAGCGCTGGAAACCGTTGGAAACCGTTACGATGGATGATCTCGTCGGCTGCTGGATCGATGACGTACTGCAATTCCGAAAGCCGCTGGAGATCCATCAGTATCCGTATGACGGAGAACTGATCCTGTTTGACAACGGGACATCTGCCTGCTTTGTAACACCGAATCACCGGATGCATGTCATTTATGCGTCAGAGATGGATCGCGGACTGCTGGATCTGGCGACCGAAATCGGCACGGACGATCAAGGTATTGTATCACACTTCGTTGTGCGTGCAGACGAGCTGCTGGATAGCAAGACAGTTGCGCTCGCATCATTGACAGTAGATAATACGCTGACTGCATCGTTGTTTCACCAAAGTGAAATTCAACGCGTTCCCTACAATGGGTTCGTGTACTGTCTGTCAGTCCCCGGCGAGCGGTTGTTCGTCAAGTACCAAGAATCATCTAATATTCTTTCTATGAATAGTCCGGAAAGTCTTAAAGTCGGACTTGATGTGTATCTGACGCACGGCGCGTTGAAGGACAGCAAAGGGAATCTCTATACGCGGATGCGTACACAGGACGGATCTGTCAATTACGTCGATATGACGACCGCCGCAAATGCGATCGTTGCAACGCCTGAATTTTACGATCCGAAAGCAGATCCGAACGAACGGATTCCTGCGTTTTTCCATGGAAAGGGCATTGAGTACGTTCCAAGAAAAGACGTTGACTTCTATCTGGCATCATCTAACAATATGATGAGCACTGGTGCCGGGATGATTCCGTTAATTGGCGGCATTCGAAGCAATCGCACGTTAATGGGGTGTCTGCATCCAGATACGCTTCTTTGTATCTACAGAAACAATGAACGGTTGCATGTATACGCCAAAGAATATCTGACACAATTGAAAGCAGGCGACATGGTACTGTCGCTGGACGCGCAGATGAATCCCTGCTTCAGGCCGGTCAGACAGGTGTTGGCCGTGCATCAGGATTTGGACGTATATGAAGTCAAGACAACAACAGGTAAAACGGTCGTTGTGAATGGAACTCATAAGTGGTTGACGTTCACAAACAAGAATGGTCACTGTAAGTTGCTGACCACAGCAGATCTGCGTAAGGATACGTACATACCTACAGATGGTGGATGGGAGCGCATTGTCAGCGTTACACCGGCAGGGACAGCGGAGTATCTCGTGGATCTTGATGTAGACGACAATGTGTATATGTTGGCGAATGGTGTGTTTACACACAATTCCAAGTATCCGCTTCAGGCGCTTCCGTTGAAGCATCGCCAAGCTCCTGGCGTACAGCGGTTGTTAACACTTCCGGATGGTACACAGACAACGACGGAGCGCTACATCGGCAAATACCTGGGGGCGAAATTCGCCCCGGTAAACGGTACGATTCTCAGCGTAGAGCCTGACAGCATCGTGATGCGGGGAACGGATGGAAAGAAGTACGAAATCGATCTGTATCACAATTTTCCCGCAAATCAGAAAGGTTATATCACGAATCATCCTGTCGTACAACCCGGGCAGAAGGTGAAAGCCAACGAAATCCTCGCGCCGTCGAACTATACGGATGAGAACGGTGTAGCAGCACTCGGTACGAATCTGCGTGTCGCGTTTCGGAATGGCAGGAATGCCGGTACGTTCGAAGATGCGATTCGTATCTCAGATGAAGCGGCAGAGCTTCTCGGATCAGAGCAGATGTATAAAACGCGGGGTGACGTGACACCTGATATTGAATACGGAAAGCAGAAATACCTGTCGCTGTTCCGCAGCAATGAGTTTACACGTGAGCAGCTGGATCAGCTGGGAGACGATGGTGTTGTGAAAGTCGGTACCGTATTGAAGAAAGGCGATCCTATTATGATGGGTGTACAGCACAAAGATCAATCTACCCGTGGGATCGCACGCAATGCGGCGACTCCGTACCTGTCCGTCTGGGAACATGACTATCCGGGAACTGTGATGGATGTCGCGCGCGGTCGTAAGCATCTGACGGTATATACACAGGCGTATACCCCGATGCAGGTCGGAGATAAGATGTGCTATGACGAGGAGACTCAGATTTTTACCGACAGAGGTTGGTTGTATTTCAAGGATCTTCGAGGGGATGATCGTGTTCTGACGTTGAATCCACAGTCTGGAGAGTCGTATCTGATTAACTTTGTCCGTGCGTATCAATACGCATATAAGGGAAAAATGTACTCTCTGCAGACGCCAGACCTGGATATCCTTGTAACACCGAACCATCGACATCTGGTTGCGCGGAACTGCGATTGCACGTATATGCGGTTGATGTTCTCGACCGAGATTTTCGGAAAGTGTGTATATCATTTGACGAATGTCCGCGTAGAGGATGAGAACAGCTATAAATGCTCGAAGGTCGAAGGTGCTGTAGAAGAATGGGTGGATTATGACGGTATGATCTATTGTGTCGAAGTACCGTATACCCATACCGTATTTGTTCGCAGAAACGGTAAGACGGTGTGGAGCGGAAACAGCTCCCGGTATGGATCGAAAGGAACGGTAAGTTGTTACGATGAAGACACGACGGTCTTTACGAACCAGGGATTCAAGCCGTTCAGTCAGCTTCGAGTTGAGGATCAGGTCGCGGTGTTGGATCCGGTGTCAAATACCTTCCAGTTTGAACATCCAAGTGCTATTCATTCCGGGCCATATAAAGGCCTGATGTACGGATATCGGGATCGTAATCTGGACTGGCTTGTGACGCCGACGCATGATATGTGGTGTAAACGTGCACATCGGAATCACAAAGGGGACACTACGTATCAGGAATTCGGACGGGTCAATGTACAGACGGTGCAGGGATACGCATGGTTGCACCCGGTAGCGGCTCCGCATCGTGATCTTGCGCATCAGACAGCGCGCGCTAAAGAATTATTGGATACGATTCGGCGGGATCCGGTCACAGAAGTACGTAGCGTTGCTGAGGCACGACAGCGCGCTTGCATTCGATATGGATTGCACGCGATCATTGAACAGGAACAGCAGTATTCCCGTACGCTGTTTCGACTCCGTGTTTCGGATTGTCGTACCGCGCAGTCAAAGCAGCGTGCAAGGGAGGATGGATACTATACAAAAGAATATGACGGATTTGTCTACTGCTGTACCGTATCGACCGGGATTCTGCTGGTTGCCCGGAACGGAAAACCGATGTGGTGCGGGAACTCAATCGTTCCGAAAGAGGAAATGCTGCGCGACTCGCAGGGTCGTCCAGTTCATATTGAACTCAGCCCTCTGGGAACAACAAGCCGGCTGAATACCGCGTTACTGGCAGATGCCAATCTGGGAAAGATCGCGGAGAAAACAGGAAAACCGGTAATCCTTCCGGATTTTTTAACCGACGATACAATTCCGGATTTTGTAGAGAAGGAACTGAAGAAGCACGGCTTGACCGAGAGTGAGGATTTGTTCGATCCTGTATCCGGTAAAACGGTGAGAGACGTAGCTACCGGTATCGTATTTCACTATAAGCTCAAACACATGTCGGAATCGAAACAGGGTGCGCGGTCGACCGGGGAATATACGGCGGAAGACCTTCCGATGAAGGGCGGTAAGACAGGCGCTCGTCGACTTGGTAATATGGAGGTTTCCGCGCTGGCTGCACACGGCGCAGATCAGGTACTGCGGGATGCCAAGCTGATCCGGGGACAGCGAAATGATGAATTCTGGCGCTCTTTCCGAGACGGGATGACACCGACACCGCCGTCCTCACCGCTTGTCAACCAGAAATTCTTTGCGCATTTACGCGCTGCGGGCATTTCACTGGAAGAATACCCGGATCGGGTTCACATGTACGGCGCAACGGATCAGGACATTAAGAAGCTGACAGGACAGCGTCGTGTTTCGTTCGCCAATACATTCGACTCCAAGCATCTGCAACCGGTTCCAGGAGGTCTGTTTGATCCTGCAATCTTCGGAGCGGATGGGGAGCAGTGGGGTTATTATGAACTTCCGGAACCTGTCTTGAATCCGATGATGTTCAAAGCAACGGCAAACGCGTTGGGCTGGAAAGATAAGGAACTGGAGGGTGTGCTGAAAGGCGAGCGCCAGATCAACGGAAAAGTCGGTATTGACGGTCTGCGGGACGCGCTCGAACATCTGGATATCGACAAAGAGCTTCACCTGGCAAAACAAACACTGCGCGCACCCCGAGTACCGTTGTCGAAACGGGATCAGGCGCGAAAGAAGATCCGCGCGTTACAGCCGATGGCAGACGCCGGTGTGAAGCCGACCGATTTCCTGCTGACGCGGATTCCAATCCTGCCGCCACGGTATCGGCCTGTTTCTAAAATGGCGAACGACGTCAATATCGCGGCAGATGTCAATTTTCTGTATAAACGAATGATTGACGCGGCAGAAGATCTGAAAGAAGCGAAGAGTGTACTTCCGGAAGAAGCTCAGATGGATGCGCGTACTTCTCTGTATCAGGCACTGGAGGCGGTCACAGGTCTCGGCGAGACGGATGATCCGAAACTGCAGGCGAAGAACGTATCCGGTGTACTGAAGTGGGCGTTCGGAAAAGGAAGTCCGAAGTTGTCCGCTGCACATCGAAAGTTGTTCGGTGTTGCGGTGGACCTGGGAGGACGCGGTGTCGTTGTTCCGGATAATAGCCTGACCATCGATGAAGTGGGATTGCCGGAAGAAACCGCCTGGAAGATGTTCGAACCGTTTGTACTGCGTAAGCTGCGGCAACGGGGGTATCGGATGTTGGATGCGCTGCGGTACACGACAGATCGGACACCGGAAGCTAGAAAACTGCTGGAAGAAGCGATGGCAGAGCGTCCGATTCTGGTAAACCGGGCACCGACGCTGTGGAAGTATGGCATTATGGGATTTTTCCCAAAGTTGCGCGGGAAACCAGGAGAACGTAATACCATCTTCACAAATCCCAATATTGCCAAACCCTTTGGGTTAGATCACGACGGCGATAGTGTTAAGAATTTGACTACGATTGGGATCAACCTCAATACCCTAAAACAATATTTTGAAAAATCTCGAAATAGACCCTTGAATTCTTTCGAATCTGTTATATATTGGATGGTAGAGCAGCTGCAGCAAGAACCATCTAATGCAATGAATGAAAGGGTTGATACAATGTTTGATGGCACTACAAAATTGACAACAGCGTGGTGTTCTATGGCTTTAGAGAACTTGCCCACTGTAGAAGGCTCGGCAGTTCAAAAGTCAGATAATGTGATCGAGTGGGATGTACCAGAAGGTTATTATGCGAGTACACTCGATCCCATCACGCACGAGCAGAAGGCAATGCCTATTACAAAAGTTTCAAAACACATGAATTTGCGTATGTATCACGTGACGCATTCTGTTGGGGGCAGCTATAAACGCGTTATCAATGCGTCCGAAGATCATAGTTTGATCACATATAACACGATGACTGGTCAGTTGGAAAAAACAACTCCTGAAGCATCTGTCGGGAGAATGATCCCTCATATAGTACCAGATGACGGGAACAGACCAGAACTTTGTTGTAAGTACATTGATCTTGGTAGTCAGGTGCCATTGAGCTATCAACTCGGTATCGTATTAGGCGCTATTCTGGGTGACGGTTGGGTCGACGCGAATGACGTGGTACGTATCGCTGCAAATGATGAATCCATCAGAAAAAAGCTGTTGGAGTTATGTGCTGTGGGCAAAACATTACCTGTACTGCGAGATGCGGAATCTTTCTCATACGAGGCAGTACAAGCATTCAGTGATGCAGATAAGTGGCGTATTACCGTTTATATGGGTAAAGAAAAGGCCCGTGTCTTACGGAATTGGATTGGATCTGGTGCGTCAAATAAAATGATTCCGTGGCCGTGTCTCGCAGCAAGCAAAGCCCATATGATTGGATTGTTGGTCGGATTGTTGTCGACTGACGGTTCTATTGGTTATAGCTTTGCACGCAGTAAGACAGCAGCGCAGAAAACAGTTTCGTATAACACCACGAGTCCATATCTTCGTGACGGCATTCAACAGCTTGCAACACGGTTAGGTATTCGGACATCAATACATCCGTACAGAGGTCCGCACTCTACAACAGACTGTTATCTGATTTCGTTCTCGATCGGTGATATTACAAGGTTATATCAGCAGAATAAGCTGTTCCGGCTGATTCATAAAGAATCGCAGGAACGTTTGGAGTGGATTGTCCGCGATGTGTCAAATGCGACACAACCAGACACATTCGATATCGTACCGTATCCGCATTATTTGGTGTGTGAACTAACGTATGCGGGTGCTACCAGAATTACAGGCAATGCATCTGACAATACGCGTATGAAAAAAGTTGGTTATATGAATCGTACATATGCGTTACGGATGGCTGAACGTTTACGGAGCGCTAATTGGGACGATTACAGTGATCCTGTAGCATTGAAGAAAACAGATCGCACTGGACATACGCCACAGCAAGCAAAACAGCTGGCAATGGCATGGTGTGAGCTGGTAGAAAACACTGCTATTACATGGTCGCACGTGGATTCTGTAGAGTTTTATGGAACTGACGACGCATGGGATCTGACTGTTCCGGGTCCGTATACGTTCGCACTGAGTGACGGTACGATTGTACAGGACACAATGAATTTACACACCCCGGTATCAAAGCAAGCGGTGCAGAATGTGATTCAAAAAATGCTGCCGTCCCGGAATCTTCTGTCGCCGAAAAACATGAAGGCGCACTATCTTCCGCAGGCGGAGTTCCTGCAAGGCTTGTATCTGGGAACGCGCAGCAGACCGGATCAGAAACCGGTGCGGTTTCGATCTGCCGCTGAGATGCTGAAAGCATTGCGACGCGGTGAGATCGAGTACGACACGCCAGTTGAAATATTGGATTAATCCGGCAGTATCATGTATAATAACTTCTGTATCGTAGAGAAAACGTACAGGAGTTATTATTAAAATGCCGTTATATCCAAATCAAAATCAAAATCAAAATCAAAATATGCGGCAAGCAACAGGTAGATCGACATCGCCGCCGTCTAAACCTAACAACGACAGTAAAAGGGTATCGAAACCGCATCCGGTATCACAGTTTAATACGTTTTTACAGAATAATTGGGTAGATCCTGCAAAGCAGCAAGCACGTAAGCAGCTAGCGCAAACAGGCGCAGATTATGGATATCAAAGAGCTGATGGTGTTGTAATGCCCGTCGCGAAACGTCATCCACTGTCTTCTAATTATAGAAGGATGGTGGACGCAATAGCTCCCACGTTCCAGGCTGGCGCCGGTAGTGGTAGTGGTAGTGGTAGTGGTATTGCCACCGTTTCAGTTGATATACCGACAGCATTGAATAGTCTTGTCGGTAAACCTACACACTATAATGATCGAGTAAATGAGGTTAGACGTAACTGGGCGAACAAATTATTACAGAAACCTAAGACGTTTACGCCCGATATCGCTGCAATGGAAGCCTTGAAAACCGGACCTAACAGGAATAAGATATCCCCGATTCTTGTGTCACTCAGACCATACGAACGTGAGAGAAAAATTTCTGTGGGATCAATGCTGGCTGTCAGCAACGATAATCCAGCTGAAACTAATGCGATAGTTGCAGACTTTGTGCCTAATTATCCAACAGATATAGCTGTACTGAAGAGACATGGTTTAATCAAGACACCAGCAGAAGGGAAGCAAACTATTATTCTGAACAAAAATCCGAAGACTGAACGACGACGGCGGTTCGGTGATCTGGAAGATCTTATGACTTTCGGATATTTGGATGCAACAAATAGAAATCACGGTTTGACTTTTGCGCAAACTCCTGAGGATGATCTGGCCCAAAGCATCGAGCATGAGGTTCTCAGTCATGCAGCAGATACTAAGTCATCACAGCAATTGTATGAGTTGCATGAATCTAATGATGCATTAGATGACAAGCACGGTAAACGGGTTGATAATCAGTCGTATGTTGATTATTTATCGATGTTTCCGGAGCTGGCAAGAAAGTATCCTGTATCAGAATATACACGTAGATTTACAGAGTTTAAGGGTGCACAGTCTACGTTTCAACGCGAAGCTACTGCGTTGATTACCAAAGCAAAGGATACACCAAACGAGCTTTCAGATTATCCTCCAGAGTTGATAGAACAAATGCGGTCGTTACCAAGCACGGTCAACTCACCTGCTGATTTCGATAAACAATTGAAGTTTTTTCAATCTAATCCGCAATTGCTGGGGGAGGGAAACCGCTTTATCTCCAGTATGTTTGAGTTGACGAGTCAATTGAGTGCGGTTGTTTCGTATTTGAAAAAGGAAGAAGCAAAAGGAGAAGGCGCGGATCAGGAAAAGATAAAAGCATTAAAAATAATGAAACAAATGCTAGAGGAACGCTTGCTGGAAACGGGGAACGGTGCAGCGTTTTTAGCAAGTTCTAATGCGTATCAAAATTCTGCTGTAGCAAAGACAGCATCCAACAATAACAAAAAGGATACTAATATGTTAACAAAAGCTGCGAGTGCCGTGTATCGCGAAAAGCTCGCGAAGAATGCTCCAATGACCGACGCCGTTGTTGGAAACGCAAAGAAGCGTAAGCAACAGAATCGGTCGATGAACGGTTTCCTGAAACAGAAGGACAAAGAGCAATCTGATCAAACAAAAGCGCTGAACAAAAGCGCTGCTGCTGAATTTGATCCGGACAACCTGAGTGGTTCTAATTATGACGCGTTCAGAAAAGCGTGGGCTGTTATTAAGGGTCTTGGAAAAGGTGCGCTCTATGGCGGACTTGCAGGTGGCGGAGTCGGTCTCGTGGCAGATTCAGTTCTGGCCGGCAAAGATCAGCGGAACGCTAAAATTTCAATTCTGACTCCAGGCGGTGCGGTGCTTGGTGCACTCGCCGGGATTCCTATTGGAATTTCGAGTGGATTGAAAAACGAGCGTATGGAACGTGAGAAAGAACGGCGGTCCGCGTATCAGCAAGCGCTGATGGACAAACTGCTGCGAGACGCGGTCGATCCTGCTGCAGGTGCAGCAATGTTGGCTGCTACAAAAGAATAATTGATTTGCACAGCAGAGCGCTCCGTTGTACGTTAATGGTGAAGAGATGTACAACGGAGCTTTTTTATGCCTGCATTTGTAAAAGGAAAACAAGGTGAGAAAGTATGGAGTGAGGCGAAGGCTTCTGTCCATCAATCACATCCTGACTTGTCGGAAGACGACGAGCAGTTCTGGAAAATTGTAACGACGATTTATAAAAAGCGCCGTCCGCAGGATATCAAGAAAAAAGCCAGCACGTTGGATGCAGAGATCAATCGTGCGTTGGATCGTTTGCCACCGAGTGCCCGTGTTGCGGTGCTGGGAGCGCCACTTGCTGCGGCTGGCGCGCTTGGTCTGTACAGTAGCTATAAGAATGCAGCATATATGAAACACCTCGAAGATATGCGAAAGCAGTCAGGTATTACAGAAAAAACGCCGTTGCTTACAAAAGCGGTAGACGCGACCGGTCAGGGGTTGACGAACTCTTATGAGGATGACTTTAAACGCGCATTTCCTGTGCTGTATCCAGACTCAACTGCGAAGAATCTATATGAAGCTGCACATCAATACGGACATTCACGCGACAAGACGCTGTCGCCGCTGTCTCGTATTTTATTGAGCGCTTCTCCATATATCGCTGCCGCCGGTTCTGGATTATTGGCGAAAAAGCTGACGAATAGCCAGTACAGCGGTGCGCTGACAGGCGCAGGTGTTGGTGGATTGGTTGGATTGTTCGCGAATCATAAGTTGTATGAGGACGAGCGGGACGCAGCGAGGTTGGGTGCACACTATATCGCAAAATCCCGTGCGTCTGATGTGGAGAAAAAACGAGCGCTTCGTATGCTGCAGGATAATCAGCGCAATATTCTACGTGGTCGGTGGCTGGACATCGCATTGCCGTTGACTGGTGCGTTGGGTACAGTAGGTATGACATACCTGATCGATAAATATCGTCCTCAATTGAAAGCGCTCGCATCACGTTGGATTCCGCAAACAAAGCGTTGACGTTTATTTTCAAATTTGATATATTAAAATCATAAAAACTAACCAGAGGCTACTATGTCCGTTCTTGATCGCGCTCGTGCCATTCGGCTGGCGGCACAACAATTTCACGGGCTGGCGAAGCAGGCATTTGTGCCGTTTACGCCAGCGGCACAGGAAGCAGCAATGAATCCGCAAATGGCGGGAGCACCGATGCCTGCGGCGGGTGGTATGCCAATGGGTCCCGCAGATCCAGGTGCTGCTGCTGGCGGTGGTGGTATGCCTCCTATGCCTACGGATATGTCCGGCGGCGCACCAATGCCACAGGGCGGTATGCCGCAGGGGAACGGCGGTATGCAGATCCAGATGGTTCCGGGACCGAACGGAGAGCCGATTGACGCGGAAACCGGTATGATCGTGTTGGATCCGCAACAAGGTATCGAAGTCGATCCGAACACTGGCATCAGTCTAAATCGATCGACGGGTGAGTTCGTCGGTCCTGATGGACAGCCGCTTCCTCCGGAACAGGCGATGCAGCTGATTGCGCAAGCAGCACAGCCTGCCGCACCGGTAGCGGGTGGCATGCCTCAAGGTGGTGGTAGTATGCCACCTATGGATATGATGAATGCTGGTCAATCTGTGATGCAGCAGACGCCCATGCCGGACGCTGCGGGTGGCGCGGTTCCGATGCAACAGATGGCGGCTGATGATCCTATGGCAAATCCTGCGGACATGCTCGGTGCTCCTATTGCGGCAGGTGCGCAGCCTCCGATGCCTGCAGGACAGGTGGATCCGGCGCTCGGCATGATGGTAGATCCGAATACCGGTATGCCGATTGATCCTGCAACCGGCAATCTGATCGATCCGACAACCGGTCAAATGGTAAGTCCCGCGACAGGTCAGCCGGCAGCGCCGGTTTCGACGGCAGAAGGACAAGACAGCGAAGCCAATGATGAATTGGCAGAACTGCTGAAAGACACGGATCGCGCATTGGAGACGCAGGATAAGAACATGCATCGCGTGACCCAGGAGGTTGCAGGTATGCGGGCCGATATTCAAGGTTTGCGCAGACAGATTCAACAGGAGTCGGATGATAAGGAAACCCTGCTGGCTCGTATTGATAACCTGGTGAATATTGCAGAGACCGTGTTGAACGGCAGACCTGGTGTTCAGCCGATTGCGGTGGATCCAGCCTCTGCGAAGTAGGAGGGTACTATGATGTTTTTGCAGAAGCAGTCGGCAGATGAGGAGACGCCAAATCAACAGCGTGCGCATCAGGTTGCGACAGCGTCTCCGGCAACCGGCAAGCAATCTTCCGGAACTCCGAATTGGATGAAAACTGAGTTCAACAATCTCGGCAATAATCTTGCTGCCGGTTGGAATATGTGGCAGAAGTCTCCGGCGAGCAATTGGCTGAGTAAAACGTTCAAAGAATCGCCGGCTTTGACTGCTGCCGGACTTGGTCTGGGTATCGCGGGCACCGGGTATGCGGTGCAGCGTATGATGCGGGCAGCGCAGCCGTATCCACAGATGTCTCGTGCATTTCAGCAATATCAACAACCGCAGCTTATGCAGCAACAATCACAGGGTATGGGATCTATACTGCCGTGGCTGGGTGTTGCCGGACTGGTCGGAGGTGGCGCATATCTTTGGAATCGGTATGGGGATCGATTGAAGACGATGTACAATCAGGCAAAGACTTTGAGCGAGATTTCCCCGGATCTGGAAGTGGTTGGTGACTTGGCGCACAAAGCCAATGGCAGTAAACTGCGGTTGTTGTGGGAATACATGAAGATGCCTGCAGAGAAGAGAGCGCAGATCTCCAACGCGATGAACGGACTGGAACGGTTGCGTCCACAGACACAAGCCACTGTTCAGCCCGCTACTCAGAAGACAACTTCTACGCCTAATCCAATCGTGCCGCCTCCGACGAAACAGGATATCCCCGACCCGGAACAGCGGAAGCGAGCATTGAACGACTGGTATTGGCAACAGCAGATGATACGTGGATAATGACAACAAGAAGGGCGTACAGATATGAATACACTGGCAACGATTATCGATAAAGAGCAACTGGACGCGGAACGTCCTCAGCAATTCCGCTATCTGCACAAAGAAGCGGCGGTCGACTGGAACACTGTCGGAAGATATGCGTTGGAAGCGCTTCCAGGAGCAGGTCTCGGTATTCTGCTCAACCGTGGTATTTTGCGGAACAAGTCGCTGGGTTCCAATGCGCTTGCGGCAATCCTCGGAGGAACTGCGTCAACAGGACTCGTGGAAGCAATTCGCTCTGTCGATGCAAAGGCGGCAGAAGCACAAAAACAAGATCCGCTGAAATATACGGTATCAAACTTCCGACAACGGAATGCGGCCAGTCAGTATGTGGATCAGTTGAACGAAGCGTTCAAACAGGAACACGGACGTGATATGACAGAAAGCGAGCGGGCTCCATTGATGCACAGAGCGCTGGAAGAACTGCGGAAAATGGAGGCAATTCCAGGCACTACGTTGGGTGCGGGGGTCGATCTCTCGCGTATGCTGTTACGTGCGGTAGGTAAGCGGTCCGGCGGCCCTGGAGCATTTTTTCTGAATGAACCGGAAACGATGTATGCGCAGCAGTTTTCTGGAAATAACGATCTTAAAATCGGTTCTGACGTTTGGAACCAGCGCATGGAGGCATATCGGACGAGCGGACTCACGTCTGGCGGCGCTCCGACAGTGCGTGAATATGTGAAATCGCTTCGAAGCACCTTGGATGATGCGAATAAGACCCGCACTGAGGCGAACATGGCACGTGCGATTGCTGCCGGGACGATGCAGAACGCAGAAAGTCCGCAACAGAGAAAATGGCTTAAACAGCTGGATGATACGTATAGGCGCGAAGCGCGCGCAGCTGACCGTATTGCGGCCCATACACAAAACCGGTTAAATCATTATTCCGGGTCTCAGGATCTGCTCGAAACGCAGGCTGTCGCGAATCGGTACGTTCGACATTCGCCGATTCCAGTTGTGAATAACATTCTGCGTCGTGCCGCACATCCGATTCCAACAAAAGGGCGCACAGCAGCCAAATTATTCCGAGGTCTCTGGGTTGCTCCGACCACATTGGCAGGAATTGGGCTGGATGCGTTGAGCACGCTGGCTAACAGGAGAAAGGCGGATCCGGAGTTGAAAGCTGTTTATGACAGCAGTACGAATACTCCTCCGCCGGTGTATAACGACTAAAGGATGCCACTATGCGGACAACTCCAGGCAGATACTTGATACAGCAAGCGCTTCCGGATCGGTTTAAGCAGTTCGACGGGGCGCTGGATGCGAAAGCCGCCAGCGCACTGTTTACTCAGATGGCGAAGGAACTGAGTCCGGAAGAGTATACGCAGGTAACATATCGGCTGAACAACCTGGGTAATACAATTGCATCTGAATACGGTGGTGTCGCGTCAATTCATCTTAGAGATCTGCGGCTGCCGGACAATTTGCGAGCGATGAGAGACGCACTACAGAAAAAAGTATATGCGATTTCACAGGATCCACGGCTGTCTTCACAGGAGCGGAAGCGTGCAATTATCCGCACGGTGCAAGAAGCGACTCCCGCAATCGATAAGGCGGTGCTGGAGACATTAGGCAGTACGGACAACTCGTTCGGGTTACAGGTAAAAACCGGGGTACGGGGAAAACCGCAACAATTGCGACAGCTGGTGTTCGGCGATTTACTCAGTGTGGATTCCAAACATCGGGATATTCCGGTTCCGACATTTCGATCGTACGGGGAGGGCATCACACCCCTTCAATACTGGGTTGCATCTCACGGAGGGCGGCAGGGATATATCGGTGTGCAGAAAGCAACAGCTGATGCCGGATACTTCTCCAAAATGATTCGGCAGGCTGCACATAAGCAGGTTGTGACAGCAGATGACTGCGGTCATCCGAAACCATTTACGGTGGATACGGATGATGAGGACAATATTGGCTCTTTGTTATACCGTGATGTGAAAGGAAAGTCCGGTCGTGTTTACCGTGCCAATACACCAATCACCGCAGACATGCTGGACGATCTTCCAGATCGTATTCAAATTCGCAGCGCTGCCGGATGTACCTTGGGGGAAGGTGTCTGCGCGTATTGTGCCGGAATCCGGGAAGGGAATAAACTGCCGGACATCGGGGATCGAATCGGTTTGAACGCTGTCAACTCGTTTCTGGAGAGTCTGACACAAGGAGGTCTATGCTTGCTGAAAGGCACATTGGTCAAAATGGACGACGGCACTGTAAAAGCGATCGAAGACATTCAGCCCGGAGATTGTGTGATTGCTGCGGATCGACACGGGAGACCGTTTTCAGCTCCTGTTGCAATGCTGCATCACAACGGCTTTCAAGATGTATATCATACCACGCTCAGGCGCGGGAACGAGATGCAGATGATTCAGTCGACAAAGGATCACAAGGTACCGGTGTTCAACGTTGTGACTACTGAGTATTCCGTACTCCCGCTGGATCAGGTCGCGGATCCGTTTGTTGTACTTCCTGTATCAGCGGATACAGATGCCAAGTTCAGAGCGGAGTTGGGCTATCGGGTAGAGTCGCAGATTTATTACGGACGGGCTCACACGTATGACATTGAGTTGCGTACCGAAGACCATCTGTTTGTCCTGGCGAATGGGCTTATTGTGTCCAACTCGTCAAAACATGGTGGCGGAGAGTCGGTCGGCGCGAAACGGATCAAGCGAGGTTTGGAGGCCGTCGATCAATTCATCAACATGCCGGACAACTTCGTGGGAGGCGCGGTGATTGCCGACGCGGACGGTATTGTGGGCACTGCGCGGACAGCTCCGCAGGGCGGACAGCTTCTTACGGTCGGAGATCGTGAGTACCACATCCCGGTCGGCCAACAAATTACAGCAAAACGCGGTGATCAAGTAGAAGCGGGTGACCTGCTGACAGACGGTATGCCGAATATGCGAAAGATCGTAGAATACAAAGGCATCGGGGAAGGCCGTCGTGAATTCGTCCGTGCACTGACGGATTTGCTTCGGCAGAACGGGGCAGGTACGTTGCGCAGAAATATCGAAGCGTTTGCGCGCGGATATGTCAACAAAGTGGAAGTGACGGATCCGGACGGATTGCAGGGATGGCTTGTCGGAGACATTGCCGACTATAATTTGTTGGAGTCCCGCTGGAAGCCAAGAGAAGGCACTGAAGATCGAGAACCATCCGCTGCTATCGGCACGTATTTGGAACGCCCCGTATTGCACTATTCGATTGGAACAAGAGTGACGCCGTCTACTGTAAAGACATTGCAGGATGCGGGTGTCTCCACAATCTCCGTCAATCAGAAAGAACCTCCGTTTCGTTCGCTGATGGTTCCTGCCCGTACATTTTCTACGACCGATGACGACTGGCTGGTAGCGCTGTCCGGGGAAAATCTGATGCGCTCCATCCAGCAGCATGTGCAGCATGGATCGGATACAAAGAAGGACAGTATTTCCTATTATCCGCGATTGGCGTTTATGCAGGGAACGAAGCCAGATCTTCTTCAGGTAGATTAATGTGAAAATTGCTCTATATTAAAGAACAAAAACTTAACGCAGGAATGTCAAAATGGCGATTGAAGACACAATGGCACAACTGGCGAACAGCCAGGTTACTCAGAGCATGCCGTCACTCCGCGATTATATCGAGGGATTTCAACTGATTACCAGCAACGAGGAAAACAATGCTGCAATTGGCGTTGAGATCGGCATGCTGGGTAATACGTGCATCTATATCCCTGCGATTTACCGAAACGGTAAGATTTATGACATGGACATCATGTACATTCCGGAGATGGATCAGTGGATTCCGTCTCAGGACAACTGGGTGTCTATGCTGAAATCGAAAAAGCCAGATATGTTGGCAGCGTTGAAAGGGCGTAAGACGATGCCGTCGATGGGCGGTGGAAGCTCCGGCGGCGTGAAGTTGGATCTGCCGTTCAATATGATTTCCAAGCTGGCATCGGAAACCGGCGGGTTTCGAAAACTGCTGGAGCGCGAGGGCAATCAACGCCTGTTGAAGTCTGCCGGAGATACGATGCTGGAGGTACTTTTGCGCGACGACGTACCGGATTCGTTCGGTGTACCTGAAGCGACTGAGTTTCTGCCGAACCTTGCAAAACAGGCCAGTGCAAAGCTGCTGACCGCGTTGAAGGACGAACCGACTGTGTACAACGCGTTTGCTCGGTATTATTCGGACGAAGAGCTGAATGCACTGATTGATAAGCTGGAAGCAAAAACGAAATTCCCAACCGCGCAGACACCGGTGGAAGAACCGCAAGGTACCGTTAAGATTTTGACTTCCGCATCGACAGAAGCGCGTGATTTGGACGATGTGGCGAAAGCCAAGATTCTGCGCGATGGCGCGGTGATTCAGGATACACGTGGTTTAATTCCGACTAAGGTATATAAAGCAAAACAGAATAACGAGTGGACGACTGTGTCCTCGAATGGTCTGTATGAGCTGTTGAATGTCGATGGTACGACAACGACTGCATATGTTGTTCTAAATACCGAGTCAAACGGTAACAATATGTTGTCCCTCAAATTCGTAATTCCGGTGGATGACGGAAAAAGACGCGCTGCATACCGCTGTGACGCAGCAATCGTCGGGCAACCATATCCATTCAGTGACCTGGATTTGCCTGGCGGGTATACGATCGACCAAATTAAAACAATGCCCAGCGCTGAGGGTAATACAGATTCGCCCGCTTCTTACATGGATGCGCTTATTCTCGATGTGAACGGATCTGGCTTTAAACTGAGCGGACGTGTCAGCAATGCTCAGTGGGTACGTGGCGGCGATTCAGATGTACTGAGCGGTTGTAATCTGCTGGCAAAGGATATCAGCCATGCGGCATTTCGAGATATAGATTGTTGTGTGTGCCGCGTAGATAACAATACGATTACGACAGTTGTAAAGCTGCCGCATGCCGCAGAGCTCCGTATGCATAAAAATACACTGTATGTTCCGGATGGATGCAAACTGTATCCGATTGCGCAGAACATGAAATCGGATATTCTGAAGCTCGTTGATCTGGCGAATGCGCCGGATGCGATTGGGCGGCGAGCAAAGCTGCTCGGTGTGAAAGTGTTCAATGCAGATGGCGTGCATACAATTTCCGACAACAGCGGACGTGAGTTCAAAGATCTGAATAAGACTGCGGCCGAGTATACGCTGGTGAAAGAGTATGCGATCGAACCCGCAATCGCAGAGGCGATGGTGAAAGAAGCCAGCGCAAAACGCGTACATTCAGAGCGGTACCTGCTGAAGATTGCGGAAGACACGGAATTTTCGATGGCGTTCGCAGGTCAGAATCCGATTCAGTGGGAAGTGGATGTGGCGGATATGGGTGCGGTTATGCCGCCTGATGTACAGCAGACCATCGAACGCGCATCTAATGCCGGTGTAAAGGACATCTTCGACGTATCGTTGCTGAAGATGCTGGCGGAAGATTCGACGACGGTAAGACTTGTTCAGGAGTACATTCCTACGTTGTATCAGGCCATGGACCGCGTTGCCCGTTTGCTGTATCTGACACGGGCAGGAGATTCGATGGCCGGCGCGTACGGAGAAGGGAAGATCGATGTTCTGGAGCAGAAGTTGAAGAAACTTGTGACGGACATCGGAGATCTGATCATCTATCTGCAGCAGGGACGCATCGACGACGTACACGATCTGTTGGAAGGTCCGCTGGCAAACACGTTGGGTTGATTGAAAGCATTCTATGTCTTCGTATACGTCTGCCATACAATTTGACGGTCCCTATGGTCGGTATCATAGGGCCGTCTTTGAGTTGGAACATCCGGAATACAGCCGTTCCTCTGATATATGGGTACGAAAACTGGTCAATATGCTGGAGCACCGCAACCAGTATACAGATCGATACCGGTATCAGGACGAATGGCCGTTGTTTGCAAGGTTGTTTGACGTGTTTGAAAACGATGCTGTAAATTCAATCCGGTGGATGATTGAAGCGCTGTTGCTTACGGAAGCGGATTATGCGCAGTTGGAGCAGGTGCTGGGAAATGACGCGCGGTTCAATCGGGTATTTCTGGCCCTGTACCATGAGTTGTTTTATCACATTCGTCCGTACCAGCACAACTCAGCTGCGATGAATCGATTCGTAATGCTGCCGATTATGCAGTATAATGGCGCGAAATTGGCGATCGGGCATATCTGGAAGCTGCTTGCGCATGCAGGTGGTTTGAGCACGCTTGTGCGGAAAGGATTCGGAAATGAACCGTTCACTGCGGAGGATTTGGATTATATGATCCATCTTGGGTGTATGCGCAACTGTACGATGATGCTGAATTATACCGCATCCGGTTCTGCGTTTCTGGAAGATAGTCCTGCGACAACCGCAATGCTGGAGAAAATTACAGAGTTTGAAAGCAGCCGCAATCCGAATCGTCAGCAGAATGGCTTCAAAGAGATCGAAGAAAAAACGGAAACCGCATACGGAACGCTGTTGGACGGTTTGGTGACATTGATTAAAAAACCGCGTCAGCTATCAGAGGCGCTGGTCAGTACCAACGGCAGTTTTATGCCGGAGCTTCCGGAAGCGGTTGAAAAATGCACGCCGACTACATATACTATCAATGAGTGAACGATAACGCAGGTGCAAACATGGCAAGACTTTCTGATTACGACAGACAACGGGGTGAACAGGCGCTGAAGTCCTGTATCGAAAAAACCAATCACATTACTGACGCGGCGCAACTGAATAAAGTCGCATCTGATATCCTGATTCAGTCGTTGGGGGATAATCCGGAGCTGCTGCGCCGCGCCTGTGAGACATACAATCATACAAAGTCTTTGTACAAGTTGAGTCACAGCGATGACAACACACGGGGCGACAGCTTTGCAATCCTGAATACGCCGGAGATCTACGAACAGGCAGTGGAGCGTCTTCGCACGAATACTCTGATGAAAGCCGCGTCTGCGACGCCACGATTCAAACCCCTGTTTACACGGGAGGAACAGCAAGATACTGCTTCGATGCAGAAGGCGGCCTCTGCTCCTGTACAAAAACAAGCGTCTGTCATCGAAGACAATCGTCCGGAGTGGCAATTGCGCGCTGAACTTGATTCTGAACTGCGTAAGTGGGGCGACTTGCTGATTAAGCTGGCGTCAAAAGAAGCGAATGCCGGTACTGCGTTGTCGCGTGCGCTGGATCGATATCAAAGTGTGATGACGGTGCAGCCAGCAGCGTTTCGAAAAGAGGCCGCTGCTGTGATCTCAACCGCATATGGTGCGTTTGGTGATTCGCTGATTGCGCGGTTTAACGAGGCACGTCCGATGTTCAAGGTGGCTTCTTACAAAAAGCTGCCGCACAAGGGATCTATTAAAGTTCCCCGGCACGAAGTGTACGAACATGTTGCACTGGTGAAGCAGGCGAATGCGCAGATGCTTTATGCTACGAACATTAAAGAGCGCGCGCTGCAGGATGTGCTCGGTTGTCTGAAATCTATGAATTTCGACGTGCTGCGAAAGCAGGCGGGAGCTGGTGGTATTCTCGCAAGCTCTATGATGTTGAATACACTGGGAAATCAGATGCCAGACGCGTTTGGTGTTCGTGACGGCGATAACGAAAAAGTTCGGGAAAATTTGAAATCGGCGCAACTTCGTAACAATTTACGTGAGTTAGAGACAAAGCGTGTATTTTATGATGCTCTGGAAGACGATTATATCTCCAGCTTTCCGCTGGAAGACATCGTGAAAGCGTATAACGCCAGTTTGCAATCGTTGCCACCAACGGAGCAGCAGCGTCCGGGCTGGAACAAACAGCTGCTTGTCAGTCGTATGACCGAGCGTCTCGGAAGAGGGAATATTCCCTCTGCAGCGGATGAAGAAAAGATTTTGCGGGCTGCGGAAGCGTTGTCTCGTCAGCAACGGTACACAGATGATCAGGTGGATTCTGTTAATAAGTAACGCAACGGAGGCGTTCCATGATTCAAAAAGTTTTGATGTCAGGATATGACGATCGGAGCGAGTTCCCATCGTCTGTATTGCTTCCGACGTTTTCGAAGGGATTCGATCCGGTTGTATTGCGTAAACAGGCTTCTATCTTTGAAGAAGAATACGACGCATTCGAACGGAAACCGGGGCACAGCTACATCCATTTGATCTCGGTTGCTGCTGGTGATTATTATGGTCCAAATTCCCGCGCGGACTTCTACAACGGTTGTAGCTATCGGCACAAGTTCCCGCATCCGGAAAAGAATGCGACGGCTTATATAGATCTGGACGGCGGTATCGGAAAGTACCATAATCCAACGTTTATGAAACATGGTGGTGTATATACGGAGCATTTCTCTTCGCGTGACGGTGCAAAACCGCAGGGTTACATCGTCGCAGCGAAAGTGAATCCGGATATGCATCGCGGAGAGCTGATCATCGGTGTGAAAACTGATCTCTGGCGGGATGATATTGAACATTTGTCCAAAGGTCATCCTATGAAGTTTTCCATCGGGTGTGATGCGGCGCATGATATCTGCAGCTACTGCGGACGAGTTGCACATACGGAAGGTGAGCATTGCGATCACTATAAATACCAGCGCGGACAGATCAACGATGAAGGCGCGCAGTATTACGTTATTTCAGATAAGACGCTGTATCACGACATCAGCCGTGTCGCCTCTCCTGCGGAAAAGATCGCGTTTTCCATTAAGAAAGTCGCCTCCGCAACTGATTTCGCACAATGGAAGCCGCATCCGATCCATCCCGCATCTGCCTCACTGATTCTGAAAACTGCGCACGGGCAGGAACGGTTGGATACGTTGCAAAAGCTGTCGAAGATCGAAAAAGAGATCATTGCGACTGCTGAAAAGGGTTCGCTGGATCGGAATATTGTCCGATTCTTCAAACAGCATAAAAATGCGTCGAGCATGAACAGTGCTGCAGAATTGAAAAAGTTCCTTCAGTATAGCAGAGAGAATCAGTTCCTCGGTGCATTGGAGGATCGAAAGTGCGTGCTGTCTCCGGAAGATTTTCTGGAGTTGTTTTTGCCGGGACAGTGCGGATGCACCGAGGGCGCTGACGCAGAATCTCTGCGGAAACATTTACCCGGTGTATTTGGCGAGTTGCTCTCGTCTCCTGATGTAGATGCGTTCTGCGAAGACATGACGTTCCAACCAAAACCCTATAAGGATTGGAATCTGACGGCAGCGGTTGATCGGTATAAAGAACAAAAAGGGATGGATCCTTCACATTTTGTATCTGGTATGTTGGAGAATGTGATGGATTCCGTTGATTTGAAAACAAATCCAAAAACTATTATTGTATGCTGTAGGCGGGCAGATACTGTGCCGGATGTTCTTGCGAAAGAGTATGCGAACTATTTGGTGTCCGCAACTCGCCGGTTTTCGCCGCTTGAGTTGACAATGACGTTGTTGCAGCAGATGCTGTGACGGAACATTAAATAAAAGGAACCATAAAGATGGCCAATACGCTGACTGAAAAGCTGCTGCAAAAAGTCTCCGTCGCCGCAGCCCTGCAGAAGAAGGCAGGGCTTGAGGATCAGACAGAGCCTGGCGTGAAGCAAACAGACGCGAAAGATCCGGCGTCTGCCCAGAAAGGCGTTGTCTCCGATGTCACTACTGATGTGAACTCGAATGAGAAGCACGACCTTCCGGGCAGCAAGAGCGATGCCGCGACATCGGCACCGGACACCGGTGATAAAACCGGTATCGACATCAAGATCCCGACTAACGAGGATCCCGAAAATCAGGAAGTGAAAGATATTGAGAACTCTCGCACCGTGGTGCAGAAGCAGGCTGCCGCCCTGCTGGTGACTGCGGAGAGAATTGCCGGTATGAACGAACAGCAGACCGGCGCACTGATGCAGAAATTCGCATCTGCCGAGAGTGACCCACAGGCCATGACTGGCCTGCTGGAAGATTTCATCGCCAAGCGCGCCGATGCCGGTGATCCGTCCTGTCAAGCGCTGATTGACTGGATGTGTTCCTATTATGCGGGCATGGATGCAAAAGCTGCGGATATCGATGGTCTGACCAAGCGTGCGTCTGCGGAAGGACAACAAGTGACGTCCGAGCAACTGTGCCAGTGGCTGGATGAGCAGGTGTTGCGTGATCCGACTTGCCTGTTCAAATCTGCGAATGACGATGACGACGATGACGACGATGAAACCGGAGAAGGTGCGGCACCGAGCGATGGCGCTGCTCCTGTAACAGTTCCGGCAACCGGTGAAGAGGCTGCGCTCGCTGCCACTGCTGCAGATGACGCGGCAGCTGCCGACGCTGCTGCAAGCGATGCTGCGGCCGCAGCCGCTACTGCCGATGCCGGCGTCGATCCTGCAGCCGATGCAGCTGCCGTGGAAAGCGCGGCAATCGAAGGTCAGGTTGCCGAGCTGATCGGTCAGCTCACCGAAGCGATCAAAGCGCAGGCTCCCGGCATCAGTGATGAGGAAGCTGCACAGGTCGCGATCGCTGCAATTCAGGACGCCAGTGCGACTGCAGACGCACAGCAGGCGCTGAGTGCGACTGACGACAGCGGCGCATTCGTGGTCCCTGATGAGCAGGCTGCTGCGGTGATGGACAAAATGGCGAGCACCGCATCGGATTTCCCGCTGCGTGGACCTGCCACCGCAATGCTGAATCAGGCGTTTAACCTCGATCCGTCTGTCTTTGCATCTCGTGCAAAGGCGCTCGGTAAATGTTAAGGAGAAACGAAATGAATCAGGATTTCAAAGTGATTACACAGAACGCTGCGGACACCGTGGCTTACGTCAAGGCCAGCGGCGAGCTGATTCAAAAGCAGGCTTCGCTGATCGACCGCCAGCGCGGTGCGATTGATACACTGACTCAGCAGCTGGCAACTGCCAAGAAGGACGCAGAAACGCTGTCTAAGCAGGCGTCTGCCTCTGGTGCTCCGGCATTGGATGAAAAGCTGCTGAAACAGGCGTCTGAGAAGATTTGCCAAATGTATGGAAACACCAAGTACACTCCGGATGACCTGGTCAGCGCATTTCAGCAGAACCCGAACAAGCTGCTGAGTGTGATGTCCAAGATGGCGAGTGACTATATCGACAATGTCGTTTCCGGCGCACAGGTCGGACAGGTGGTCGCGAAGACTGCCTCGAACGAATCTGCTGCCGCTGCGCAAGGACCTGCCGATACGGCTCCGAGCTATCGAAGGTCTTTCGTACAGGTGTGGCGTGGAGCTTCGAACAACTAACACAAACAAAGGATTGTGATCATCATGAACGGTCAAACAGTCTCCAACAAAAATTATCCGCTCGGCAATACCGCAAACATGCCGCCCGCATGGAAGCGGAAGAATTACAATGTGGTGTACCAGGGCGATGTATCGACCGATACCCGCATGTACAATTCGGTCACGTTCGCCGCAGGCGGTTGGTTCCCGACCGGATCGGTCTGCTCGATCGACAAGAACAACGTCGCGAAGACCGGCGTCGCAAAGGGAACTGCGGGCAATCACCCGATGGCCTACGTCGTCGCGGTCGGCAACGATCGGATGGAAGTGCAGAGCGAACGTGGCAATGCCGCCGGCGGTCTTCTGACCCTGCTGCCGTGTGCGGGCTACTATCGTGTCCGTACTACCGTGTTCGACGCGGACTCTTCCCTGACCTACGAAATCGGCGACCTCCTGTCTGTCGGCGAAATTGAGCATCAGGGTAAGACCTGCTCGGCAGTCACCAAGAAGAACAACAAGCCGTACGAGAACGTCATTGTCGGTTCCGTCGATGCCCCGGTGGATCTGAACAAAGAAGGTCTTCCCGCTCTGTCGTTCACCTGCTACTGGCTGCCCGCCCAGGAAGCCTAATTCACAAAACGTGAGGAACAATAACGATGGAAAATACAAGACTTTCCGCCGCAGCGCAACGCGCTGAGAATCAGGAGATCATCGATCAGCTGTTTGATGCTGACGTTTCGATTCAGAAGAAAGCCAGCGATCGCCTCTCCGAGTGGCTGCGCACCTATCAACGGCAGGACGGTATCTTCCGCAAGATCATGCCGCCCACCCCGGTGACTGATGCGGATTTCGACGTGGCTGTCGACACCAACGCACCGTTCATCATTCGTCAGATGGTCCCGAAATCGGCCGGCGCGATCAGCGTCAACTACGATACCGGCACCTTCGCGGAAGAGATGGACGCACCGCGTTACCGGATCTTCATGCAGCGGATTTGGACCCCGAAGTATCGGGCGGACAAGATCTACCTCGTGTCCTTCCGTGGATCGCTCGTGGATGTGTTCCACGATCTGATGCTGCAGGACATCCTGGCCCAGGAGGATCAGATGGGCGTTGGTCTCTGCAATTATGCAGTGGGTGAAAAGAGCGTGATCAATCCGGAAATCGGTTGCCGTCAGTACATCAACGTTGGTGCCTCCATCACCACGCAGAGTGTGCAGTATGCCGTGAAGGGTATGGTGCTTGGCACCAACAACCTGAATCCGTCGCAGGCGCTGGTTCACCGGTCGTTCTGGTTCGACCTGATCGCCACATTCCGTGCCGATACTCAAGGCCGTACCTTCACCGAGCCGACGTTGTTCGGTCGGATTGGTGCGCTTGAAGAAAGTCTCGCCGGCATCAGCTGGAAGACCGCGCTGGATCGTGGTCTGATCCCGATGAAGGCGATGTACATCTTCGCGGAACCGCAGTATTGCGGCGATTTCGTCACCTACGGTGAAGCCTCGATCTTCACCAATACCATCGACGATACCTGGATTGAAATGCATGCGCATGAAACCATCGGTATGTCGATTCCGAATGCAGCAGCTGTCTTCCGCGCCGACTTCAAGGGCAGTTCGCAGGACAACTGGCTGGATGAAGACGATGACGAAGAGGAAGGGACCTCCAGTGCCAGCGAGTAATACGAACTGACACTGTTATGAAGGCAGGTAAACGGGTGGATTGCCTGTTTACCTGCCTTCTCACAAATAGAAAGGATAGAGTATGATTTCCCCAATTAAAACCGTTGTTGAAAACTGCACGGAGCGCGCTGTCAACTATCGTTTCAGCTGCATTCAGATTTTTCTGGGACCTGCCGGAACAACCGGATCCAAATATGTGTGCAGCGGTGATCTGTTTACCCGGATGGAAAACAACGTGGAGTCAGAACTGCTGGTTGTGGATGCGTTGAATGGTCGGATCTCGATTTCGTACGAATGCGATGATCGCTTTACCGTGAAAGAGGCGGATCGGTCTCCGCTCGTACTGTCGATGAGCGCCCGGAATAAAATCAAGGGCGCACAGAAAGTTGCTCCGCCGGCTCCAGCCAAACCTGCGCAGCTGATTCCAGATGCTCAGAAAAAGGAGGCGGCAATTCCGACCGTACAGGAAGAGTCATTCAGTGAGGTCGGTACCATCCCGCCTGCGGATGAACACAAGGATGCGGCACCGCAGGAATCCAAGCCGGAGGCTATGACAATTAGCAATGTACAAGCGCCGGAGGATCTGCCGATGGGGAACCCGACAGATCGCGCATATGCTGGAATGTTCGAGCAGACAAAAACCCCGGTTACTGAGATGAAGACGGTGGATGTAGCCGGCAGCAAAAAGTCTGCGGACAGCCCGCTGGATGCGATGGCTGGTCATCCGGATACGCTGAAAGTCGTGGAAATCGGAGCAGATAAACCGAAGCGCGGTCGGCGTCAGGTGAAATAATCCGAGTGGAGGCAGAAGATGGATCGAGTCACACTGTTTAAATCGTTAGAACGTCCGGTAAAGTGGCGGCAGGGAATGCCGGGACTTGTCCTGACATCCGGAATGTTGAACAAATTTACAGTTGAACTGAAAGATTCGCCGTCTTCTGCATCCCATCGGAAGATTTCAGCTGCGGATATGGTCTTGACAATTCGAGATCTTCCTGCGTTGCACATTGTGCGGTTAAAGGCAGATCCTGTTGTCATTCCGCCAGATTCTACGTGCGTTGATGTCGGATTGTCGGTTCCAGGTTGCATGCCACGTGGTTATTATCAACTGCATTGTGTATTTCGGGATGAAGCGCAACAGCCGGTGAATGTGTATCAGGGTTGGCTGTGCGTCGACAAAGCGGTGGATCCCAAGCCTGACCACTATATGACGTTGGACTCCGTTCGTATGCAGTTTGCCGACATCTGCGAAGACGACAACAAGCTGCTGGAAAGCGTTGAAATAGGTACCGGCGATATTATTGAAGCGGTAAATCGCGCGATTCAGCAGTGGAACAATCGTGGTCCGGTGTTGAATAATTACACCGGCGCGTCATTTCCGTATCCAGAAGTGTTGCGGTGTGGCACGATTTTTATGCTGATGCAGTCGCTCTGGACTTTTTTGGAGCGGAATCGTATGACATATCAGTCGGGCGGTGTTACTGTAGACTTAGAGAGACGTGCCGATGCAGTCAAGCAATTGATCGCTGTCTATCAGCGGCAATGGATTGATGGAATGTCCCAAATGAAGAACGAAGAAAATCTGCGTGGATTCCAAGGATTGAATTACTACGTATAGGGAGAAGGCTTTATGACAGGTGCGGGAAACAATGTACTGCGTAAAATCGCAGGTGCGCGCAAAGGGGAACGATCGTTCCGCAACGGAACAGAGATTCCGACGCAGGTGAAGCACTCGTATGATTTGTCGAACCCGGATGTTCGAAATCATTTTCAAAAACCGATTTCGTTTGCAATTAAAGGACCGAAAGCGTCTATGGATGCATTGGGCCTGTATCCGGAAGGGTTCCTGGACCTGGAGGTCGGTGTAAAACGATGAGACACGAGTTGTTTCAGTTCATCAACTGCCGGGAGGTATTGAACGGAGACCTTGTATTTTGGGGTCTTCGCGACGGTTATATACCGATGCGGTTTGATGTGTATGGAACAACGACCGGAAAAGAATGGACCCCTGTAAAGCTGGGCGTTACGACAGACCAGGTCATGATTAAGCGGTACAACGACGGACTTACAACCGCGTATAAAGTAATTGCCACATGCACAGACGGCGAACAGGATGAAAGCCCGATGGTACAACCATTGGTGCTGGGCAGGCAGGCCAGAATTCTGATTAAAGAGGTCAAACGCCGAGAAGAGATCCTGATGCGGGCGCATCCGTATGGAGCGCCATTGGTATACATTCTGATGCGACGTAAAGCCGGCGAGAGCTGTCCGTTGTGTGGGAACGGTGTTTGCAGTGGTGGCGGCGGCGCTGCTTTGAATCCGGCCTGCCCGATTTGTTTTGGTACGGGAATTAAGGACGGCTATTATCTGTGGCCGCGCAGAGAACGAATGCTGCTGGTGCCTCCAAAGGATGACAAAAAAGAAGCGCCGCAGGAAATTCAGCGAAATATCGTGTTCAATGCGTTTCGTACTGTGTTTGACGGACGGTTGCGCGAATACGATCTGATTGTAGTCGGCAACGAGATTTACGATGTTGTAGATCAAACTGTCGCGGCGTCGATTGCGAACGCACCGGCAGCGTATACATTGACAACAAAACAACTGGCACCGGAAGAGCCTCGGTACCGTCCGTTGATTCAGTACATTCGGCAGCAGATTGGAGACATGACAGATGACTGCGACGACTAACTGCGATCCGATGCACGGATATTGTGTACTGGTCTCCGCGATTCAGACGCATTTGAGTCGGAGGGATTTCATCAATCCCAATCTGACGAACGAACTGCTGCCGGAATCCCGCGAGATCGTCTTTCAGGATGCAACAACGGCGCTTCCGACCGAATCCGCGAATCCGATTGTCGCATTTAACCGTGAAACGCTGTTGTTTAAACCGTTTCATCCGAATAGCCAAGTACACGGATCGTTTATGAGCACCGCGTGTTCTGTTACGATTTCGACGTATGCGGATGCGTTGACGAATGAATTGGGATATGAAGTGTGTTACTATACATCTGCGTTAATACAGGAACTGAAATCCGAAGGCGCATTTGTTCAGGACATTCAGTTTTCGTCAATTACACACGATCATATCCAGCATCCAAACTTTTACATCGGCAAGGTGTCGATCGGGTTACAGCTCCCGATTCCTATTTGGAAAACGACAGGCATACAAGATATATTAAGGCAGGTAAGTATTATCAACACTCCTGTTTAAGTGTTAAACAATGAAACAAAGGTGGTAACATGGCTTCAAATGCTCGGCCAAGAACAAGAATCACCCAGACGTACGGACCCATCGGTACAATTGCTGATCGCCGTGCATTGAGTCCAGTGCTGATTGCGCCGCGTTACGCGGTGCACGGCGTCGGTGACGGGTATGCGGATGGTTCGATCGGGACATACGATGTAACCAACAATGAATTGAAGAATATTCCGTGGCCTGCAAACGCAGGAAATTCACTGATCGACGTGGACAGCGCGACGCTGTATGTGTCGAATGCGCTGCTGAAGGTGAACAAGACACCGCTGACAGCATCCAGCACTGAAGCTGCACCGAATAAGCTGACGTTCGAGCAGGCAGTTCAAACGGAAAACGGTGTCACACGCGATCCGGAACTCGGTGGATATGACGTACGGGAAGGCGACACGCTGTATATCGCAAAAACAGGCAGTGAGACCGTGACTGCTACCGTTGTCGACGTGCAGGCACAACAAAAAGCGGCGACCGTGTCTTCGACTGTGTACGGCGCTGACAATACCGGTACCGGCACAGCCCCTGCGACAACTGGATCCGTATTCACTGGATCGAACGACATCACGTATTTACTGGAGATTGTCAGCGTGAATGGCGGAGCCGGATCGCCCGGCTCCGCTGGCGGTACGCTCTCAGCCCGTGTCATTGCGCTTGCTGGCGCTACCTATCAGGCAACGATCGCATTCACTGCAGGTGAAGCAACTGCAATCGATGCATATGGTGTGAAACTGACATTCGCATCAATCACATCGACCGCATATAAGGTGAATGACCGGTTCCAGATTTCCTGTACAGCAGCAAAGGACGGTGCAGTCAATATCGTCATGATCAATAAAGAACTGCCCGAAACACATCTGACAGGAGAGTTGGAAATCTCGGTCTGCAGCCGTAATGTCGCGGTCGGCGATGTGTCGGTGGGCGAGTCGATGTGGCATGCGACGACCAGCAATATCACAATCGAAGATTCGGTCTATGTGTCGGTGGGCGAGTCGCGTTATATGCTGATGGAAGGTGATATGTACGTCGCCTATCGTGAGCAGTTGCTGGATGAGTCACTGGAAGTGGTCGACGCCCGCAGCGAGTATGCCGCTGAGTTCGCAGGACTGGCGGTTCCGGAAAATCCGATGGGCATGTGGTATCGGTTGGCATTGACAGCCGGCGGTACTGCGTTCTATATGATGTCGGTTGCAGAGGATACCGATGCCGGTTATGAACGTGCGGTTGCGCTGGCCGGTAAATATGAGGAACTGTATGCAATTGTCTGCTTCCGGCAGACTGCTGCAGTGCAGGCAGCTGTCAGCGCAGTCATTGGCAAGTATGCTGCGCCGGAAATTGCACAGTTCAAGCGTGGCTGGTTCACACCGCTGACAACGCAGGTGAGCACCTATTATGAAAAAAATGATGACGGCAGTATCATCCTGGGTACGATCCACGATAGCGAACTTACCTTGGAATCGCCTGGTAACGCTGTTAGCGGCGGAGTTCGTGTCGGTGATACAGTCACGGTTGTTAACAGCTTTAATGCGGTTACTGACTCCTATGAAACAAAGAGCTATACAGTGGCTCGTGTCGTGGATAGCTCGACTGTGGCGCTGACAAATGCAGCAGACGTCGATATGATGTCACAGGTTGTGTTCGGGCGTCAAATGACGAATGCGCAGTATGCCAATGCAATGGCAGCGGAGGCGCGGTCCTGGAACAACTATCGGATCAATCTGGTGTGGGCCAGTTCGATCAATGCGCTCGGATACACTGACATCGATCTGGCATATCTTCCCGGTATTCTGGCAGCGTTGCGTGCCGCATCGGCACCGCATGCGCCGCTGTCTGACGTCACAGTTCCCGGTATCACCGTTACCGATGTGGAGAAGTTCACGGATTCGGAATATGAAGCGATGAACGATGGCGGTGTGTGGATCGTTGCGAACGACTCGTTCGGCAATGCAATCACGTATCACCAGATCACGACACGTACGGACGGTACGATCGCAGAGGAAGATTCCGTTGTGTCGAACGCCGACAGCATTGTCCGGGAATTTCGGTTCGGGTTGCATGAGTTTCGCGGAAATGCGAACGTGACCGATGCACTGCTTGCGCAGATGCGTGCGAATATTTATGCAATCGCGGATCAAATCATGGGAAGGACGTATGCGGCACAGTACGGTCCGCAGATGACCGCGTTCGAAATTGTCAGCCTGGAAGAAGACCCGGCGAACAACACCGGTATCATCGGAACATTCAGACCGACGTTGCCGAAGCCGTTCCTGAACGGTGATTTCACATTCAACCTGGTGTAAGGAGGTAACATAACATGGCCCAAGTGTTTGACACAGGCGGTACAATCGATGCAATCTACGGTACTTCAGGTGGGAATACAATCACCTTCAGTAACCTGCAGAACGGCACCAGCAGTTACACACTGCAGAACGGGTATCTGATCGATGGGTATTCGATCGGTTGGCAGCGTTCGATTCAGCTGAAACGCGTGTTCAATCGAAACAACCGCGTCGCGATTGTCGGATACGGACAAGGACAGCTGCGTCTGAGCGGTCTGATCGGTCGCGCAGACGACTTCGAACAGCTGATGGACGCGACTTCAGGTGAAGACGTTTGTAATCTTCCTGTTTGTACAATCGAAGCAAACAGCGGATTCAAGACATGCTCCAGCGACGGTTCGTCCAATGACAGTGGTGCATCCGTGATCAAAGTATCCGGACTGCTCCATGCGCAGATCCAGATTACAGGACAGATTCAGGACAATGGCATTCTGCTGCAGACCTGCAATATGACCTTTGCGATCAGCGGTGTGGAGATCAACTCGAAAGATTCCAGTGGATCTGCGAGTACAAGCACTGGCGGCGGGTATACCGGCAACTATGTGGGAGGCCTTGCAGGTACCGGGATTCAAACCACCGCGTAACAGGAAAGTGAGTGCGTATGTGGCCGTTTCCGCAAACTTACGCACCGGCGCTCAGTCTTGATACCGGTATCGTCGTTCTGGCGAATCCGGTATTGAACTGGTATCAGATTCGACCCTCCATAACACTGGAAGAGTATCCGCAGTTTATCGATGCCACAGTGTTGGGAGGGCAATCTTTTTCCGTAGCCGGTGTACAGCAGCAACCGACCTATCAGGTCGGAGAACGTGTGCTGTACGTGTGGCTGACTGACACGCTGCAGCAACAGTGTATTGCGCAGGCAGTCATTCTCGGTAAGCTGGATGTTGCGCAGGCGTTTCGATCCAATACACTGCAGTCCATGTTCCATAACGGACTGAATTACCGGAATACCGATTTCTACGATACGCATCGAATTCAATACGATCGAGCGTCGTATATCCGAGATTTCTCGAATTCTGGACCGATCGATATCTGGTCTGGCGACTGGTCTGTACATGGAAAACAGACCGGCTTGCTGTTGAGTGACGATTATACGGGACTGCGTGCAGGACAAGTCGCGATTCTGTTGAACGGACTGGATCGCCGACTGGAAGAAACGTCATTGTTACGTACTGTTAATACGATCGGCAGTATAGAAGACTTATGCATTGTAAACAAGTCTCTGATCTATGTGTCGAAACGTGCTGGAAATCCGCTGGATGCCTATGGGAACGGATTTGCCGAGAGTGATGTCGAAGTAAAGCCGCAAGATGCTGCATGGACGCCGTTGTATCGCAGTCTGGAGCAGGAAGGTGATATTCTATACGGACAGGAGCTCGTTATGCGAGCTCCTGACGGTAAAACACCGATCAGCGTTGTGCGCCGGGGATATGACGGCAGCTTGCGGCATACGACCGCATTCGCGATCAGCTTGGAAAAGCGCGTTGATACGCATGTGTTCGAATATAAAGGATCTCGGCTGGAGCGCGACGATGCATTGCAGAGTACGGAACGAAATGCGGAAGAACCGACCGCCTATCTTCAGCAATCTCCTGATTTGTGGGAGGACGGCTGTATCCGGGATACCTGGGAGGAAATGTATGCGTTTGTGGATGAAAACAGCGCGCAGGCTTCCGACGAACTGATCGATGTATTCGAGGATGAGTTCGGCGTGCATAAAACTGCTGCGAACAAGTCTGTGATTCGTCAGTTACCAGACGGCAGTATTATATTGCGGGACGCGTGGGGTTCGGAAATCAGGATGAGTCACGGCAATATCCAGCTGTCTTCTGCAAATAATTTGACTACGATCGCAGGTCGCGATCGGCTTGACATCGTATCCGGTGTTCAATCTATTGCAGCAGGTCGTGGCATTGAATTCGGTACGGCAGAAGGCGATGTGTTGATCAAAGGACATCACGATGTCAAAATTGCCGGAGGATTTGATGGCGATGGATCGACAACCATTGAAAGCAAGGGTGCATCCGGTGTTCTGCTAAATGGGAATTCCGCCGTTTACCTCAGCGGCAAGGATATTACGCTGATTTCCAAAGATCCGGCGTCGTCTGATTATATGGGCGGTGGCTCTATTCAGCTTCTAAACGGATCAGGTCCGATCGTGCTCGCAGGATCTCAGGTACAGGCATACGGAACGACAGGTGTGCAGCTGGTTTCAGACAATACGGCACTCATGGTATCTGGTGGACAGATCGTCGCCGGTTGCAGCGTATTTCAATCTACCGGCAATATAACGGTCTGCAGTGGTGACGTAACAGCTGTTGTGCCAAACCTGAATCGTGGTACAACATCTACGATCACCGCTGCAAAGAGCTACAGCCCGTCCGTTGTCGTAGAGGGCGGTGTTACGGCGCAAACGGTGATTCAATGCAACGGACCGATCATGACCAGAGATGCTCTGATGGGTGATAATGTGTATGCACGGCATCCCAACGATGAAAAAACACTGGTAAAACTGCGGTCGAATATCCAGCAGGCGAATCGTCCGACATCGCAGAGCGAACGCATCAGTAACGCACTCAGTCGGATATCAACACAACTTAGTACCGCGCTTAGCACAATTGATATCAAATCATTTCTTTCCAGATTGTTCGCATTCACGCATACAAGCAAAGCATATGAGATCCAGGAGCCTGTGTTCAGTGCAAAAGGATCTGGCGGCACTGCATTCACAGGTGTCACAGCCATTGACAACCGTTCCAACCTTACCTATATTTATCCAGGAGAAGCGTTCTGGACAAGTTCTGGGATGACTGCTTGGACAGAAGACTGGTTGGTTGGAGAACCGCCGGAACAGACAGTAAAAGCGGTAAACGGCATCAAGCTGAATACCCCAAACATAACATAGAAAGACCGTACAATGACAGTAAAAGAGTTGACCAAGGAGTTGAATGAGCTGCGGGCGGAGTATCAGAAGAAATCGGAAGAAGTGGAGCAGCTTCGTGCAAAACTGGATCAGCCGATTCCCTGTAAACGGTGTGGACGGGATGCTGCAACAGCACCGCTGAAAATTGATGAAGAAATCAAGAAGGAGTATTTTCGCTCGATTCTCGGTCAGAGACCGTTTTCGCATACGTACCGTCTGTACGACAATCAATTGCTGATCACGTATGAAACGATGAAAGGCGATACGTTGGTCAATTACGGTCTGAGTATGAAGCAGACAGACGCAGATCTGCTGCCTCTGGCAAATCTGATCCTGATCGGATCGCTGGTACGCGTCGCGGTGATCGATGAAGCCATGCAGGAGAAAGTATTGTACGAAGCATCTGCGGAGGACAGGGCCGCTGCGGTAAAAGATGTCAGCGCTTCTATGAACAGGCTGGCGGCCTGTATGGACCAGATGCTGATTATGACGTTGCGAAATACTTGCACCATGTTCAATGCACTGTGCGCCGGTTTGGTGGAAGTGGGGCAAGACGAAAATTTTTACAAGGGCGCTGGGCTGTATTAAGCGTAGAAGCAAAGTGCGCCGGTGCGATCGATTATTCAAAACCGGTACACCCGCTGCTTGAAACCGTCGTTCAGCGCCGATTGGAAGCCAGATTAGAGCAGGAATCGTATCTGACCGCACCGTCTGTAGACGGCTCGGATCTTTTGTATACGACCAATCAGTATGTATCGCATGTACGGAATTTATTGATGCCATGGAAAGAACGGGATCGAGCGCTTCGGCAGAAACAGCGATATGCTGAATGGTATCGCAGGTTTGGCGCGGCAGTAGAACGAGAACAGCAAGAACAACGGAAACAGTGACTATGCTCGATGCGGCAACTCAACAATTAAACGGTGTACTACCTCCTCAGCTGACTACGTTGCTGCAGCCGGTGATTTCATATTTGGTAGACTCCGCGCTGACAGGAAACAGCTCGCTGCTGCGGTTTTCGAATACGAATCCGAACTTATCGTTCGAGATGAATTATCAAACCGCATATAACCAGCAACAATATAAAGCGTTGTTCGACAATGTGCGGAAAGAGCAGAGTCGCAGGCTGTCCCGTACTGTAGTGGAGGGACTGTACCGGTCTCTTGGATACGATGATATCTCCGCACAGTATCGCGCAAACACGACAGGAGGGAATCTGCTTGGATGGGGCGTTGATTCATTCCTGTCAAACTCATGGAACACGGGTCTCAGTACCATTTATGAAACCGCGTTTCAGCGCCGTTACATCGAAAGTCCGAACGGACGCTCCGCGTCGTACGCCGCACGGTATCAGCAGCTGGGAGATACGCTGCTTCGTATGCAATTTCAGGAGGGCGCGTTCGGCAACGCCAACTTTGCGGATGTGGGACAACTGACATCTGCATTGATCTCATCCGGGCGTTATGATTCCCTTGGAACGGGTGCAGATGAAACGCCGGGCCAAATCGCTGCAAAAACGCGTCAGATTGCGCGCGACACACGGGAATACACCAAAGCGCTGAACTCCCTGCGAGATGTGCTCGGTGGCGATTTCCAACAGATGCTCGGTGTGCTGGATAGCCTGTTCGGCGGCGGTGCCATCAATATGAGTCCTACCCGACTGCAGAACATGGCGAACAATCTGCGCCATGCGATGACCGTATCTGGAATGGATATTCAAAATATGGCAACACTGAGTGCGATCGGGTTCAGCTATATCGCACCATTCGGCGGTACGGAGACCCAGGGGCAGTCGATCGCCAGTGCATCTGCCTATTATATGGGGGCCGGCATCAGTGTGGAGGGTGTAAAATCCGATGTATACGGATCCAGTCTTGCGATGGCGCAGGCGAATCGTGTCATCGCAGGTGATGCCCGGTATATGTCAGCAGCATTCGTCGCGTATGTAGATGCGGAGAATCAGCGGAGACGTGCTGCCGGGCAGTCCCTGTTGGATACTGGAAGTGCGGATGCGTATCGGGAATTTACGGCAACATTACGACAGGAGAGTGTCGCGCTGAACGCCAGCTCTCTCGGAGATTGGCTGTCGCGCAGATATGGAACGAATCCTCAATATCTGAATGCGATCTTAAATTCCGATATGGTGACGAAGTTAAGCGAAGAGCACAACATGACGCTGGATATGATCGGACAAAGCGCTCGTACTGCAAACGAACTGAGGGCGCAGCAGTATGGAGCATTGGTAGGTCCGAATGGCGAATACCAGCAGTTCGGATCTGTCCGGGAGTTGCTCGGTGGTGACTACACCAATATGCGGGCAAACGACATCTACCAGAATGTATTGACAAATGCCCGGAATCGGGGAATGACGGAGCAGGATGCTCGTGTATTGGCAGAGCGGGTTCGCGACATTCAAATTCAAACGGCATGGAATCTGTTTCCAGAGATGACGCAACAGGAAGCGGAGCAAACTGTTTTGAATGCGCCCCGTGCGGAGCGTCTGAGAAATGCGCGTATCTACAGAGATCAGATGATCGATCAATACGGAGAAGCGATTTCTATTCTGGATGAGAGTGGACGCGCTGGCGGGTTTGAAGGAATTCTGCAACATATCATCAGTCGTACACGTGCAGGCAGTGAGGAGCGTTCCACATTGTCTGATATGTTGCTGGGAGCGGTGGGGTTGTCTTCGGACACTGTGCGCATGATCAATAACGCCAGCGAGCTGAACAGCATGACGCTGCGCAATCTGTCAGATCGAGATCGCGCACGGATTCAAGAGCGGTATACCGCGATCACCGGCGATCAGAAAGAGACCGACCCCACAAGACAGTTGCGGACGATTTACAGTCGTCTGATTCAAAACGCGCATTTGACCGGAGATATTGTCGCCGGCGCGAAACGCACAGGTTCTACGTTGACGGATGCGGAGTATGAGCAAGCGCAGAATGCTGCACGGGTTGCATTGCTGACGCTGCAGCAGAATCCGGAAGATCGTGAAGGGCGGGAAGCGCTGCGACAGTGGGCAGCCAATACGGAAAACGAAACATCCGGAAACCTCGTTCAAAGGGCGCTTGACACAAATCAGGTCAAAGATTTGTATACGAGCGCGGGAAGAGAGCGTTTGCAGCGTGCGGTCGATCGCAGATCACGGGTAAATCAGTATGTAAACGAGCAACTGTTTCTGGGAGATTCTTCGATTACAGAAGAGCAGAAAAAAGAATGGTTGGATGTCGCGACACGCGTATACACCGCGTCAGAGCATCTGACGAACGCGCAGCGTTCACAGCTGCGAAAGCATATTCGGATTGAAAACGATGAAGTCGTTGTTTCCGGCGTGTCAGGCGGCAAACTGACAGCAGAAGCGCGTCGTGAATTGCGTGCGCGTGGTTTTGACGACGAAGCCCTGGCACACGCGGAAACCATGCTTTCCAGCGCCGCTCAAACCGTCAGTAAAGTATCCGCAAAGGAAACCAGCCTGGAGACAAAGCAGGCGATGGTACTGGACCTGATGCGACTGGCGGATTCCAATGATCCGGTTCAGGGTATTTTTGAATTTTTGCAAAATGATTTGCCGATTCTATTGCAGAATCTGCGCAGGGGGTGATTCATGCCGTCATCGCTTTTTTTAAATCCTCGGATTATACAGCAATCGCTGCCTACTACCGCAGTGCAGGCGTCTGTCAGCTTGCGGATCGGAGGAACACTGACATCGTTTAATATGGTGAATGTGTCTCAAGGACAGCAGCGTGCGCGGTTGCAAGTGGATGCGACAGCAGATGGTGCGCTGTATGCAATCGGCTGCAAGGGAGGGATCGGTATCTACGAGGCGGAGTTTCTGGAAGGTCCGTATACCCGGTGTACTGGCAGCGGATCTGATGGAGACATTCCGGATTCTCTGATGCGTACTTATATCAACCTTCAGACGATGTCAGAACGGAAAGCGGAAGTCACATTTTTCCGAGAAGGGATCGGCACCAGCGGCGGAAGCTCTCAATCAATCGGACGGTTCGTCGGCATTCTGAACAATATGGTGGTTCGACTGGTGGACGACCAAGGTATGGTCTATCTTTCAGTCGCAGTAAACATTCTGGGGTCCTGGCAACCATGAGCAATGACATCAATAAAATCTACGGGATTCTGACGGACGGTGTTCCTGAGGTTGGTCCATATTATCGGTATACAACGATCAGCCGTCGCATACTGGCTGCAAACCGTGCAGTATATCTGGAGCGCCTGATCTCTGCAAAAGCGCCGTCTCTGCAGCGAAAAGCGATGGCGGAATTCTGCATTCGCTTAATGCAGAGTTCGGAACAATGGGTTTCGCTGGTCACGGAGTTTGATCCGTATAACACGTACGCATACGAAACACAGGAATCGGACGAGCCTGTCGTATTGCCGCTGTTTCGGGATGTTGTTCAGTGGGCGTCCGTATGTCCGTTTGGAGTCGGCAGCACAATACAGCTTGCCGGCGATACGGATGTAGACCGCGTTATAAAAGCACTTTGTGCGACGGTGCGGTATGAGTGATACATTCAACAGCTCGTATATGATTGAAAAGCTGGAGCTGCACATGGGCGACAGTGTGTATCCAGTTGTGCAGATCCAGATTCAGGCACAGATCGGCGGATTTCCGGAATGCCGGGTCATGGTGGCTCAGGGAATCGAGCTGCTGAGCGCGGAAGAACAGGGTTCCGCGCTGCCTGAGATCGAATATGGATCGGAGGCGTCGGTTGTATTGACGCTGTCATCGGAAGAAGGTGAATCTACTGACTACGTATTGATCTACGGGAAAATTTTACTAACCGCCACGGATCTGGCGCTGACTGGCGAAAGCATGGCGATGCATCGGACCTTGAAGATCGCATGCGCTGCGGAGTTTGCAGACGCGCTTTCTCCGGGTACACTCTACTTTGCTGCAGAGGCTCCCGGCAGCGTCAGCACGATTACAAAAAGCGCTTTTAATCGTGTCGGAAGTTTGTCTGGACAGCTTGCCATCGATCAGAATATCGCGCAGAAAAATGGAATGCCGGAAGCGAATCTGGCGGAATATACCGCGAAGATGCTGGATTATATCGGCACGGATAAACAGGCGGTTCCGTCGAAAGTAAAACTCATGGACGTTGTAAACACCAATACATGTCCGTCCATGCGATTATCCACCAGTAAACTCCGCCCGCTGACCGATTGGCTGGAATCTCAGATTTTACGTAGGATTCAAAGCAATACGTTTTATCAGACATTCACATCGATCATTTCTCAGTTCTATCTGTCGGTAATTCCGGATTTCCTATCGACCAGCATGCCGGGGCTGAAGATGAATGTGATACCGCTGATGGCGTGGGGTAAGGAGATTTCACATGCGTTTACGCTGGGTGAAATCATCAACCCGAAACATACGATTCAAAGCAAAGGACGGAACGAGGTTGACGGCGTTGCCGTCAAATACACGCCGTATGTGCCGCAACCGCAGACACAGGGTATGGTGAGCTTGAATCAGACGGTTGTCTGTATGGAGAGTGTTGTCGACGGAAAGCCGAAGTTGATCGAGGGCGATTATTCTGAGTTACGACAGGCGGGCACAACTCGTTCGATCGTCATGATCACACTGCCGTTCTGGCTGTCGTTCGGGATGCGCGATGCGTATGAATCGGTTCCGATTACCGCGAATAAAACGCCGGTTACCAGTGCCGGAACTCCTGCTACGAAAAATACTGCGACAACGACACAGACGATTCAGTATATGAACAATTGGGCGCGCGAGTGGGCGATCCTTCTGGCAAAATCTTCGTACGCGGCATTAAACCGTGCGACATCAACTGCGGTACTGAATGTACCCTTGATCGTACTGCTGAACAATCGAAGCCACCTAGGACATGTCGTCAGCGCTGTGATTCCAAGCACTGTAAGTACGAGCGGCATCGTCGATGACAGCGATCCGGAGCGGGATACGGTTGTTGGATTATTCCAATCCTGGAGCTTGTCGATTACATTGACAAACAGTACATTAAACGTAAGCGCTGGAATCAGTTTAACGCATGTGCGGAATCTGGAGGAAAATGAAGCGCTGGGTGTAGATTCTACGATTTATAGATAAAGGAGACAGCCATGCCGGAACCAGGATTTCATACCAATCTGGGCAGCGCCGATATCAAACAACCGCAAAATGCGCTGTTCAACCGTCAGCGAACACCTCGTAATTTAGATCCTGGGTCTGATGGCGACAATCCCGTCAATCAGGTATTCTCCACCGTATACCAAGCGCGGAATGCACCTCCGGACACCGAGACGGATCTGGATCCAGTCGACGAGCTGCTGTCTACTGCGCCGTTGACGAAACGTCCAGATTCTGCGGTAAATACAAGAGTGCCTGCGTGGAAACGGTATCAACAGGGGGATCAGACGGTTGCCGGTGCGCTGCTGCAAGAGTTGACCCCTACGATCGATCGCGCGATTCATACATTCGCGAACGATGATCCCAGCTATAAAACGCAGGCTCGGATTTTGTCGTTGAATGCAGTGAAATCCTATGACCCTTCTAAGAAAACACAACTGTCTTCTCATGTATTCAACCATCTGCAACGACTGCAGCGACTGTCGGCGCAGCGCGGCAACTTGATCTACGTTCCGGAGAACGCGGCGCTTCAACGCAGGGCGATTGAAAAAGCGCGGGACGAATATGAACTGGAGCATGGGGAAGAACCTACGGTTGAAGAACTGGCTGATCTGATGGGAATTAGCATTAAGAAGATCAATAAGCTGATGAGCTATGGTGGAACGACCTCGGAAAGCGCTACGCAGGATGAACATGGGGACTCGCTGGCCGGTTCCTCTGTGGAACATGCGTTGGATCTCTACGATCGGTATATTTACGAAGAGCTGGACCGTGTAGATAAAAAGATCTATGAATGGTCTACCGGATTCGGCGGTGCAAAACGACTGAACCGAGCCGAAATGGCGAAACGGCTGGGGATCTCGGAGTCCGCTGTCAGTCAACGCGCGTCCTCTATCGCTCGAAAATTCAACGAGGATCGCGAGATGATTCGGAGAGCGTTTTATGCCAACAACTAGTGCGAATACCGTCAATCAGATCAAACTGCAGCTGAATACATACTTCCAGCAGCTTGCGGAAGCAGATGCGCCTCCTGTGGACGCGCTGAATACGCTTCCGGAGCTGTCTGATATGTCGTCTATGCTGACTTCTGAGATGCGGGAAACGCTGTTGAAAGAAGATGCTCCCGAATATCAGGTAATTCAGGTGCTGCAGTCACTGAATGAAGCTGCAAAGACGTATAATGCATTGTTGATGACACGCAGCACCAGAGAAGACGCACTGACGACGTTTAAGAACTCAGCAGTGGAGATCACAGAAGATGGCGAATGATTTTTTATTGGATTTACCTGTGGATCAAGCGGTCGATACCCTGAACGTCGTAGTACAGCGGCAGCATACGGTAGACCCGCTGATTCAACGTGCGATGGTTCTGGCATTGCTGCGAAATGACCCGCAACTCCGTATTTTTGACGGAGAGGGGATCTATCAATCGCTGACGAAAGTGACAACCGGCGCAACATCTGCGCTGCAGAGTGAACTTAACAACTGTCAGACATATTTAAAACAGCTGTTGAATACGCCGGCCGTTCAGATCTCAGATTTATATTTTACGATCGACACGTCCGGAACATCGATTCAAGTGACATTGCATATGGTAAAAACGACAGGAGACACGGTATCCGCCGTGGTGATACAGTAATATGGCAGAATCATTGAGCACCATTATCTTTCAGGAGCTGCGCGCTGCCTATCCTTCGGTGGACTGGACAGTCGGCAGCGTTGTACGTGAATTGATCGCGGAACCAGTGTCGACACTGGGTTCATTGGCCGATCAATATATACAGGACGCGGAACAGCAACTGAATCTGGCGGCGATTCTCAGAAATCCGGCGCAGTATTCCGCTGAGTTGAATCTGTGGATGGAACGGCTCGGTCTGGATTCAACACGAAATCGCGCGGCATCCGGGACTGCTCGGATCATGATGACAAAATTGTCCACTCCCGTGTCAATCATGGAAGGCACGATCCTGACATGGAATAACGTTCAGCTGACAGTATCCGAGACTACGACATGGTTCATATCCGCTGCGGATGGTGCCAACGTGCTGACATACCGGGGACCCAACGCATATGAAGCGGTGATCCCGGTGACTGCCTATGATCAATCCAACATTGCGCTGTCAGAAGGGTCTCCGCTGAACTGGTCGGACGCGCCGAGTACGGTATACGACGTCTGCGTCGGTTCTGCAATTACAGGTGGACGTGTTGAAATGACGGATGCGGAGAAAGCCGCCGCAATTCAGGATGTTCTGTTCCCGGCGGCATTCTCCGGGGAATACAGTATGAATGCAGCGCTTCGCCGTAGGTTACCACTGGTTGTGAATTCCGTAAAACCGGGAAGGAAACAGGACAGTGCGGTCGGACAGGTTCCTGTCTATGTAAAAACAGTGAATGCACCGGAAGTCTGGGATATCGATGCTGTCTGCCGCTCAACAAACGGACAGATTGTATGTGAAATCGACGGCACCGGTGTATATGAAGTGGTGGAGGTAGCCAATCAATACGGGATTACCTACAACTTTCAATATGATCAATCGCAAGCGACAGGGGACGCGAACAGCACGGTGCGCATCGTCGTAGACGGCGTTCGAGATCAAACTCCTGTCGTTGTACGGGTTCGTGGTTTGAAGACCTTGAGCGCTGTACAAACCGTGTTTGCGGGCGAAGAGCCAAGTACGCCTTATACATTTCTATCGAAACTCCCGGTCATTGTTCAGATTGACCTGGAGCTGCATGTAGCTGCCGGCGATACAGTCACTGACGAGGTGCTGAACGAGCTGCAGACCTACATCTCCAGTCTTCCGCTTGGTGCGGACGCCTTAAATGACAGTACGATCACCGTATTTCTGCGCGAACGCGGTATTACACTGACGACTGCGACTTTCTACACAGCTCGTATTTTGTATGGGGACGCACCGAGAATTGTGACGACGACCGGCGGTTTGAGTCTCGACAGTCTGTTGACGTCGACAGCACGTCCGATCGCTGTTTACTGTTTCAATGACAGGATTGCTGTGAATTATGCTGGATAATCTTACAACACTGTTGACACCGGAATGGTGGAAGCTGATTAAGCCGAAGCAGCTGCCTGCATATGCAGTGCGTGTGCTCAGAATCGCAACGGATCGTCTGTCCAATACGGAACAGATATCCAGCACGGCGTCGGAACATCCTGCGACCAGAACCCGGTATACGGTATTGGACATTCCACTGGAACGGATTGTGCAGAATCAGTATCGTGCCGGTGATGATGTCAATGTACTGACTGTCGCAGGTTCGCAGAAAAACTCCGAGTGGACGTATTATATCGACGCGCTTCCAACCGGATTGACGCTGATTGGATCTACAACAATGGATCAATTCTTACTGCGCGGCGCGGATTTCAAAGAGTGTGGCACTGGCTATTTATTTCGAGATAATCCTGCGGAGCACGGCACGATCATTCACCGAGGAAAAGGCGTACGGTGCATCTTTCTGGCAGTAGGCGGTCCGATGCGGATTACACACAGACCGCAGGATGCGATCTACTACAGCACTGCGACAGATCCGATTGCGATCAAGGCAATCGGCAACGCGCTGACCGACGCGCAGGTTACCTGCGGCATCAGCGGCACTACGGTCAATGCCACGCGGTCCGTTGGCGTTCCGATGCACGCAGATCTCGTATATCGGGTATGGACAGAGGGATCGTATGACTTTCTGCAGCTGGACAGCGGCGATGTCTGCGCGTCCCGCTGTGCGCATAAGAACGACATACAACCGCAGTCATCCATACAAAAAGGTGCTCAATGGACGACGGCGGATCAGCAGTCAGCTGAGATATTTTACTTTCCGCTGTCCGGATCGTACGCTGCAGGAATCATGGGCGATATGCGGGTAGCAGATTTTCCGAATATCCTGGAAGAATACCCGGATTTACCGGTAATTTCCGGTGTGTTTCAAGGCGCGGATCTGGCTGAACTCCTGAAAACACGTGGTTGTAACCTATTGAATGTGTGGTATGGTATACCTGATAGTGGGACGCAGCGAGCGCTTGGTCGGTATCTGGTACAAGACGGCATGCAATTGACACAGCAGTGTATTACTGCAGAAATTACGATGTCTGAATGTTTGCTGTCGGACAGCGGTGCCGCTGATAATTCCGCAGAATCCGTTGCGGAGTCGATATCGATGACAGATTCAGCGAAAGTTCAATTTATTGTGTGAGGATTTTTTATGTTGCTTCAAAGTACCGAAGTTCTGTATCAGGCGCTGGGCGGCAGTCGTCACATTGACGGCATGTACTTGTTCCACAACACGACAGGGACCGCTCCCAGTGTTCCCAGCAACGCCACGGCATCTTATTTCTTTTCCAACGTATCGACGTTCGGCGGTATTCTGAGAACTACGCAGGTGACCCCTGCCGGAAGCGATCAAAATACCATGTCGTTCATTTCTTCATCAGCAGGCGCGGAATCATACGGAGCGTCGTTCGCGGACGGCCGTAAGGTATACGCGATCGCGCTGGTGATGCGGGGATCGACCAAGGAAGAGGATCTGGTGTTGTCGTATACGACGATTGATGCAGTGACAAAGGCTGCGAACGCTGAAATTACTGCGAAAGGAGTGCTGACAGTATGAGTGTGAATTGGCCTTCTACCATCCCTCAGATCACAGATGGTGTGACACGATTCGCGGAAGCGGACTTGAATCCGATCATTCAATCGCTGACGGACAGAACTGATTTTTTGTACAATGCGACAGCGACATCGACAGAGACCGGCGGCTATATCACAATGGACATCGGATTTACGTCCGACTGTCAGAAGGGGATGCTGATCGCATACGACGACACAACCGGTCGCTATATTCCTGCCGCTGCACAGTGGGCTTCAGAACCGGCGGCTGACGGGAGTATGCTTCCTGCTGCCAGCGCTTACGTGGCAGGTGTACTGTTGACCGATGTCGGAGAGAACACAAACGGAACACTGCTTCGTCGCGGTGTGATCAGCGATCCGGATTTGATCCAATGGATGGTCCCGAATAAAGTTGCAGGGCGCTATTTTCTAACAACAAATGGAAAAGCATCCAACAGCAATTCGTTTACCGCAAACCTGCCGGTGTTCTGTTTCACTTACACAACATCCGGAAAACTCCTGTTGGATCCGGAAATGCCGGAAACGCGAGGCCATTCGCATACTGCACTGACATTGAGCAGCGCGAATTGGCGATCCGTCACATCAGGCAGCGGCGGTTTTCCTGCTGGAGCCAAATTCTACTATCTGGATACCAACGATGCGCCGGTTCGTGCGTTGCTCCAATCGAATACAACCGGACTTTCCTTTACGTACAATGGAACGGAACAGCCGGATACCGTGTGGGGTGTGCATAATAACACACTGTATGTCAACCTTACAATCAGTACGTCTGATGTGTGTATGCTTCACGGAATTACTCCCTACATGGGCACTGATCCGGAAGTACGTGCGATTGCAGTCGAGGACGGCAATGAACTGCTGACGGTGAATAAAGTTGCCGGAACCGTCATTCTCGGCATGGATTTCTCCGTCTCAGAGGAAAATGATTACACGGGAATCGGTGTTACATCGTTCAATAAATCCGGTGTAAAAACAGGTCCAATCGTACAGGAACTGTATGCAGGCGCAGGAATTGCGATCAATCCAAGAACCAACGCATCCGGAGAGACCGTACCGGGATGTCTGGAGATCAGCTCCTCTACCAGCACACAATCGTTGATCGACATGATGCTGGTCAACGCGGACGGTGCGATGCTCGGCGGAGCTCCGAGTAACGTATGTTACGTACTTCCCGCCGGAATCAGCAGCTCGATCTCTGGGACTGTACGCATTCCGTACCATGAATCCAGCAATCAGCAAGGAAAAGTCGTCCTGTGGTTAAAAGGGAACGGAAGCGCGATTAACGGTATTCGCGGTTCGGTCACTATCCAAAGACCCCCTACCGCAGGCAATCCGGTCAGCATCGCAGCGGAAACCGAATTCATTTTCAACAATATCAGCTCCAGCAGTCCGCAAAGTCTGTATTATCTGGAGAGCGACGCGCTGTCCAATCTTCCAAGCAATGGATTGTTGGTGTTGAAGATTGCGGCGGTAAACCCGACTGCTAACATCTCGATTATGACAGTCGGTCTGCAGCTGGTATAAGGAGGGTCTATGGGAAGATTGTTGCGAGAGTGGCTGGATGAAAACTATCACAGAGCATATCCATTGGATCCTTCCACGGCTTCGGTATCCGGTACGCTGCCTCCGTCTATTCTGCTGGATATGACTTTGCAGGTCGGTGGGCAAATCGATCCAGATCAGACATGGATCAGTTCTGTGATTATGGATGGCGTATCCGCGCAGTTCGGACTTTCCACCAGGGTGAACGGTACCACCATCAATCTTGGTACCATTTGCACGGTTGCATTGGACACACCGCCGGGAACAGAGGTGGAGGTTCAAGCGCATTTGCCGCGAAGCGGTCATATCATCAACGGATACATCGTCGTAGGCACATTAACCGCTATGTTGGATACGATGTCCGTCGCAACAAGTCTGACTTTGGAGCAAGGTAAAATCGCTCCCGGCTGTATTCTGGAAGTAACGGATTGGCTGGCCGGGTTGGTTGTAAACAACGAGTTGTTCGGCGGCGTCGTAAATATACAGGCAGGTACTGGGATCACATTTGATACGAAAGTCGAAACAGTAGACGGTGTGCAGACGCCGACCGTTACGATCTCCTGCAGCGATTTTCAGATGACAGATTCCAACAGTCAGATCATGAGCGATACCGATCTCGCGAATTATATTTATGATACGTACGGAGCGCCGATTCGCACGATCAACGACGTACCACCGGATGATGCAGGAAATATCGAGTTCGTCGTTGAGAACGGTGATAATATTGGACTGTCTGTTGAAGGAGTAGGCTCGACAGGTGCGCTGATCATCAAGGATATCAACGGAAAACCATGCTGTACGCAAGCCGACCTGCAGGTTATTATTGATAACATAGGAAAGCTGAATGAGCGTGCCGCCCGCATGGAATCGACACAGTCTAATCTGGATACCATGCTGAATATGATCAGCACATATCTGACACAGGTGGGTTGATGCTGAAATTTATAAATGGTGATGGTACAGAGTGCATTCCCGCCGATACAACCGCAGAGGTATGGCACACACTCTGTGGTCAGCGTACCGTACAATTGATTGCGGGAAAGAACATTCAATTCGAAGATACCGATACGGATGCGCTGATGATCGCAACGTCGTTCACAGACACGCCGGAACATCGATACCAGCAGTATATTCACAGTAAGCAATTGGCAATGGCTTACGGAAACGAACGCGCCGGCGTTACTGACGTAGACTACCAGTTTATCTCAGGATATGAGGGTTCGATTTATGCACCGAAAGGGCATCCGTATGTAAAAACGATTCAGGCAGTGTCTGCCGCAGGCGACGGCAACCTATCGGTACTATCCAGCGAATGCGTCGGAATCGATGCAATCGCCAGCCGAGATCAGCAAAGCATCGTATTCTGCAAAGACGGCAGCAATTGCGATCCATGTGAAAGTTATGTAGAGCTGAACGCATTTGTGTGGCGACTGTATCATGCGTTAAATGACGTTGCATATCATCTGCTGGGATTTGATCCGACCCGACAGTATTGGGGCACACTGATGTCCTATCAGGGTATGGTGGCGCGTTGGAACACATTTATCTGGCAACAGTCCTATCAATTCCAAGTGGTGCCGTTGCGAGATACTCTAACAATTGAACTGAGCTATACCTGTGTCCGCTGTACGGAAAAAAACGTAAAGATTCATGCAGTGTTGACGTTGCAGCATGCGGAACCTGCCGCAAACGGATATGTCAGCTCGGCGTACTGTCTCGCGCTCTATTCGCAGGGTGAAAGCAAACGCGGTACATTCAAGCCTAAGATTCAACAAACAGTGACATATGAAAACGGCATGACACTGGAAGAATCCGGTTACGGATCCGATCTGATTGGAGATCAATGGACATCTCGACAAATCGACATTACAATCGATGAGATGCATCAAAACGACTATTACACAAAAGCGTTTGTCCTTTCCTTATCGCAGCAATATTACAGATCGAATGCACAGGAAAGTTTCTACCTGCCGGAGCCTGCTCCGGAAATGCCGGAACATGTGTTGCAGTTGGACGTTACCTGGGAATCAAAAGAAGGCGTTACAATTGCAAAACAGAAGTCCGATATTCGCATCATAGCACTTCGAGCCTATGTACCCGCAACCAGTAGCAGCAGCGGAGCGTCTGTATGAAATATATTAACACATTGCCGCAAAGTCGGAGTTTTAATCGACCGTGGTTGACATTACATACATCTGCCGGAGTAGCGGCGGGTGCAATCACCAGCATTCAAATTACGACAGCGTCCGATGCTCCGATTTATCTGGCAGGTCTGGATATTGAGAATGGCGTGTTGAGTTTATCGCTTCGGCAAAACGACTTGCCGTTCGCATCTTTGATCACAGATCAGAGTAACGAGATACTGCGTATGACGGCAGAGCACGAGAACTGCATTTCCGCGATTGTCCGTACCGGTGCGCTGGACGGCGTTACCGCGTCGTACCGAGATCCTGACGCGCAGATCAGACGCTGTTTTATATACGTGCAGCCAGACGCGAATACAACACCCCGTACTTATGAAGTCATGATCGATGGCGTACTGCATCAGTACACAGATACCGTAGAGCTATCCATCGACGCGGCTGCGCTCTCCTATCAGCGAAACGAGTTAGGAACGGTTACTATTTCCATGTCCGCAGATCAGAGAAACCAGTTCAATCGTGTTTCCACTGATGCGGAAGAGATCGACGATACTCTGATTACATCGATCAACGGAATTATGCCGAACGAAAAAGGAGAGATCTCGCTTCGGTTGTCGTATGGTACATACGGTACTGTACCCCTGACCCGTGTCAGCAATCGTGTTGCAGTCATTCAGGCAGACCTTGTCAGCGCAATTCCTCCCTGTGATTCCGAGGATTACATAGATACGGTCTTATCTCCAGGCAATGTTCGGGACTTTTCCAAGATGCCGTTGGACGACGCGTATACGTCGCAGACAGTAGATGGTAAAACAGAGTATACGCGCAATTATCTGCTGCTAGAAGGGACTTCGGAAACGCCTCGCAAATACGCACTGTACTGCGGTAACGGTGTAACACTGTACGAAAGGAATCCGCTTCATGATTCTTAATAATTTTGCACAACCATCGTTCTATCCATTTACGACAGACAGCAGTCGTATCTTGTATGAAAATTACAAACTGCCGGCTGGTATGATATATGGTGCGTTGCTTTGTCCGCGACTGGCAACGGACGTAATTCTGCATGTCTCCAGAATCCATACAGATCCGATTTCATCAGATACAGAATTTCGCCAGCATTGGTACATTGCGGATGAAACGGGAACCGATATCTGTGATGTTCTGTTTTCCAATCGCAGCGATACGCTGCCGACTGGTCTGCAGTCGGGACAGCCAGCAACGGGGTATGCGTTGCAAAACGGTGAATACTGCGGAGTCCTTCGCGGTACATCGATGTTCTATGCGTTCGCAAAGTTACTTCCAATGGAGTTGGAGCTGAACGCGGATGCGTTGGTGTTTGATCCGGCAACCGTCCGTATTCGTCATGTAAACGGATTTTCTGATATGCTGCTGGAGCAATCACCGGTCAGAGGGATTATATTTGATTCAGACGTATTCGATGTATCAGAGGACGGAACTGTGTCGGTGCAATCCAATATCGGCGTATCTTCCACGCAACGTCCGATCACTGCGTTGAAAGTTGTCGGCGAGAACGGTGTCCTGTCAGACGCGATGACCGGTGAATCGATCGCGCTGGTATCGGATATTGGAAGCTCAATCAAAATTGTGACGACAACAAATGACATTCAGATTGGAAGGGCAATGGACTTTCTATGAGCATTTATAATCCAGCTCCGCTGTTTGTATCTACACATACTGCGTATCGAACCATATCCGACGTCATCTTGGATTTGCAGGTCAACTGGACGACTGCGGATCGCGTGGAATCCGGTTCTGTTGCGCAGGGTAAGACCATGTGCAGCGGCACGATTACAGCCAGTACCGCAACGCTGACGTTTCAGGGATGTTCGTATTATCCGGTATTGGCGCAGTTTTCCAGAACGGTGACAATTCCGCTGACAGGAGGCTTGTCAGAGTATGAGGACGATGGGATTTATCTGGTGATCCGACGTCCTGACGTATCGGTACAAGTTACCGATATTGAAGTCGAACCATATCTTGCGATGTATCCGGATGCACAAACGACGATTACACCAAAACGCCGTAATTTTAGCGGATTGCACTATAGTTTAGAGGGGTTGTCCACTGCATTCAATCAGATTCGAAATGCTGATTTTGTCTGGGACTGTGTTTTTTATTTATACGATGTCGCTGCAACCGACAACTATCCAATGGTTCGGTCGGATTCAAGCCTCGTTACCGGCATGGCATCGCACAATGATGACCGTTTATATGCGTTCCGATTTTATCATCCTTTTTTGGAGAATGTAGAACGATTGTCCATCGGGGATCATTTTACATACAATCAGAACGATTCTTCGTATACCAATTGTTTTACGGGCGGATCTATCTCATATGGCACCCCGATCCACATGCGCTGTATCCGGGAGTCAAACAGAGAGACCGGTACGGTAAAACTGTACTTCAATGACGTGCTGGCAACCGAACTTCGGGGAAACGTTGTATCGCTTCCTACTGACTTTGCATTCTATGCAGACAGTGATTTGGAGTTCCAATCCATGTTTATAACCAATACGTTTTTACAACGGACATGGACGATGCCGAACGATATTATCTGGGAAATAGCGCCGGAATCCGTTGTGCTTCCAACACAACTGAACAGCAGTGATTCCGTACAGATTACGGCGAATGAAACCACAATATCCGTGTCTGCATCGGCACCGCTTGTCGTGCTGCCAGGAACAGAGAGAAAAGCGGGAATCCGGTGGATCAACGGATTGAAACCGGTCAACGGCGATATCTCAATCAGCGGTTTATCAAATATGCAAATTATAGTAGGAGCACCAAACAATGGATAACTGTCCTGAGAGTGGTAAAATTCAAAGTGCTGTGATACCGGATCTGAATTGCAACAATCCAGCACCAGAATCCATTTTACGGCTTCCGACGAGGTTGCCCGGTGTCATCAGTCCCAGTACACTGGAAGAAACTTATCAATTGGCGTCAGATGACGTCACGACAGCGTGGAAGGCAACGTATTATCAAATTAATCCGGACGGTGTATCTACAGATACAAACACAACGATTTGTGTAGATAACACTGCAACCAATTATGACAAATTCACATGGGTGGACTGGCTTACGCCTGCGCATCAATTGGAACAGGATCGGAATTGGATTAAGCAACCTGAGTGCTCGTTGGACGGCGGTTCCAATGGCTTGGTACATGGTCCTGTGCGTCCTCCGGCAAGTCGACAACCGATTATCGCACTTCCGATGCCAAGTGTTACAATCACGAACAAATACAGCGGAGGTGGAGGCGGTGGAGGTGGAGGCGGCCCGTATGATATTTCAATAGACGGAGAGTTTCCTATCTATGTGACGCGTGTAGGCACAGATTACACAGTTCGTTTGAGTAGAGAAATGTTTTCCAATGCTGGAAATGTCCATTTTTCCTGGGTTGGTAACCAGGTCGTTGGATGGATTGACACGCATGCCATTATGTCGCCAAACGAGACAATCTTTGTTGAAACCACTGGTAGCGGTTATGATATTGTAGTTAATATCGATGTTAACTGGGAATGCGTTCAGATCGATGATTCGTTGGCGGATTTTGTCGAAGCGGTGTACAGCGAAACGGGCGTACTTTTTAAAATGAAACCACTGCCAGAACTGGGGGATGGTATTCTTGTAATGAAAGACGGAAAGCTCCAAGTTTATCCTGTCCCGTCCAGCGCGGTACTCGGTGGTGACGAAAATGGACAGCTCACCAGCATTCCATATTCTGATTGTGAAACAGCCTGCGAAGAACCTTCCAGCAGTTCCATGTAATGTGTGCGTAAAGGAATGTTATTATGTTTTGGCGTAAATGTGGAAAGCTGATAGCAACGAGTCCGACAGGAGGATCGTTAATAAATTGTGATGAATGTCCTTGCCCATATTATGGAATTTTTTTTGTAACCCAGTACGCTACCACATATGATCCTGAAGGCGGTTCATCTGAGATGGATTATAGCAATTATTGCTATAAAAGTCTGGAACCACATCTGGCTGGAATTTTTAATAACGAAACAGCCATTTCATTGAATGCAAATTACGGAACAAAAATTTGTATTCCCATCTCAAGATCAGCTGCAATGAGCGGATTAGTTGGATCGCGATCCGGTACAATAGATTCCACTGAATTCTGTGCCGAGTATAATGACGATCATACAGAGTGTTTGCGGTATAATAAAGTATCATATGACATCAAAATATATCGAATAGGTAAATGCTTTGACGATTACGATGCATTTGCAGAATATTTTTATGGACCTTGTGGTGTAGAGCCGGACAGTAATGGAAACTATCCTGCTATTTTTAACGGTGATCCGATAAACGGTAGTTATACATCAGCAGCGGGTGATTGCTTATATACGTACTGGACGCCGCTTGCGCAAGAATTGCTGATACCTAGAGTACAGGTAGAAACTACTATGTATGGTATAGATCATCAGATTCATCCACGCGAACAATACATTGTCACGGATGATAATACTGGTAGTATGCGTGTCGAGTATGACTGCATGACGTTGCTTACAAATGGAAATCAAACTTATTATAAGATAGGAGGATCAGGTCATTACAACGAGGAAGGGTATTGGGAATATGAAGCACCTGATTGCTGTGAATATTGGAGTGGCAGTCGCGATGCATTATCAGAAATAAATAAAAAAATCAATGAAGATAAGGGAAATAAAGAGAGCTTTATCGAAAAAGATCAGTATATAGATACAATACCGGGACGGTACAGCACGATGTGTTTGAACCGTACTATATTCGCATGGATTGATGGTATAGATGTCCATGGTTATCAGAACTATCATAGACGATATGGTGTTATTAAATTTATAAAACCGGATAACGCTCGATCTGATGCTACCGGAGTTCGTTGTATAGTTACTGCATATTATCAAAAATACAATCAAGGAGAAGACTGTACACTTACAAACGGTGATCCGCCGGAACCGCAATATATGTACAATAACCAAGAGGTGACATTTCGTTTTGGAGATACAATCGAAACTAATATCTTGGATAATCAAGTAACATTCAAAATTGTAAATTCGCAGGAATGTGCAAATGATTGTACTTACGATTCTGACAGCAATCGTCCGGAATTTAATTGGTGCTCTCATATGGGAGATGGCACACATACTGAGGATTTTATTCTACATATTGCTGCAATTGGGTACACATTTGGGTAGGAAAGGTAAATGTCATGAATTCTATGAAATGCTGGAGTTGCGCGTTAAAGCACCTCGCTGGGGCACTTTCTTATGGGAAAGAAGTATTATCAGGACATACATATGGTGCGGAGTTAGATCATCGTCCTGATCTAATCGGAGAGCTTGTTAACTGTGAACACCACGCAGAACTTTTAAATTCTACATTATTTGATGTAGTAACTGGGATTCGCAAAAAATTGCAGGACCACCATGGTATCTGCACACCGGATGACCTGGACGCAATTCGTGCGCTTTATCTGACGACAGAGCGTATGGAATCTACGGCAACAAAAGAAGAACAACAAGCAATTGACAAAGAAATATCTGCAATCGGTTCTCAATATCAGCCGGTAACACCCTTGCAGCAAGTACTCAAAAAATCCTTGGATGACTATCCGGGAAATCCAGAAATATTAGATTTGGTTATCACTTTAATCACCGATCAGGAACAGTTTGAATTTCAATATCAATCCATTCAACAACATGCAAACGGTTATCGCCGAATTATTGCGGTGCGTCCACTCTGTTCTTTAGATCAATATACGGACGTGATCGTTACGCAACACTCTTTATATCAATTATGTCAATCCACGGAGTTAAGCGACGTTTTTATCTATATGAACGGACATCAGGCATTTCTCCACGACTATTCATTACAGCGCCTTCCACCGACATACGCGCAGCGAATACTCCCATCATTTCAGACAACACGGACGAGGTTAAAACAGATATACGAGGCTGCGTCGGATTATGACTCATTTATGCCGCAGCCGATCGACAAGGCGCTATTCACTCAATATATGACTGATACTGCAATGGACTTTCCACTGTCTTATTATTTTGCATATAAAAAAGAGAACAGAATTTACGATACGAAAATGCTGGGAAGTTATATCGATCGTCCCATCTGCTGCAACACACGCGCGGCGCTTCGGCATCTTCCTATTGTTACATGGCAAGGAACAGCACAGTTTATTAACGTACGTACATTTGCAACAGATCAAAAACTGATTCAACTTTCATAAAAAGTATAAAATATGACTCCAACTTCCATTTTATTAAAGAATGACCAGTGTCCCGGCGATCATCTGATGTTGACTGCCGCTGTACGTGATTTAAAACTTCAATATCCTGATATTCGGATTAATGTTGCTGCAAATGGGGCAAATGCGGATATTTGGAAAAACAATCCATATCTGGACAGAACAATTACCGCGAATAACGCAGATCGTGTCGTTGAAGCGCATTATCCGCTGATTCAATATTCGGATACCCATCCGTTTCATTTCATTCACGGTTTTCGCCAGTATCTGCAATCGGAACTTCGTCTGACGATTCCACAGCGTGGATTCTGGGTTGATCTGCACTTCACGGAACAGGAAAAAGCGAAACCACCGTTTCAATTAAATACCCGGTACTGGATTCTGAATGCGGGCGGTAAGAAAGACTTCACGAACAAACAGTGGGAGTATGACCGCTTTCAGCAGGTCGTCGATGCGTTGAAGGGAGAAGTGACTTTTGTGCAGATCGGGTATGAAAGCCACTGGCACAAACATCCAAAATTGAAAAACGTCGTCAGTCTTGTCGGTAAAACGTCTTTACGACAGGCTCTGACGTTGATTTATCACTCTGCCGGTGTTCTGACTGGGGTGAGCTTTCCATTGCTCGCAGCGTCGATGGAAGGGCCGCCCGAACGAATTCGTACGGTTCGACCCTGTGTCTGTATTGCTGGCGGACGGGAGCCTGTACAATGGCAGCAGATGCGCGGAACACAGTTTCTGCACACATGTTGTATGCTGGATTGTAATGCAAAGGGTGGTTGCTGGAAAAGCAGAGTCCTTCCGTTATACGATGGAAAACCGCAGGATAAAAGTCTTTGTGTACATCCTGTAAAAACCAGTTCCGGACAGATCATTCCGATGTGTATGGATTGGATTACGGTAGATGAGGTCGTAGCAGCAGTACGACGTTGGGAAACCGGTTGGAAGATGTCGAATTCCTGACACGATATCGCATTGACTTTAAACAAGTTCCGTCGTATCTTATGTGACGGTAACGATAGGAGAGCTTCACGATGGATACAAAAAAGCAGACTCTATGTGTCATTAACGGAGGCGGTCTCCGTCAAATTGAATGCGCAACAGGTTGCTTGAAAGCACTACAGCAACTCGGTGTGCAGCCGGATTGCTACTGGGGATCTTCTGCGGGCGCTGCGATTGCCGGTTTGATGGCATCAGGGTTGTCTGCAGCGGAACTGGAAACCATTATCCGGAAAACCAGGGTGTCGGATCTGTATCAACCGTACTCTAAATGGCGACAGTTGCTGGGTTTTATTCCAGGTTACACGCCGGCGCTACTGAATCCAGACGGTATGTATCGATTGCTGTCCGCTCACATTACACCGCAAGCAATGGAAAAAGCGCTGGTGACGGTAACGCGCTGTCGTGATGGAAAGTCAATGCGGTGCGGTGCTACCGCCAAGACAATCATGGCCAGCGCTGCGATTCCCTGCGTATTTCCTCCGGTTGAAATCAATAGCGTACGGTATGAAGACGGCGGTGTAAAAAACATGATACCGACTCCGAAAATCTCAGAGATCGATACGTATGAACACATCTACTTCATTCTGTGCAACAGCGACATCAACAACGATGAATCTTCCGGTATGCTGGCAAAAGCGGTGGAAGCATTCAGCCGTACAATGGATCGGGAAGAAGTAGGTTTCTTCGAAGCAGGCTGGGCAGAGCTTCCGAATGTGACTGTGATCAAGCCGACCGCATATCCGAGCAGCCTGCTGGAATGGTCGGATTGCTACGGACTGATCAACCATGCATACGAGTACACGCTGTTCACAATGCAGACCAATGCGGCAATTACCGGGAAAGGAGTACAGCAATGAAACGAATCATACTGCTGTTGGCGACCGCCTGTATCGTATCTACCGTGTACACAGGTTGCGCCGATCTTACGCTTCTGCAAGAAGATCAGGATGTACACCTGCAGCCAGTCGGAGAGTGATCGATGCGCTTTATCAATTTCAATACGGAAGACGCACAGCAGGTTGTAGAACGACTGATGGAACAAGATGATGTACAACACTTGCCGGCTGCTGTCGTACAACAATCGGATCAATGTTTTGTTTGGCGTCCGAATGGGCGGGAATCCTGCTGGGAATGCACTATCAAGCATCTGGGAACAGCTGCAGCGTATGCGACGGAGCTGCGGTCCTATCCGCAGTATTTCATTCGTATGATCGGCGAACTGAATCATGCGTACATGGAGTGTCCGGAATCATATCTGGCAGATCGGATCAGAGCTGTATACAAAGAGGCGCTGCGATCTAATGTTGTTCCGAATCTGGAGCCGCTGCTGACGCTGGCGTATCAGCGATTTCAGGAAGTGCTTCCGTCCTAATCTTCAATGTCTGTAAACGGATACACAATGTATCGAAGTTCGGGACAAACAGGGGTGCCGTATTCAAGCGAATACGAGCATCCCTAATTTCATTTGCAACCTGAATGATTTCATCTGACAATGGATCGGAGTGTCCGATCAACTCACTTGCTGACATGTCGAGGTGCGCCTGTACTTGTTGATACAACAGAAAGGCAGATCGTACCTTTCCCTCCGCAACAGCCAGTGTATTCATCATGAGTTTGATATACGACGGATATCCGGTGTAATATTCTTCAAACAGGATTTTTGCCCGCATCAGGTGCTTCATCGCACAGAGAAAACAGCGGGGTAAAGGCAGTTCAGAGGACACCGGCTCATCGGGAGATCGTAATGGCGAGGAGGAACCATTTTGTAAAGCCGGTGCCTCTGAACTGGTTTTATTGGTATGACATCTACAGGCCATGGTCTGCTTACTGGTAATCTACCTGTGTATTCACGCGAATACAAACAAGTATGGGTTTACTTCTCAGGAAGAATCCAATCATCCCGCAACAGATCGTTGATCGTCGGCATCCATCCAAATTGTGCGATTTTATTCTTTGAATCACCTTTGAAAAACACTGGTTGTATCTCCCCGGATAATGCCCCGATCAAATCAGCGACCTCAGTGGACACAAGATCCGTCAGCAATTCTGTGCTGCTGCACAGACAGTATGTACTGCCATCTGGCAGTTGTACAATACCGTTATTTTTCATCGCATCCAGTGCTTCGCTAAATGTAGCCATGCCTCAGGTCCTTTCAATCTCGAACATTCAATCTATTACAACAATCTCACGTTTCAGCAGCTCAATCGTATTCTGATATGCTTGCATCAGCACGTCGGACGACAGATAATCGGGATAGACCAATCCACTGCGAGCCATGCCCGCCATCGTGATATCCGCAATTCTTTCCAATACGTCGAACAGATTGACGTCTTCCGGTACACGGTCGGTCAGATGGTGGCGCTCTTCAGCAACATGGCGACGATACCACGGAAGTTCTTCAAACTTTGCACCGTGCTGCTGCGTTTGTTGAAAATCTTGATGAAACTGATCGATTCCATCAATCTTGGTCCAGTCGTGCTTTTCTGCTGTCGCCAGTAGACGCTCCGCAAAATACCGCATAGCCTGCCGAACGTCGCCGATGTGCTGCTCTGAACTGTACAGCAATTCTTCCTTTGTAACTTCATGGTCTGCGCTGCGCGTATCCGCGCTGTTACTCCGCCTGATTTCCAACACAGTTCAATCCTCCAGAATAACCCAGTCTTCCAGCAGCATGTCCGACTGCGAAGCCAACCAGCCGGTCAGGATCGCTTTTCGTCCGGTGCTGTCATGCGTGTACATGCAAATTGTGCCGATACCGAGAATCGTTCCACCGTTTTCAACGACCAGCTTTTTTAAAGCCTCGTCCTTACACCATTCCGCTTTGATCTCAACCGCAGGTTTCAGCCAGAGGAACATCCCTTTTCCATTCCAGCCACTGCGTGCAACCCGCTTTCCCTGCTTCAAAGCCTCAATCGCATCACCGAATGTCATTTCTCGTCCTTTCTTAGTTCTTTTACAACACAACATCTGACAGTTTTTCAGATGTTTCGATCACTTGCTCCCACTGCCAGACACCTTCTGATCCTGGATAGTATACACATGCCGGCATATCTGCTTTCGCTATATACAAGACATCTTGATACCGGTAATACAAGCCGTTTTCAACGTCCATTCCATAAAAAAACGTCTTCGGATCTTCTTTTGTTCCTGCTGATGCGTCAATCGGTCGGTAGATTGCCAGCATCCCCTCCGCACCCGGCGGCTGGTGTTCCAGTGAATCCACCGCCTGTACCACCCGGTACGGCCGCCCCTCGTGGTTCACGATTTCGAGCGCGTCGTAGTGGGTATTGGCCGCCCACATTTTACACAGCGGTGCCAGCGTGAACGCCGCCGCGTCATCCGCCGCCGGAATCGCCAGCGCCGCCGCCCGGACCTGCATCGAACGCAGCAGCTTTTCCGCATTCGCGACCGGGTCAGGCTCCGGCGGAAGCTGTTCCGCCAGCTCCGGCAGACCGTCCGCACCGGTCACGATTCGCTTTCCTGCCGCCTGTCCGTCAAGCAGGTTGTGGTAGAGTTCTTCGGTGATTTCAGCGTATCCTGCCGGGACGGTGTATTCCCCCGTCTCCGGATCAAGCTCGAAGTGAATTTCATCGATATAAAAGCCATCTTTCCAGTAGTATTTCATGGTATTTCTCCTCCTTAATATCCGATGGCGATCCAGTAAACTGCGAAGCTCCCTGAGCTGGGATAACCTTTTACAATCACATTCAGTTTACTGTTCCCATCAAACACCGTCGATGCGATCAATCCCGAACCGGTGGCGGTGGCAGTGGCTACGAACGCTGAATTCGGGAATGCAATCGGTAAAGTGACACTCGTTGTTCCGTCAGCGGTTATATTCAACACAGCTCCCCACTGCACAATCGTTCCGCCGGGCAGTTTGAAGTAGCCGGGCCGGGCTTTGGATTCGGTGATGTCCGCATCCATCAACAAACGCCGCCATGCTGAAAACGTGCGTTCGCTTGAACCGCTAATAGCGTTAAAACAACTACGGTTAAATGACTTATTTTTGTCAAACACGATAAGTGTTTGCGTCAAGTAATTGCCATACCTGAGTACCTGCAAAGTTCCGCCGGTTTGTTGATACGTTTCAGGGTAGTTCAGGTGCGGTGTATCTCCACCGATGAAATAGAAACCGTGGTCGATGACCTCGTTGAAATCAACCGCCCCAGACTTTGCCAGTGCGTTCGGATAGATACCGCGTGTAGTCAAACCGGTAATTGCCGCCTTGTCCGCCGCTGGCATCAGTCCTGCCACTGAAGTTGTGGCGATATCCGTATCAACGATTACCCTGTTCCATGCATTCCATTTTGCATTATCCTGTGCATAAGTGCGAACAAACGTCTTATTCGTATACAACTGCGTGAAGTACTGTGTAACATACTGGACTGAACTGGGACCTACAGCAACCAGAGTACCTGCATAGCTGTCTGTCAGAGGACCATTCGTATGTGCAGCGCTTTTCAGAAAATAGCTGCCAGTCGTCTTATAAGTGTCGAAGTCAGTAGCAGTGTCAATATATGTTGCTCCCTGTTGCAGAGCATCCAGCTTCACCTTGTCGGTAGCTGTCATCAAACCTGCTGCTGAAGTTGTGGCGATATCAGTATTAACAATTACTTTACTCCACTCACTCCAAGTACCTTTGAGGGTGCTTGTATCAAACGCATACGTACGAATAAATGACTTATTCGTAGTTAGCTGTGTGAAACGCTGCGTTGTAACATAAGACGTTCGATCCGATATAATGTCCAGTGTTCCGCTATACGTACCCGTTAATGGGCCGTTCGTGTGCGCACCGTTGAGCAGGGTGTAGCACGCATTGAGGCCAGAAAAGATGTTAAAATTAATCGCACCCGCCTGCGTTGCATACCGTAAATTATCCAGTGCATTCTTGTCCGCTGCCGCCATCAGCCCGGCCGCCGAAGCCGTGGCCGCTGGGAGTGTCACCGCGCCGGAACTGTCCGGTGTCTGGCCGTTCACGTTTTGCACCAGTGCAGACTTGTTGAGCTTGCCCCATTCTCCAACGACTTGCGGTTCTGTCCACGGAAGCTCATCGGGAGTAAATGCAGCCCCATTGTGAGTTGCCGTGTCAGTCATGCGAAGTGCCTTGATCCAGCCGGTAATTTTTCGGCTATCAGTGTCTCCATCCCACCCAATCCACAACGTAGAGTCATGCAAATTAGGAACAGACCATGTACCGGAGGCAACAGGTGTACCATCTCTAAACGCAGTATATTTCTGATTCCCACCTTCCATATAAACTTCAAACGTGAGACGTACATCCGTATCAAAAGGCCAACCGCTTCCAAGCGAAGGACCACCGCCAATCTCAAGATTTCCATTACTTTGCAACAGAAAATCCATGCGCGGACTTGTACCTCTTCCGAACAGGCACTGCATACTCTTACTGGACACGTTGTAAACAAGATCAAGTGTCCATGGCATACTGTCCTTAAGAAATAAAGACGTTACAGAGTTGGGATTGAATGACAAATAAGCATTACCAGCAAACGTCATTTCTCCAGTGTCAAGTACCATCACATTAGTATTTTGTAAGACCACGCGATCACCACCACCAACAGCCTGATTAACGATTTGGTTATTGCTGGTCACCGGTTGTATCAGTAGCACAGTGTCACTATCATTTCCGCCGCCGACGGTCGCGGTCGCATCAAAGCAGGGAATATCACCGTTGACGGGATTCTCGGGCAACAGCCGGGAACGGTCGATTCCTTCCGTCCAGATCGGCTGGCCGGCGGGAGCGGCGTAATCAATCAGCCGCTCCGGAACAGCGAACGCCTTACCGCCGTACCGGGCTCCGGCGGTTACGCGGAGCTTGTTGGCTTCTCCCTTGAACCAGCGTCCGCCGTCTGTCGTTTTACCGCCGAACCAGAACGGATTGTCAGAAGTAAACGGAACGAACTCACCTGTGAATGCAACCTGAAGCCAGATCGCTCCATTCAGGTAGTAGTTCAAGCTCCAACCGGTGGCTGTCTTCTGCTTTTCAACGGCGACGAAGTGCCATTCATTCGCAGCACAAGCGATTGAGTTGTTCGGCCAGTTCGGAGCCTTGATTACAGATGCGACGTAGCCGCCGGTGTCCTGTTCCAGTACGTTCTTGGTCTTATTCCAAGTCAGGCCGATGCTGTAGCTGCCCCAATCTCCTCGATTTTCCGTCAGGATGTAATTCCATTCCGACGAATTGGCGGTGGGCTTCATCCAGAAGTCGATCGTCCACTCCTTATCTGCCGCGAAAATTTCATCAGTTGCCAACACCGCAGTAACGTGCGAATCGTTGCCATTGAACAGCAGGTTGTTGTCACCGGTGAGCGTGACGCCCTGTGTCGTAACAGCCGCCGGGGCCGCATTTCCGCTTGCCGAATCCGTCAAGGCGCTTTGCAGCAGCAGCCGGACATCGTTCCCATTGCCCCGGTCCGCGCCTTCCTGATATTCCAAAATGTTACCATTCTTACCGCCGGTTGGCAGCAGCCGGGCTTCATCGATTGCCGTATTGGTTGCAGCGATTGTAACGTTGCCACTGGTAGTATCTGGTGTAATGCTGATTCCGGATCCGGCGATCAAATCTTTTTGTCGAACAAGTATATTGGTTCCAGCCATTGCAGAAAGCTCCATGTAAAAAAGCGTGATATTCCATTATAAAATATCACGCTATTGATCGTTCACAAAGTAATATCTGACAATTTCTCTACCGCCTGTTCAACCACCTCCCACTGCCAGACACCCTCTGATCCTGGATAGTATACGCATGCCGGCATATCCGCAAGTGCCCGATAAACGACACCTTCATAGCTGTAATATTTCCCATACTGTACATCTTGTCCGTATGTAAAAGGTTTTGGATCTTCTGGCGTACCGCCGTGATCCAGGTCGATCGGTCGGTAAATCGCCAACATTCCTTCTGTACCGGGAGCTTGATGTTCTAATGCGTCTACGTCTTGTATGACGCGGTACAGCGCGTTCTCATGCCACAAGATCTTTCCTTGCTTATAATGCTGACCTGCCTGCCATTGATCTGCCATACTGGATACTTTCCGTACCGTATCATCGTCATCCAGCGGAATTGACATCATGGTTTGATCAACCCACAATGCCTGCAGTGTCTGTTGCGCGGTTGCACGCTGATACAGTTCCTCATTTATCTCTAGAATGGAATATGGTGGTTCTCCATGCACAGTAACGTCAATGGACCATTCCTGCAGTCCGGTTTCATCTTCAATTTGATCGATTGCAGCAACATGCTCATAATAGAACGGATACCAGAACTCCTGCACCCATTTCTGGAGCGCAATGCCTTTTGGTCCTCCGCTCTTCGCTGCTGCATGAATTGTAGGCAGTATGTCGTCCGAGATATACTGATTCATGTAATTTTTGCACTGCTCCCAGCAGCGCTGTTTTACCAGCGATTTCTTCTCTTCGAATGTAAGCTCTGTTGCGGGCGATTGATACAACACCCAGGATGCTGTGTCATCGTCATAATAATACTGCTGTTCGAAATCCGGTGGTTCCTGCAGAATATAATCAACTGGCAGAGGGCCTGGGAGTGCTTTTACGACCGTTTCCCTGGAATCTTTTTTCCAGTATGCGCGCAGACCTCGGCAGTCCTCTATTTCATGATCCCAGGACTGTGTCTCCGTATTAAAGCACCAGCAGTGGTGCTCTTGTCCGGTTTCCGGGTACGGGACGTCCGTCATCCAAGGCTCCAGCTGCTCATTGTCGGGCAGTTCCCATTGTGTAAGATATTCGTTTTGATTGTGATAATTGAACGCATATACAGTCTTCATAGTTCATATCCTTCGTACAGTTGTTTTACGGCGAATGGTCCGACTAGATCAACATACACACCGTTTTTTGTATATCCTACAATTCTGATGTTGGACGGTGGATTTGATTCATCTGCATATACGATTCGATATAGCTCATTACGACCTGTCAACACGTAGATTGTACCACTCAAACAATTGTTGTCTGACGTAATTCCGACAGTTTCTACGCCGTAAATGTTCAACGCTTGTTCCGTGCCGTCCGGATGATAGTAGTAAACGGCGCTATTTCGAACCACCATTCGTCCGGGAAGCAGCTTTGGTTTTGTCTGACTCGTACACAATTGCCGTAGGTACAGCGTGTTCGATGAATACACATCGACATCCCAGATAACATACGGAGCGCTGCTGTCTGTCGTTTGGTAGCAGTACATAATGCCCTGGCTGATGATATCTCCTTGAAATGTTCTGGTGCTAGGCGACGTATCAATCAACGTTCCAGTCGGCGTTTGATTCGGAGTCAACGACGTAATTGCAGTGTTCATAATGTATGCACCCAGCTGATCTGTGGTCAATGCTGCAGTACCATTATTTTGATTGTTGATCTCCGTATATGTGTGCCAGGATGGCATCTGTGTGAACGATAGTTTATAAGCTGCTGTTCCTCTCAATCTATAGATACCGTCAGCTGCTTTTACATAGCTGTGTCCATACTGCGTAAGATCCTGTCCCACACCCACAATCTCAGAAGAGCCTGCGGTCGCGGTCAATTTTGTGATGTTGTAAGAGTCCTTTGATGTATTCTTCGGGGCTCCTACATAGGTATAACCGTCTGCTGCAATGTAATAAATCCAATTTGCATCTTCCACCCCTACAATTCCGTTTTGAACCGGTGCAGGTGTAATGGTCGGGACTTCTATCACAGACGTATTGTTGTATTTGAATATACGTGTTTGATTCACGACAACGAAATCACCCCAGCCTTTTGCACAGCTCCAGAATACAGAGCCGACATCAAACGGACCAATGATTCGCGACGCTGCAACCTCAGATGTACTGGTAGGACCATATTCCAACACCAATTGATTGGATAACTTTCTGTGTTCTGCACCACGCAGTAGCTTGTTTTGTGAAATATTCATATCAGGAGATCAGTTTAACCGGCATCGTCGCATATACCGTATCATTTGTGTTCATAAACGTCATCGCGTACACAACACCATCGGATAAATCATCTGTGATGACGTTGCCGGCAAAAGTCATTGTAGCACCTGACACATAGGTGAAAATCAGCACAATCGCGGTATTCTCTGGAATATTGGAGGTGACTATTGTGTAGCTATTCGCAGAGATCGGATCTAATATGAAAACTTGTGCGTTGCTGCCGTTCAATGAAATCGTGTTATTGCTGGCTGCTACGTTCATTTTTGTATCTTGCAGCACAGCGTTTCGACCGTTCACCACCAATTGGTCTTTATAAATAAAAAATGTAGAACCGGCCGTGCCGATTAAATCGCTGTCCAACGATACTGTGTATCCAGAAGATGCGGACCCACTGACACTAATACCGGTTCCTGCCGCCACGGTCGTTCCGCTGCTGATGTCCGGTCCTGTGATCGTAAAACTGTTCCACGCATTTTTTGTGACGGTAACACCGTTGTTGCCGGTCAGTGTAATACCAATTGCATCTGTGGTCAGTCCGATTGTTGTCGTCGATCCCGACGTCGATCTCGTCAACAACCCGCCGCTAACTTGTACATTGGACACAAAGTTGGAAGTATTCAGGCTCAACGTTACCTGATTCCCGTTTCTGGAGGCGGACAGCGGACTATCTGCCGTAATGTTTGTCACGACAGTGGAATCGATTGCCACCGTATATACAGATCCGCTATTTGTTACACTGATCCCGGTACCGGCAGTAATTGTCACAGGATCTACTCCGCTAGATCCTGACACTTTTTCCGGAGCAAATGTTGTTCCTGTATTACGATAAAGCGCATTGTCCGATCCCCAGTACAGCCGTGTACGTTGATCGGGTGAAACCAACTGCGATCCAATCAATGTTAATGTAAGATCCGGCATACTGACTCATCCCATCATAATTTGTTGTCTCTTTATCATAATATAAAACAGGGTAGACGAACTGCCTACCCTGCTTCCTGTTTTTATGTGATGTGGACTGTTACTTGCCGATCAAACCGTTAATTTGATCCTGTACGCTGTTGATAAATATATGCCAGGGATTGTTCGTCGCATCCTGTTTCGGATTTTGCGCTTCCCACGCGCGATATTTCACAGTATAAATACGGACAATCATCTCCAGCTTCTTAGCGAGGACCGCGCTGTCTGTCGACTCTGTAAGAATCAGAGGATATGCGCGATCAAATTGTGCCAATGCGGTATCGCTGGTCAACTTTCCGCTAAGCGCCAACTGGAAAAATGTCCTCGATGCCTTGTCCGCCACGCCTTTATCACAGTAAATACCCAGCAAAATCGACTGAATTGTTGCGCTGTTGTGTCCTGTTGCAGCGTATGCCTTTTCAAGATCTTCAACCGAATAATTCAGAATCCTCATCAGTTGCGCGCGTTCGAATGCAGCAGCCTGCTTGCCCTCACCCGCTTTAATGGCAGCTTCCATCCAATCTGTGTTCTTTATCTTATTGACCCACGGATTCACGAGCAACATACTGTAAGACTGCGCGATATCCACATCGGTAGCCACACCGAGATCCGCAAGTTCTTTCTGATACACGGACAGCATATCAGCATACGCACAGGAAGGATTCGCATAACTGTATTGAACTGCCGCTGCTGCAGCAAAGTATACTTTTGTACTCGACTTTCCTTTACTTTTGACCGTAGGCTTCACTGCAGTCAGAGTTTCAGCATATACGTCAGCCTCGCTGTCACGGCAGATTATCAGCGGGGATCTCCGAATATCGCCGCTCAAAATGTCGGCTTCACTGATTTCGATCGCGGCTCCTGTTGTCAGCATTCCGGCGATCAACGCAATTGCAAACATGACATGTTTCATTGTTGTACCTTCTTTATGTATTTTGGGTTTTTGTATAAGGACATATTGTCCGTGCCTTCTGATCCGTCTCCGTGCAGCGTAATTGTTCCTGCGATACCGGCGGCTTTCCATCGTTGCTCCAATGCGACGATCGTGTCCCGATCTTCTTCATACGTCGTACCGGATGTTCCGTTCGTCAAATAATATACACGCGGTCCGCTGATGACAACATAATTGGACCCGTGAAATGCAGCTAAAAGTGTAGAAAGCACGCTTTTCACATTTACATTGGACGTACTGAGATTTGTGATGACATATCCACCAGCACAGGTGGCTTTTCTGGGAATCAGTTGTGGAACTTGTCCGTCCAACCTGCTCCCTGGAACTTGTACTACCCAATCCAGCTGTTTCGCATTCATTGCAGTTGGACCAAAGAACAGTTCTCCGAGAATCGGCATTGCTGGATTTACACTGTGAATCATAGCCGCTGTAAAATCCATGAATTGTTGATCTTGAATCAGCAAATGTGAGGATGTCCTCCGCCAATGACTGATGAATCCGTCGCAGACGGCTGCCAACTTCAACAGATAATCCATATACTGATCCGGATCGATGTACACGGGAGCTTTAATTGATTCCGGACCGCCGAATGCAAACCAGACATTGAATCCCATATCCTTCAGATAAAGGGCCAACGCCATCAGATAATCGGAACTTTCCGTTCCCGCGAAGGTCAGCAACACGGCATTGTATCCTTCCTGCTTTCTCAGCATCAGATTATCGTACAACAGCACTGCCTGATCTTTATTGCGAGGAAGCCGTACCTCTGCAATCATCCGTACATCCATAGGAATCATACCGACAGTTGTACACGACCAATCCTGTTCATAAATATCCATCCATTTTTCCAGAATGTCCCGATTCTCCCGAAAGAGGGACGGATCATTCGAAAGACTGTACTGATCGATGATTTTCTTTCGTACGTTACGAACGAGCTCCGCACCGATTGCAAGACGGTCTTTAATCGAATCTGTTACGATGTCGGACAGCTGAATAGGCTGTGTTTCGAGCTGCTGTACTGTTTGGATTTGATCCGCTGCCGGAATATCAGAAGAAGTTGCGATCGCAGTATGTGTAATCGCGGCGGATGTCAGGAGTTCCTGTCGTTGCAGTGCGGTGTAGGGAATCGATGCCGGTTCCAGTTTCAAGACATCTTGTTCTATGGACGGAACGTCCTTACTCGTCGTTAGGATGCGTCCGTCTCCCACATACGGAGGAAGTACGATATCTGCGCAACACGCGCTGATTCCTACGCACAGCATAAATAAAATACGTTTCATAGACGGCAGCCTCAATTACGATGGGGTCTTGTTTTTCCGGAATATGTGACATACATCACAAATGGTGCGGACCATCCGCCTGCGTAATTCACCTGATCCGTATCGCTGGCTGAAGCGGTTTCCGGGATCGTTGTGACATCCAAATCCGTTCCAAGATCACCGGTTTCATAAATACCATCGGTCAGATACAGTCGGATCGCGATTTTTGTGCCGGCTGCGATGTCTGTCAGATTGATCGTATTCTTGCCGAAGAGAGAAACCGGGTTGTTGAAGTTCATTTCCCAGCTCACATTCTGCAACCGCTTTACGGTAGTCCAGGCACCATTTGGAACGACTTTATATTGAAGTTCCGCGATTGTGATGTTACGCGGTCCGGATGATTCAAACCGAGGTGCCACTTTGACATACACCGTAAACGGCATATCAACCGTCATTCCGTTGTAATAGGTTGCCTGTGACAGCAGCGTGGTCGGTTTGTAATGCACCGCATCACCGCTCAGGAATGCGATGTAATTGCCATTGAAGTTATCCTCGGAGAACCAACAGGCATCGGCTGTTCCAACACCGACCATACACAATGTGACCAGTGTCGCCAGGATATGTTTGAATGTGTGTTTCATACTGGATCAATCTCCTTTTTGCTCTTTATAGTCCCGCAACTGTTATTCGCTGACAGTGTTCGTTTCATTTATTGACCGAGTTTCAGAGCTTTTGGCACTGACACCCGTCAGATCTGCGGAGATATCGCTCTTCGTCGCCTGTACGATGCCGGGGATAGCGGTCAGACCCTGTTGATTCGGCAGAATAGAAAGCGCTCCTTTGTTAACTTTACCAACGAAGATTTTACCATGCGGAGAGGGATCTTCCGTCGTACCTGGACTGACGGAAATATAACCGGCCCATCCATCTTCCCATACAATAACGGTCTTATTCTTTGTGGACTCTGTAACCGTTTTGATCAGACTTTCGGAGCTTTCGGTCTTTTTAATCACCGCTCCTGTTTCCGCGTCATACTCGGTAATAGTGCTCCGAGAAATTGCACAGCCTGTTAACAGCACAACGGATGCAACCGCGATAATACACAGCTTATACATAGTACACCTCTTTTTTGTGTTCCGTGTATTCCGTCAGTTTATAGTTGACGGAATACACATATGGGATGTTACAATTAAAAACTAACATCGGTATATGCAGGGTACACGGTGCGATACCAATCGGACACACTGGTATCCGACGTGTTGGACAACCATCGATACCGCAGATAATAAAATCCGTTCAACGTTCCAAGTTTCGTCATGTTCACCATAATCGGAGAACCTCCGAATACTTCATACGGAAACCCGGTAGCCGGACAGGTCTCAAACGAAGAGCCGCCGTCTCCGAGCACATATTGCCGATCACCTGTCGTCGTCTTTGTGTTGATCAGCTGTGTCACGGAAGAGTAGTCACTGCTCTTAGAATACTGGATTTCCAAGTGCAACGGAGTATCAGACTGATCCATCTTCAACATCAACGGATATGCAATTGCTTTTGCTGTATCTCCGCTGTTTGCAGACGTTGCGCTGACGAAATTACCGGCAAACTTTACTTCATAGGATCCGGTGATCTCTGACACTGTAGACACCGCAGCGTCAGATACTGCGTAACCGTCGTCCGCTGCAGCCTCCAGCAATGTAGGTTGTGCCGCCGCAGATGCTATTGTGAATGGTGCATTGGGTGGAGTGAAATTTGATTGATACCGTGCTATACCGGAAAAACGAAGTTCATCGATATATCCAATAGTTGCAGTCTTAGAATCGCCAACATAAGGGCTAACTGCCTCAATTGTGATATCGTTATCTACAGCGAAATCAAATGTGTCGGGCAAGGTCTTGCCGGCAGCAGTCCATTCACTCGGTAAAAATTCTACTTGAAGGACACCGCCAACAAAGAATCGAAATGTATAATCAGATTCAAGGACAAAAGCCATATGAATCCACTCATTGCGAGCCAAATTTCCTTCATACGTATTTGTTTTTGTAATCCTATTATTTTTATCTGCGTTATTTAAGCCGATATACAGACTCGGACGTACGACAGTATAATCATTATCTACCGGGAGTAATTGAAACATGAATGCTCCGCGCGAAGTAGAAACACCATCCGCTTTATGGTATACGGTAAATTGCAGTTGCGGTGTTTGTCCTGTTAATGTCCGATCATCCGACACATAAGAAAAGTATTCAAAGGTATATCCCGTAGCGCCTGTTGTATCTACTTCCGAGATTACTGCACCGATTGAAAATACTTGATAGTTTCCCGACATAGAAGCGATCGCACATTCAGCGCTTGTGGAATTAAAATGTGGAATGGCAGCGCTGTACGTAACTGTCGGCAACTCCTGCGTACTAATATCACGGATACCATACACACCGTTACCTGTCTCACTGATCGGCGTTTTTCCGCTTTCCGTCATACCCGGAGTTGCGCTGTCAAAATGGAACAACGCCAACGTATCCGTATCTCCACTGCCGGAGCTACTGGAACTGCTGGACGAGCTGGAGCTGCTGCTCGATGACGAAGATGAGGAAGAGGAAGAACCACCGTCGCCATACACCGCTGCTTGATAATAAGCAGAGAAGTCGATTCGTAACTCGCCTGCAGATGTCCATTCGATGACAACGCCGTCTGCATTCGTCAGAACAGCTCCTGTCGTACTGTCCACCAACTGTACGATCGCACCGTACGGTATACCCGCAGCATCTGCGTTCGCTGTAAAGACATACTGATCATCCAGTTCATCCGCAGTGAACGTCAAACTGTCCGCAAATTCCAGGCTGTCGATTTTACCCAGCTGCTCTTCTGTGATAATATCCGTCGTTGGTATCGCTACCCATTTCCCGGACGCCTGTCGATACTGGACCAGCTGCTTGTCCGACGCGGTGGTGGGGAGCAACCATTTTTCATCGTTCGTCACACGTGTCGTCAGCGCGGTGACAGTGCTGGTCAAATCTGTGACAGTCTGTTCCGTTGCGTATGGTTCTTCCGAGACTTTATACTGAACGGTAGGAGACCCGAACGGTTGCGTCGGAATCGTCATCACCCCGGTCGGATACCGCAGGCCCTTGGACCAACGGAATTCATCAAGCAAGCCTACAAATGTGTTGTCTTGATTGTTGACCAGATTCAGGTTACCGAATTGCAGATCTTGGTTGATGAAATTCGGTGTAAAATTACCCTGCAACACCAACTGTGTATCCACATATACTTTAACGGCACTTCCGTCATACTGGATCACAATCCAGTACCATGTGTTCAAATTGAATGTATAATCCGCTGTATAAGTACCGGAACCGTTGCCCATATAAAGGTTCCCAAGACTCTGAGACCCTAGGGTAAAATAGGAGCCTTGCGAGTTTCCGAATGACAGAAACATGAAGTTCACAAGCGATTTGGTCGGCTTGGCAAAAAACTCCATGGTCCACGTATTGACGTTGTAGGCTGAAACCCACGGAATTGTAAGCCAACTGAGATTGCCGGACGACAAATTCCCGCTCAGATCGAGCGCTTTGTCAAAGTATCCGCTGCTAGACACTTTTGCGACAGATCCGTGCTGTGTCGGTGTATTCTTGCCAGTAGCATCGGTCCAGCTTGCTTCATCCAAATGAAGCAAACACAACGTCGCGGCATCGATACCGGTCTGATAGTCAAATACGACTGGATGTCCACTTTTATCCGAAGATACGGACGATAATTCCGGCAACAACCGGGGGTTGTCTGTTGTCACAGGGGTTTTGTCGCTGACTTCATAGCTTTTGGTCAGTGTCGTCGCAGGCTGCGTCGGAGGCTCGAAATCAGTAGTCCACTTGGCGTAATCCAGTACGATAAACTCATCGATGTTTCCATAGGCGGTAGCCTTAGAATCAGCAGAACCAATCCGCAAATAGGGCTGCGTGGCATTGAACTCTTTGCTGTTCGAGTTGAGCAAGCTGCCGTCAGCGAACAACATCCAGATATTTCCCGATCGCGCAACCGCGATATGCACCCAGCGGTTCAGATAGTCTGAAGGCATCGCTGCTTCCGCCAGCTTATTGCTGCTATCGTCATCATACCAATAGCTACTGAAATGGGCTGATGCTTTGTACAGCTTCAACGTACCATCTGTGTCGATCCAGCACGCAAGCCCGCCTACGCCATAACCTGGAGTTCCCGCGCCTGATCCAGCTTCACCGTAGGTCGAAAAAATGCCATACTTGTTAGTCACAGAAGTAACATAAATCCATGTGTGAATCGTAAAGTCCGCAGCACCGACTGGAGTTGGCATCTGTACATAAACAGCTCCTGGTGTTATGCGTCCTGTTCCCAACAGTGAACCCGTTCCAAACTTATTGCGTTCCAGTGAAATCGACAGGCCTGCGCGACTTGTGTCATGCGTCACGGTTCGCGCATAGCTGGAATGATCGGTAAAATCTGCGTCAAATGGGCAGTACAGCAGCGTATGATCGTCTGTTCCTGTAGCAGCGGCTTTGAATTCTACAAAATGACCATTTTTATCATCTGTCACAGACTCTAACTTTGGAAGCAGTCTGGTCTCATCCACCAGCGGCAATCGTGTTCCGGTATCATCTACGCGGAACAGTTTTCCGCTATTTTCTACAATCACGGGATTCAGTTGATCGCTCATAGTATTCTCACAGGTTATATTTGTCAGACACGTAACTCCAGCATTGTACCAACTGTTCAGCATTCAGTATAGTATTATACAAAGCAAGATGATATACGGTTCCATTGAACGAATATCTGCTGTCTACGTGTCCCAATCCATCCGTTGGTGTGTTACTGTAATTATCGGTACCCGCCGAATCCAGCTTCGTGCCGTTCAGATAGTATTCCGTGGTACTTCCGTTTCGAACGATCAGCCAGTGCACCGGAGTCGATTCCGGCACAGTGGATAATGACACATAGTTAGTGGTAATGGAGTTTGCCCCGGCGGCAAAGTTACTGTTGTAATATCCGTATTGTACGTCCCCGCTGATACCGAGAAACACGGAATTTGTCTTGGACGCCTGCATGACGAGTGAAATCGTATATGCACCGGTCGTCATATCCCATGCGGTTGCCGGTGTAAACAGGTCATCGGAGCCGTCAAATACAGCACCTCCGTTGCTCGCAGTAATCGTACCCGCCGCGTTCAAATCATGTCCGCCTCCAGTGCTGTCCAGCCACGTGCCACCAGTATAATTTTCATACAATGCAGTTGCTCCGGTGGGCATTGTTCGGTCAATCATAGATGTCGCGGATCGAGAGAATCGAACCTTATGAAGTCCTGTCAATTCCAATCCGGCATAATTGATACTGATTAAATTGTCGCTGTACTGAATACGACGATCCAGCGTGTAAGGGTGTCCAGCATCGTCACGAAGTTGCAACACACCGGGTGCATCCGCATCGTTGAAGTTGTGTGTAATAATGACGGTACCGGACGGCGTAAACGAGATCCAATCCCCAAATGACAGAGCTTCGAGATCCGTTTTCGATGCCGTGTTTTCCAGTTTTGTCTTATCAGAAGCAGACATCAATCCAGACGTGGCGGTCGTCGCATCCGGTATTGTCACAGCTCCGGAGTCATCTGGCAAATTTCCGTTTACACTGGTGACATTGCCTTCACCGATCGACAGTTCGATATTGCCTTCGGCATCAGGGCTGACGCCGTTCACAGTCTTTGGAGGTATTGACCCATCTGGAAACTGAAGATGTTGTCTCATTGTTTACAGGCCTCTATTAATTTATCGTACCCGCAGCGATCCAATTCACATGAAATGTAAAGCCAGGTGGATTTATGATTTGGAATGTAGCAATGGCAATAGATAGTTGCTTTATAACAGCAACAGGCGGTTCCGTTATGGTCCCCCCTACTTGCGATATATCAATCGTTGCGGTTACTGCCGGTGCTGATGTGTATATCTTATCAAACGATACTGTTGCTGTCGTGCTGTCTGCTGACAACACTAAACGTCCGCTCTGTACGTAAGCGCCGTCATATGGATCTGCAACCGGTGGTCTCATGTCATGCCATTCTGTACTTCCGCTCCCGGTTCTCATATAGATGCCACCTGTTTCTGGGCAGAATACGAGTTGCACGCAGGATGGCGATCCCGCATATATTTTTATATTTTCAAAATACACATCACCACTGATACCAGTTGGACCTCCGCTTCGAATAACGCCAACTCTCCGGGTACTGTCGAAACTATAAGTGTCTACGTTGATTGTACCTGAACTGATTCCATCTAAGGGGGATCCCCACGAACGCCATGATCCGTCGGCGTTCGTAGTTCTCATATACTGAATACCGCAGCTACCACCGCTGGTGATGCGCTGCATCACCCTGCTTGTATCTGAGGCACATCGAAACACCTCCAATGTACTGACACCATCAATTCCGTCCGGTACACCGGTCACACCAGAAGATGTGTTAAAATAAGTGCCGGTGTTTGTTATATTGTTAATGCTGCTGGAATTTGAAATCATATTCAGCGTTACGTTTCCATCTAGATCTGGATAAATACCATTCACTTGTTTAACTGTACCACTTACTTCTATGATACTATCCAGTCTTTCCTTATCGTTTGCTGACATCAGACCATCTGTTGATGTCGTTGCAGTTGGAATCGTAACAGCGCCCGATGCGTTCGGATTGTTTCCGTTTACGCTTTTCACAGTACCCGCTGCTCCCAACGCAGCGCTCAACCCCGTCACGTCTGCGATTGCATGTGTATGCGCAGCCGGCGTAAATGATTCCGGCTTGTCCGTCACATTGTTCCAGCTGGGAGTTCCGCCAACGGCACTTCCGTTGTATGTCAGCTGATTCGAAGATACGCCAATGCCGTTCAACACGCTCATATTGCTGTGTTCGTGCATCAGCTCCACCGCAGATGAAACTTGGCTGTATGATTTGCTGTTTTCAGGGCTGGTTCCGACATTCTGTGCGAACAAAGCCAAATTCGCATTGTCCACAGTACCGTCATCATCCGCATCATATTTAGATTTCAGCATATCGCCAGCAGGATTCGACCACGTGGCGCTATCTGCTGTTTTTGTCAGCACCTGTCCAGTCGTACCACCGGCAGGTGTCGTCAGCTTTGTTGCCAGCGCATCTGTAAGCCCGTTGATGGTGCTTTGATCCTGTGTGTGCGCAGACGGTGGGAATGTACTGGGTTTTCCGATCAAATCCGTCCAGCTGACAGATCCGGTAGCACCTCCTGTACCGCTGCCGCTGCCTTGGACAAACACCACAGTCCAGGTCCCGGATATCGTCCAACCTGTGAAGTTGACCTCTACATTGCCGCTCACTTGCTGTAAATCAGGTTGAACCTGTTTCAGATTTTCATCCAGTATTGCGAGGCTGCCGACTGTGGTATTGGAAACCACCAGTTTATTGCTCTCGGTCAAGTCGGACGCTGTAAACTGAATGCTGTCGCGCGCGTCAATACCGGCTGCATCTGCAGGTTCCCATTTCCCGCTGGTCGCATTGTACGTCAAGACTTGATTGTCGGTCGCTTTCGCAATGTTTGCAGTATCGGACAGGTCTGCCAAGGACGACGCACCGCTCCCACCGCCTCCAACAGCGACGCCGTCATACGTCAGTGCTCCGTCCGCTTCTCCGAGTTTATCAAGTGTTGTTTTATTTTCATGCGTATGTGACTGGGAAACTGCTGTTTCTACCTGTGTTGCCGTCGCAGTTCCGATGGCGTCGGCGACCGCTGCATGATCGACAATGCCGTCGTTATTCGTATCGTAAACCGACTTCAGCATGTCTCCGGTAGATCCGGTCGTATCGATTCCGTCGAGCTTCGATTTGTCTGCAGCGGACATCAAGCCGGCTTCTGTTGCTGATGCGTTCGGAATTGTGACAGTACCTGTCTGTCCGTTCACAGAAGATACCTTGGAATCCAGCGAATCCTGCAGACCGGACACATCGGCGATTTGATGCGTATGTTCCGATGGCGGAAAGGTCGTTGGTTTGTCTTCCAGGTCATTCCAGCTGGATACGCCGCTTCCGATCTCTTCCCCGTTGAACGTCGGCTTATTGTTAACTTCTCCGAACTTATCAAGGGTCGTTTTATTCTCATGCGTGTGAGCTTTTACAGCAACATCCGACAGCCCTGTTACATCACTGATGATATGAGTGTGTGCGGACGGCGGGAATGTGGACGGCTTATTCTGAATGTCGTTCCAGTCAACATCGGTCGGCGTAGTACCGCCACCACCTTCGATTTCAGATAAATTGATAACGGTCCATCGCTCTCCCGCAGCCAAGTAGGGAGTTGGATCCGGTGTGATGGTGGATGACTGATAGGGGGCGGTGTTTCTAATACGAATATAATCCAGCCAACCCTTGAAATAACCGACCGGACCTTTTCCGATCCACAGATTTTCATTTACCGTAGGCAGGATGACATTGCTGATCACAGAACGACGCACATTGTCACAATACAGTGCGATCGTAGACGCTCCTGCACTGATATAGTGTTCAATCGTCAACAGGTGCGGTTCTCCTGCGGTGAATCCTTCAATCGTCCCCCATGCTGGAATGTTGACCGCATTGACCTTGCCATCAATCATACCCCAGTTGATTACGTAGTCGTTGTTGTCTGTGAACAGCGATCCGATTTGTACATACGATGATGTGACTTCCTTGGATCCTGTGATATACAGGTCAAAACACCACGGGTTGCCTCCGGTCAGTATGGATTGTGCATTATTCTTATCGATTTCCAGATAGGTGTTGCCGTCGAACAGCAATCCGTGATCGTCAACGCCAAGCGATCCGTGCGCTGTAACAGCCGCATGCGTCACAACACCGGCAGCGGTATCCGCCACCTGACTTGCGGTTGCCGGGGATTGGATCAACAGTTTTACATCTTCACCGTTGCCCACCGCGTCCATCTGCTTATAAATCGGAATATCATTAACTGCGGGATTCACAGGAAGCAGCCGTTCCGAGTCCACTTCCGTGTTGATGATACGAATCGCTGCGGATACACCGGACGGTTCAATCGCAATGCCCTTCCCGGCAATGACGTCTTTACGTCTGATCAATATGGAATCGCCTGCCATACTTAACCCTCGATAATAAAAAGAGTGCTACTTTTTTATTATAAAGTAGCACTCTCTGTGACAGTTTACGATATGGATGCGATTAGAAAATCACTTCCCAATCATCCACGGTGACCGCTGTATTTCCGGTCAAGTCCAAAACATACTGGTTTTCTGTCGCAGTTCGATCTGCTGCCACAGGCAGTACGGTGTATGGAGATGTGATCTTATGAACACCATACGGAATCTGCGTCGCGGTCACTGTGACTTTTCCTTCTGTGAAATTGGACGAGGACAGCGTAATCGGCGCTTGCTTCTTCACAAACGAAGTGGCAAGGGCGTCAATATCCGCGATAATCGTAGAGCTGCCGGTATCTTTCTTCAATCCGGTGCCGAGCTTCACATCCAGAGCACCGGCTGTATTGCTGATTGCCGAGCCAGCGGCAACTTTCACACCGCCGAGCGCATCTGTCGCAGCAGCCGGAAGCACAGTGGGCAGGATTGTATTGGTGTCCTGCACAACGACTGCCTGTCCCGGTGCGGTACCAATCTGCACAACACCAGCCACAGAATCACCGGCCGCGGGGACGCTGAGCACGCCTTCGGTATTTGTAATGTTGGTCCCGGCTTCCACAACACCCTTTGTACCAGCAGCGGCGACAGGAACACTGATCACACCGTCTGCGACGTTGATATTGGATCCGATCTGCACGACACCAGTTGCCGAAGTAGTCGCTTTTCCGATATTCGCACCGGAGATGTTGGTGATGTTGGAGCCATCAAATGTCGGTGCAGAATCTGCCAGCGCTTTCGGTGTGATATACAGCGATTCACTCGTGCCCGCAGTTACATCGGTTGCCGACGCCGCCTGAATATCTGTTGCGACTACCGCATAGTCTGCGATGGTGTTATCAGTCTTCTTGTAGCGACGGAACGGCGTACCCGTTGGATATGTCTCACCATCGAGCACCAGTTCTGCTTGAAGCAGGATGACGTCAAAGATATCGATGTCCGCCGGATCTGTGATGGCCTGCCCAGCGGTCAGAGAGATAACACCGTCTTCCGCGCGTACGGTAGCTTCCCACCGTTCCTGAACGCTGATCGATCCGATCTGCGAACGGGGGATGGTACCCTGATCGTTCAGCGTCGGAACACCGTTGGCAACGCCCTTTTCCGATGCTTTGATGAACTGCATCGTATCGACCGCAAGGTTTCCTGAACCGTCGAGCGTCAGTCCAGACGTTGCAGCATCCGCGACTTTCACGCCGCCGATTGCGTCTGCTGTTGCCGCCGCCAATGCGACATTGTTGCCAGACATCGTCAACCCAGTTCCGGTATTTACTTTCAGCCCGTCCGATGCGGCGGACAGACCACCTGTCGCGGAGAGCTGGAGCTTTGCAGTGTCCAAGAACCCGGAGCCGTTTACAGTCAGCACTTCCAGGTCATTGAATGTCAGTGCCGTGCCGCTCAGTTTTACAGGACCGGCGGAACCTGCAGCGAACTCAATACCGTCAGCACCGGTTGCGGTCATCTTGATCTTTGCACCTGTATAGTTGCTCAGATCTACGGAGCCGGATTCCAGCGCGTCGATTCGGGTGTTCAGTCCGTTGATGGTCGTCTGCAGATCTGTGACCTGCGCAATGGTAACTGCGCCGACTTTCAGTTTATTGTCAGCAGATTTTACGATTGTGGCGTTGTCATACGCCACTGCGATTGTAATCGCACCTGTTGTCGCACTCTGTACGACAGAGATCGGTTCTGTCGCCAGAACCATACGGGCAGAAAGTTGAATACCATTTGCCATAGGGATAACCTCACGGTGTTAAATTACTACCTTCCATATACCTTGAATATCGAATCCGGTAACATCCAAAATGTACGCACCAGTTTCGTCAATTCCATCCGGAACAATCCCGAAATACACGTTTCCGGGAGACATGATACCGCTCGGAACCAGATCCATTTTGATATGGAGTTTTCCATTCTGTATTTGATCCGGTGTAAAGTATTTTGTGCGGACCAGTCCACGATTTACCAGTGTTTTATCCTCCTGGATCTGATACGTGTACCAGTTGTTGCCGTCCCCCTTCACCATCAAGATCTGACCGCTGTAGGCAGTCGGATCTGTCGTTGCGTACTGCTCCGCTTCTTCGTACGTTAGAAATCGTGTATTTTTTTCGTACGGAAGCGCGTCAACACGCTCCATACCTACAGGTATTGTTACATAACTTTTTTCCGCCATCGTGGATCTCCGCTTATGCTTGCTCAATTGTCACGTTCCATGTCTCCGGAGTCAGCGCTTTTGCCGCTTGATACAGATATACGCGGTATGTTTGCGAAGCTGCTTCTGTCGCACCAGACATCAGCAATGAGCCTTCCACAAAAGCACCTTCATAGTGTGTGCTGCCTCCAGCCGGAATGACAGAAGCCAGTTTCAAGGTAGTCGGAACTGCGATGTAGATTCTGCGCGTCCCGGTCCGCAACGTCAACGCAAATGAAATACGGCTTGTCGATGTAATAAACGCGCCTGTTTTCGTACGGATAAACGCAGAGTCAAACGCGGAACCGTCTGCGTTCCGGTATGTTGTTCCAATCGTATCTGGATCTGGATTTTCGGTCGCATCGTTCGCATCGATACCATACCAATATTTCTGCAACCATTTCACGGTAAAATCTGCCGTATATGCATTATCTTTTGTATTGACTGCACGAATACGCCATGTGTGCGTTGCAGATTCATTGTGTGTAATCGCATCGGACGTCGCTGTGTAAGAATTTGCAAACGGATCATAATTCTCCACAACTGTCACAGCTTCCGGTATAACCTGTTGAATCGACAGTGAGCCCGCCTTCACATTGTCAGGATTTGTAATCGACCATGTAAATCGCGGATTTGCAGGCATAGTCGCACCGACTTCCAACTGTGTGGACACTCCAGCGATTGTGAATGATCCGAATTTCGGTGGACTGTACGGATAAAACATCTGGGTAAACAGTTCTTGAAATGACTGTTTATCGATATTAGTAACGCCGGCTTTAATATCTCCAACCGTTGTCTTCACGGTGGTTTCTCCAGTCGGTGTTTGATACAGCTGATCCGCTTCAGTCAGTACCGGCATTTGTTTTTCCGTATCATCTGCCGGATCTACAGCCGTTACCGTAATGGCAGCGGCATTGATTGTAGTTTTATACTGCTGGTTTGGATCATCGCCGACAACTTCGGTCTGAATATTATTACGGGTATTTTTCACCCATGTGGTATCTTCCGTATCCGGCAGCTCCGGTTTATTCCGAATAAAACTCAGCTTGGAGCTGTCGGTCTCCGCCCAGTCGGCCTGAACTTGAACGGTGCCGCCCCCGCCAGAGTTACCGATTACCTCCAGCACCAGTTGATTGCCAACTCCCGGCTGCAACTGATACAACTGATATTTGCCGTCATCTCCTTTTACGGATACCGTCTGTCCCGCATATGCGGTTTTATCTGACGCGGCGTACGTACTGGCTGCTGCCAGAGAATCGAAAACAACATTGGCTTCCAACGGTTCATTGTCAACCCGCCGAAATCCGATCAATGTTGATATATACTTATCTGCCATTGTAACGCCTCATTTACAGTTGAACTAAAAAGGTATCCGCAGACAGCGCGGCCAGCGCTTGATATAAATATACACGGTACGGCACTGTTTTTGTATTTCCGGCAACCGGCACCGATAGTTCAGCCTGAATGAAGGCGGTCAAATAATTGTATTGCGTAGTCTCCGACTTAATGCTGGACACAGTCAGCGTGTTCGGAACAGCGATGTAAACGCGTTGCGCATGTTCTGGAATCGGGAGTTTGACCAACGTACCTCCCGACAGATTCAAGACCTTGGTATCTGCCGCATTCGTACGGATGTAAGCACCGTCAAAGATAGAACCATCCGCATTCTGATATGTGCCACCTTCAATGTCTGCAGGATCAGGCTGATCTCCGACATTTTGATCGGTGTGGAAGAATCCTGCATAGCTCCATTGAAACGCTGTAGTCGCTGCAGTCTGGTTCCCTTCTGTATCGGTGAACGATAACTGAAACGACAGCGAACCTGGTTCTGTCTTTTGATAGGGAGTCATGTTGCTGACCGTCAGCGAGCCTGCGGATACGTCAAATCCGGATCGCAAAACAGTACCGCCCTCTGCCGTCAGCTTTGTGGTGTCTGCTACAACCTGATCCGTGTTGGTTACCTGAAATTGGAAGGTTTCTGTTGTCTCTGTCGATTCGCCGCATTCCAGCTGGTTGTCTTGAATAGAAAAGGATCTGATTTCCGGTTTATCGTATGGGAACAGCATTTTCTGCATCAAAGGAATGATTTTCATGCCATCCACAACCATGCCGGATTCCAGTCCGCCGACAGTCGCTTTAATTGGATCTGTCGATTCATATCCTTCTGGATTATGGAATGTAATCGCGTCTTCATTGATAGAAAGATCCTGTTCCTGTCCATCCGGTCCCAATACCTTTGGCGCAGTTCTAAATACAACGGCGTTTTCTTCGTTCACATAGACCGCAGGAATCAGCGATTGCAGAAATGCGAGTTCTTCTGCTGACAGGTACTTATTGTAAGTACCTTGTTCGATGTCGTCCAACGATGTCGGAACAACGCTTCCGCTGGATGAGGACGAAGATGAGGATTCAGAAGAAGCGGATGAGGAACTGGATGGTTCCATACTGCTACTGGACGACTCGGATGAAGCAGATGAATCTGAAGAGCTGCTTGACGGATCTGGAATCGGACCGCCGCCTTCATCGCACTCATTGATCAGCTCCGTCAACGTAATCACGGTTTTTCCAGTACCTGTGACGCAGAAGAAATTCCTCCATACAGTCCAGGAACCATCAATTGATGTCAGACAAGAACTGTCCTCCGGTTCTACAGTCACCCAGACCTGAGACAATGGATCTAAATACGTACAGCTGATCTGTGCCGGCAGGATCCCCATATTATGATTGATACAGAGATCGGTGTCTTTCCATCGAAGGTCCGCCGGAACTTCAGGGGCGTCTCCCGGATATAGCTTGATGTACTCCGGGATCATGGAACCGGGGCTGTTGATCTTCTCTTGTACGCTGTTCCCTTCTCCCAGGATAAACCGTGCGCCCGACATCCACATCAGCGGTGCCCATCGTTGTCCGGTCCACTGCCACAGCCTTCCTACACCGCATGTATCATACGCAACATCACCGGCTTTTTTACAAGCTACTGTCGGTGCATATCCATGATAATTTCCGCTGTTGTAGATGACCGCAACATCGCGCAAATTCATTGCTGTTGATTTTTTCGTTGCCATCGTTGTACCTATAGTTTAATCGGAATTCCGTTCAGTGTGACTTCATTGCTATAAAATACACCGGGCAGCGGTTTTTCACACGCATCGACACCTGTATTGAATACAACGGTATTCCCGTCATCCTCCGATGGATTGGTTGGGCAGCAACTGGTTCCGGGTACCTGTACCGGTTCACAAGGATCTGGCTTTTCATAAGGACAGTATGTATTCAGCTCCTCAGAAGTCCATTTCTGAATTGAGTCTTCCGTGATGACGGTAAATTCTTCTGTCATCTGATCACCGCTGTTCAGCAGATCCAGCTCGGTCAGCAGTCGTTGGATTTCGCGGTATACAGCACTCACCCACTCTTTCGCCAATTTCGGTGATGCAAAATCTTTTGCCGTACCTGCAGAAAGTATGTATCCTACGCTGTTCACACTGGAAGGAGATGTTGAGAAGTTCTCCAGATCATCCGGATATGCGACGCGCGCATATGTCGTAGTAGGCTCATTGTAGTACGCATTTTTCGGACTGTATTTCAAAACAAAAATCGTAAGCGGCACGCCGATCGTGCTGCTTACGTTCAGTGCGACACGCGTTGTGATACTATGGGGTTCCGCCTGCGACAGTTGAACCTTGAGCCTCACGGTTCTTTTTGTTGACTCGTCCATCGGCATCGATAATCCTATTCAGTTCTTCGGATGCCTCTTTTGACAGAGCCACATCCAATTGTTTGATTTGATTCAGACATTCTATGGTCTTAACATATACCGAATAGTCGATGGCTGCTACATCGGAATCAGACCGCTCTTGAACGCTCAACACCTGTTGCGGCTCATCAATCGTATTGTTGGACGGAGGTGGTGTGACAAAATCCAATGAATCAGGAGACTTATAGATACCGTCGATGCGAAGCAGGTGCTGGATGTACCGTTTCACAGCCGCGCTGTACATCAAATCCCCGTTTTTCTGATCATCTTCGTCCGGACTTCCCATAATCAAATTGGCTTCGGTAACTCCCCAGCTGATGTCATACAAATCAGGAGCCTCTGAAGCAACATACGGATTCCGGTTCAGCGTTCTGCACACCAGCCCGAATGTGACTGGATCCACCCAGAACATATTGGAATTCAAAAGACCGATTGCCGCATTCAGTCGATTGACCAAGGGCATTCCGACTTTTGGATTTCTACTGATCAGTAACTCACGTACAGTCTCCGTATCATAGTCAAGCAGTTCGCTTCCTACAATATCATACGCATAGATCAGAAGGGGCGTAGCGAACGCCCCTTTATTGTGCAGAATAGAATCAGACGGCATTTGCGAATCTTTCGATGAATTCACATTTCAAAGGTTCCGGCATACTGCCGATCACAGATGCCGCTTCTTCCACGGTGGCATATTCTTTTAATACAACACCACAGGCGCTTGCCCACTTGGAAATCTGTTCCATCAGGTTGGAATTCATAAACACTCCGGACTTTACAGAACGTTTGGAATCCAATGCAACCGGTGTATTTGCCTTCTTCCGAAGGAATTCTTCGTTGGACAGAAACACGGCCTCTTCCGCCGGAAGCATGCCTTCATATGCGAGCTTATGAATCAGTCCGCAACCCTGATCGAAGGTATCAATCGCATCCACCATCGCGTCCGCAAACAACGTACCTTGATCTGTAAGGTCTTCACACATGTTGGACAGTTTATGCAGTGCATCCACTTCCTTGTCCATGTGGCGAATCGCCGCATACTGAATCCGCTTACGAATCTCGGACCGGCACCGATCGCTGTCCGGATGCGCCATTCCAGCCATCTTCTCCAGCCGATTCTCTTTCCCATCTGCCGTATATCCGTATTGATCCGCGATTCGAACCAGCTCTCGTGCGCATTCACGGCAGAATTCAGCCGGATAAGAAGCGCGCTTCTGCATCAGCGTATTGACTGCGTCTTGAAATGACGGCTCGTCATAAATAACAAACTCCGCGCTGCAACCTGCTTTTTTCACAAGGCAATGTTCAGCTGCTACGTCTTTCAGTTGAAAATCCTGATTTGTGATTCCGAACAGCTTACAGGCTTCCTGCACTTTGTCGTATGCGGTTTTCGAGATCGCCCGTCCTTCGATCGACGCTTTCTTCATCAGAGCTGCGGACACCCAGGCTGCAGCTTGGTTATCGATCCGATAACCAGAAACAGTCAATGCGTCCGCACCCTGTGGATTCAGCGAGTCCGCACTTGCGTGCTGTACATACGGGGGTACATTAAAGATTACATCGAGTTCCATTCGCTGAGCTACCTATCGTTCCTGTTCACAATTCCTACGAATTTTCCCCTTCCACCGAGACTCTGTCGAGCCTCTTCAGAAGCTCTTCCCTGCAGCGCAGGTGTAAATTCTGAGGCCCGCTTGTATATTGTAAAAATAATGCAATTCACCGAAAGTGTCAAATAGTAGGAGAAAAATGTATATGAATAAACCAATTCAGCGTATCGAAGGTGCCAGTATTCGCAAAAAATTGCGAGATTCAGGAAAACCGGGTGGTGAAGAACGTTTATGCTGCGGAGGGAGGAGACAGTTCAACAGAAACTACGAAGCACAGCTGAAACTACTCGGAATGCACGGCAGCTTCATTGTACAGGAACGCGGTATTATCGTCGCAAAGGTTCATATCCCATAAAAATAAAGAGGCGGGGTGTTCCCGCCTCTTTATTCTACTTCTGTTGACCCAGAATGTTTTTCAAATTACTTTGCTGCTCCCGTGTCAGATTCTTTTCCCAACCGAATCCCAGCACACGTTCGAATTGTTTCGGATCGTCCAGTATAAATTCCGGACCGTCGATCACAGATAACGCTCCTTCCGGGAGTTCATCACCGTGCTTTTTCAGATAAGCCTCCGCTTCCAGGACCGCAGCACGAGCTTCTTTGTAGACATCACGCAAAACACTTCCGCCGCGTCCGTCGCCAAAATACTGGGGATATTTGGCGGCAGCTTCCATAATCGTCAGAAAATTGATTCGAAACCGGGATACAGACATCAATGTCGTATGCACCCAGTGATCGGATACGACTTTGCTGAATGCCTCGGGATCCGTCATTTCAACTTCAATACCGACCAGCTGCCTGGCATACTCAACCGCAGCATCGTAGGCTTTTTTCTCATCCGCAATCAGCAAAATCATTCCATTCACTGCTTTAATCGCTTGCAGCGACGGAAAGTGCTGCTGCATTTTCGAATCCAGATACTCGACCTTCCGATTCGCCAGATATTGCATCTGATCCAATGGCGTCATACCTGCGAGCTTCTCCCGCTCTTCGATCTCTTTCAGCGTTTTTGCATTGGCAGCGGTATCGCTCATACGTAGCAGATCTTTCACTGCCTGTGTCTTTTTCCGCCGCTCCTCCAACTCTGCCGTTTTTTTCTGCTCTACATCTGTCATGCGTGATCCCTTTCTTATTCTCCTGTCAACAGGTTGTATTCCACACTGTCCATATCATATTTGCTGGTATCGATCGCAAATACCGGATATTGATTTGCGACGTCGCACATTGCGACAAACCCGATGTTCACAGCATGTGCTCCGTCATCCGGAAAGCTCGGAGACTTCGCCAATAAATATACATCACTTCCCTTCGCCAATTCCTGTTTTTGTTCCACAATTGCAAGAAAATCTCGCTGAGGTGCTGACTTATCCAGCGCATCAAACATTGGAAGCGTGATTTTTCGGTACTGTATCGCCATCATTGTCATCAGAAGCGATTTCGTTTTGTCGACGCTGTACGATCTACGAATCCCAGTATCTACGTATGTCACCATATTTGCAGTCGGTTTATAAGAATAACTGATCGGATATACTCTTGTCGCCCATTCTGCATGACTGCCAATCAGCAGCGCTTCCCGCATCCATCCTGCTCCGGTAAAGTCATGTGCAATCAAATCTGCTCGCACCTGCTGCGCAACTTGTACGACGGTGTCGGATTCAATCTTTGGATGTGTTCCCTGCGGAAGCCGCTTCATATATAAAACATCGGTCTGACCGGAGTAAAATCGACGTCCCAACACCGCGATCACTGTCGTACTGGTACCGTTTCCGCCGCCGGTCCAGTCCACACCAACGACGATCATATCATAATTTTCCCGCTCCTGTATAGCGGTCTCCAGTGTATTCGGCAATTGATTCCGCGCATCCAACAGATCTTTCAATGTCAGAATACGAGTCGCGGTATCATCCGGAACACCGAGCACTTCGTTCAGGAACACGGTTTTATTCAATTCCCGGCGCTTTCGCATCACGTCCCGCCATTTGTCTTCCCTCTCGCAGTGAAACGGGAAGACGATCTGCGGGATATGATATCCTACATGTTCCTCGATTCGGGAAGGATACGCATGGACAAAAAAACCAGTGCGCGTCGCCAGCGTGCCGGAACAGTACGCGCAGCTGAGTCCGGTAGACCGCATCATCTTAAACAGCTCCATCTGCGGAGCTGCAATGTTGTATTTTCCGCAGTGATGGCAGCGAATACACCAATGACCCTGAGAGCTCCGTTCAAAACTGGCCGCCAACGTACCATCCAGTGTTTTTGCAGTACCAAGGTATGTCATAATACCGTAATCAGACGCAGAACAACACTCTTCGAGCACTGGAATAAAATCGTTGTTAATATCCTGACAGTTATAGCTGCAAAGACCGTTCGCCAAGATAAAATTATGAGTTCCGACAACCTCGATGTCGTATACCGGTCGTTCTCCGACGTACTCGATCGAAACAATCGGATCATATTGGTATGTTGCAGGAACAGCGGTCAACAGCTCTTCATTGCCCGAAATCTCGCATTCCGTGCATTCTGATACGCACGAGATTTCTTCAGATACTCTGCATACCGTACAGGATCCGATTTGAGCGCTTCCATCCACTTCCGATATTGCTCCCTCTTGGCAGCAGCGTCTTTGGCCTTTTTTGCAGCCAACTCTTCCGGTGTCAGCTTCGCTAACCGGCGCTGTTCTGCCAACCGATCGCGCTCCAGCTTCTGCTGACGCAGTACAGGATCGGCATTGATCTTGGCACGATACTTTCTCTGTTTTTCCGCTTTCGCCGGATCGTTCTTCCACTGTTCCCGCGCAGCAGCATTCGCAAGTTCTCTCCGATGTGCATACCGCTCCGGATCGGCTTTCACAACCTGATAATGCCGGGCGCACTCCAGCTTTCTCTGCAGCTTGTACTCCGGATCGTCCTTGTGCTCCAGTCTCCACTGACGACGCTTCTCGTTGAGTCTCTCCGCGTTCTTCCGCCTCCACTCCGTGCTGTACCGATTCAGCTCCGCTTTCTTCTCTGCCGGCAGTGCAGCATACGCAGCCCGCGAAAGCGCATTGATGCGATCCCTGTGCGCAACTTTGTACTGACGGCTCTTCTCGCGTCGACAGTCTCGTGTCCGATCCAGATACATCTGACGCATCGTTCGACGCCGAATCGCGGCACATTGCGGAGAGCAGCACTGATGATGCCCCTGTATAATCAGCTCCCCGCACACAGCACACGGACGTGTCGCAAGTTCGATCTTGTACTTCATGCTCTCTGGCACATACGGTTTGATCAGCTCGACCAACCGCAGATATCCGCGTACGGTCAGACTGAGAATTCTCGCAATCTTCCCGGTTGACGAATGTTTCACTGTAATCACAGTCGAATCGATGTCCCACTCCTCCTTCAACCAGATTCGCAGCCGATCCACATCCTCCAGCACAAAGCCGTTCGTCGAAATCGACGCACCTGAATTCTGTCCGGTCGGTCTGGACCCGTCGTCCATGAACCACCAAGCCAACGCGATCGGATGCGTGATCGAGTACAGAAATTCCCATGTAATCCGTTTCGGACCTTTGGGATCCGGATACATCATTGCACACAACAAGTGATACGTTCTTTTTGCTGTCAGGTGTAGCACGGACCAGTAATCCCCGAATCCTGGATTCTCCTTCTTTTGCGGTTCGCAACGTGCGTGCTCTTGTAACAGCTTGTATTTGTGAGAAACGTACTCGTGCTGTTTCCAGCTGTGATTCCATCGAATCCTCGCTGTATACTGACCGTTGCGCCCCTCCAAGGCACCGTCCCCCATGAGCGATCCCATGATCGCATTCAGTTGCAGCGTGTCGATGCTCTCTTGCTCCGCGACTTTGTACAGTTCGATCTTTTTGCAGCTTTGTCTCACCAGTTCCATACATATACTCCACGATTTCGGAAAGACGCATCTTTCCATTGTTTGTCGGCAACAGATGTCCCTCCGTACAGGAGATAGATCGACCTGATGCTGTTGTAACTCGGTAGCAAGGTCTCACACCTTTGTATGACGCATCCCTTACTACTGTAGAGTATAATATAGCACCATCTTTGAACGATACAAGCACGTCTCCACTTTTTATTTCAAATATTTTTAATATTAGTATCTTTCCCGCTCGTTTTGCTATAATTTCTGTTAAGTAATCACTACACTCGTCCAAGAGCAATGAGGATACCCCACTCGCACCACGAACAGAATCGGGACTGGTGTAGCTGTTCACTAACATTAAAAAGTTTCCATTGCGGAACGTCTTCATATCCATGGAGTCGTTCCCACGCTTATCGATCAACTCATCTCGAATGACACAACCTTTCAGCAGTGGATTGAGAATCTGAGCATGGAATCGTTTTTTCTGCTCAAAGCGCGGCTCTACGATAAGTGTGTTCATTCCGGCCATCATACCTGTCATCAGAATACTGCGTTGCGCAACAGACCATGACTTTGCGACCTGCCGTCCGCACATGATTGTCGTTTGTTTCGGTGTGCGAAGTTTAAAAAATGGTGATAACTGTATACGCTCATCCAATGTCAGGTGTTTTCCCGCCATTTTAAACAGCGCGATCAGCGGAGCAAAATTATCGATCTTTCCGCTCCTGATATCTGCGATAATCATATCCGCATACGCTTTTCCGTCCATATCAACTCCATTTCGTTCTGTTGTCTGCCCATTATAAAATAACATGGGTTCAAGGCGCTGCAATCCGCTTTTTACTCGAAAAACTGCTTAAAAACGCCTGTTTTTGCGGCATAATACATAGAGGTATGTGTACCTCTGAAAAGTTTAAACAAAAGGAGTTTCTCATGGAAAAGACAGACGAACAGCTGGTGGCTGCGCTTGAAGCCACCTGCGCAATTCTTGCGCAGAAGATGCGGAGAATAAAGGAGCTCGAATCCGAGCTCGCACAACGCGAAAAAGAGTTGGAGCTTTATATTCCAAAGTTACCAAGACTTCCGATCGTGGATTCACTGATCGTGAATTATATGACGTTGAGACTGAGGACAGCGCTCAACGATTCATATATAGAAACCACGGAGGGGATGAAAACCGCCATTCATGTAATTTCGCATATGCGGAATCTGGCGGATGTGCGATATCCGTTGAATGCGGACACAGTGACGTCCGTTGCGGTTGTGAATTGGATCGATCGAAATATGGAGATTCGATCCGCGTTTGATCTGCAAAAAAGGGAATATCCGTTCCTGTTACTCCCACTGAATGTGGAAAAACATGGATTCCGCTATATCGGAGTTCCGATTCCTTATCATCCTGCAATTACGCAGGAACACATAAAAAAATTGGATCAATATTTCGATCCGTATTATAAACTGGGAACGAAGATAACGGACTTGAAAGCAGAATCCACAATGGATGCTGTGTTCTGCCACCTCTTAAAAGAGGATTTAGTGTTCGAAGATTAAAGGACTCTACCATAGAGCCTGTTACAAGTGAAAGGAAAGTATTATGAGCATATTGAAAACCTTGCTGTACAAAGCATACTTTTACGCTCTGCCTCCCGCAGAGCAGGTAGAAGAATGTAAATTGAAGCGGTCCTGGATTCGGGACAATTTGAGACAAGCGAATACAGCGTTTGCAGCCGCTGCAACCGCTCAAACACCCGCTGCAGCGAATCCCGCGCCGAATCCAGTTCCTGCTCCGGTCCCCTCCTCCCAATCTGTACAGGAATCCTGTACAGAGTCCGTACAAAAGCCTGCTAAAACTGTTGACGTCGCTGCTGTGAAAAAAGCGATCGTCAGCAGTATTACGACGCAACACGGCCTCATTGCACACTGGTTGGAGGCGTATATGATGAATATGCCCTGGATGGAGGACGCGTTTCTGTATCTCGTACGGCAGATGCAAACCCGTTGTTTGCCGTACGCAACGCTCCAGCGTCTTCCGCCGAACATGGTGAAGACGCTGGAAGAGTATTTGAACAAGATCGATCCGGCTGAGTGGGAAGCCACTGCAGGTGCGGATCAAACCTCGATTACTTTGTACCTGGCAGACGCCAGATATAAGGAAATCGAGTGATTCATGCCGCAAAAACAGGTCAAAATGAGCGAAAAACTACTTAAAAACGCCTGTTTTTGCGGCATAATACATAGAGGTATGTGTACCTCTGAAAAGTTTAAACAAAAGGAGTTTCTCATGGAAAAAGTTATCGAGTTTTATACGGATTCTAATTGCTTTGATCCGAATCATATTATTCCGGTTTACGGATCGTTTTACTACGGGATGAACAATGCGGGTCTCCGCATCTACCCGGATAAGGACGCTGTTTTTATCGTCCCGAACAACAGAACCGTGTACACGGCACCCGATGTGAAAGAAGTTCCCCGTGGTGTCTATAAGATGACCTGCACCGGTCGTAATGACTGGTGTCCGTCATTTCGCCAACTGACGGCGAAAGAAAAACAAGAAAGCTACAGCATTATTCTGCATGCAATCGGCATACAGGATATACTGGGTGATGATGCGAAATAGTCAATCAATCAATCAATCAATCAAAAAGGAAGCATATCATGGAAAAAGAAAGAACTGCGAATGAAGTCTTGAAAGATGTATACAAAGGTTTAGACCGACTGGATGAAATATCGAGGAAATTAAACTTAATTTCCCATCAGATCAAAAAATAATAGTAGCGACGGACACTGCATAAAGTAACAACAGGAAGGTTTAGAGTTGCCACTGTGCCCGTCGCTTTTTTCATTGAATTAAGTTCCCGCAATCTGTACAGGATTCGCGGGATTTTTTATAACACATCATATCATAACATAGGAAAGTATGAATATGATTACCTTCATCGCATTCAACGTGTTTTTAATCCCAGTGATGTGTGTCCTGTTTGGAATATCGCTCGGCGTATACTGGTGTACGTCGACGCCGGAAAAGCAGGAGAATCATCAAAACAAAAAATCCGTTAACCTGCCACCATTCAAAAGATAATGGCAACAGTAGCGGATTTGGCCGAACGGGCGGTAAGCCGGTTCGGTCATCATCGATATGACGTATGTTGCATGCAACGTGCGCTGCGTCTGATCAAGCTCCTCGATCTGACCGACATCGATCGGTCAGATTTTGAAGAAATCCTGGTACAGCTGATGAATGCCCGTGCGACATCGAGACGGCGGGAAATTTCAGGCATACAGGATGGCCTAGACTATCGCCAACGTCGTATGGCGGTGGATGCAATGATCTGCTGCGTGAGAGTCTTGCTCGGAGAAAGCACCAAAGCGGAAGCCGAGCAGATTCTGGATCGTCTGGAAGAAGAGCTCTTCCGAAAACACGCAAAAGAAGCGCTGCGATAGCGCTGCTGGTGTGATCTACATATCGTCGAACTGAGAGCGATTTTATTCGTCCCGAACTATTAACAACAAGGAGTGTAAAATGTTCGACGATATCACAAAGATCACAGTAAACGGGCATGAATTCTATGAAGAAGACCTTCGTAAAAGCTGTTACATCATTGCGCAACAGCTGTTTCATGCCAACGAGAAACCGCTAACTGCGAAGCTGAGAGGAGTTCAATTCCTTGAAGCTGTGCATGAAATAAGACCTGATCTGGTCCCGAATATTGAGGTTGTTCGGAGACTGGTTGGTCTGGAACAGGAATGACTATGTGGGAGAAATACCCGCTCATCGGATTGCTGCTGGTTGTGGTGATCCTGATGAGATCGTGTTCTTGATTCATGCGCAGGTTGACGGAAGTCAGCTTGCTTCTGTAGAGCGACTGCAAAGTGAGATCACAGTCGGCTCGACAACTCGAACAGATAAAATGCACAGAGACTTATCCATGAGAACGATTGGAACGAACGTATTTGCAGACGATCGTTTCTGTGCAGCTTATAATCTGATTGTCTGCAGGCAGAACCATTGGTGCCGACCGGTGGATTATTCGTTCTATCGGCGGGAGGCTTGTTTATCAGGCCTCTCTTTTTTACATATCAAAACAGAAAGGGAAGTGTATCATGCACGACGATAACGCATACGATGACGATGATCTGTACACTGAAGATGGTGACTTCAAACCGGAGTTCTGGCCTGATGAAGACTTCGATGAGGAAGATCTTGAGGACTATGAATACGAAGATGATGAATTCGACGATATGGATGACGATGATCTGGATGATGGAGAGGAGTCCGTTGAGTCATTGACACACTTCGACATGGTGCAGGATGACGAGGGGAACTGGGTATATCCGGAAGATTTGAAACAGCAACGCAGTGAATTCTACTGGTAACGGAAGTCTTTAACATGAAATCAAATCATACGATTATTGGATATCAATTATTGAGAAACGCAGAAACCGCGCAAAAACAAAGACAGAATCTGCTCGTTTACAAGAATCCGATGGAGTTGTTGCGAAACTATCCTCCTGCGTGCGCTGTTCCAGCACAAGCGCAGTATGCGATGTTACACATAGACCGCGAACACATTCTGGAATACAAAGCAGATGCCTGGATCGTGGGTTACTTTAAAATCGTGAATATTCTTTATCCGCGTCAGTATCTTCAGCATTGCGTTTGCCAAGCCATACGCAACAGCGCGAAAGTTTTGACGCAACGTACAAAATCCAATGTTGCATACTGCGATAGAAACGAGCGTGTCGCAGTCGCTCCAGGTTCCATTTCGATCGCCGCCAGTACCGGTGCCTCCTGTATTTCAAAATCTCTTGGAATCGACTCAATTGCAGGCTGTGTAGGAAGTCGCAGTGCCGCGCTTGCGTCAAGTGCGCGATCGATTGCAGCATGTGTTGGAACTCAATCTTTCGCATATCAGGAAGGCGAAGGAGGACTTGCCGTCAGCATCGGACGCCACAGTGAAGCACAAACAGATTACCATGGAGTTGCATTCGCGATGGGAGTGAAAGGCGTGGCGAGCGGTTCTTACGGCTGTTGGATCGGCTGCGTGGAATATGCGGACGATGATGTAACTATCATAGACATCAAATTCGCATTTGTCGATGATGTCAAAATCAAAGAAAATGTGCGATACTGTCTGCAGAACGGTGAATTCGTACCCGTAGATGAAAGATAAAAACTCACAGGAGCATGAAATGCGTATTAGCAAAGAAACCGGACTGAACCCGACGATTCCACTCTGTCCGTATTGTGGAAAATCCAAGAATGAGATCATTCTCACAGGATATGAAGGTGAAAAATGGGCCAGGAAGAATGGTCATCCTGATGGACAAATGCCGAAGTATATTCGACTGGAAGGCGATATCGAACCCTGCGACGAATGTAAGAAAAAGGGAATCGCGCTCGTCGAAGTCAACCCAGAAACAAAAGAACCATCCGGCACACTCCATCTGGTAAAAGAGGAGTTCATTAAACACCTTTTATCACACGATTCAAAGCTGTTGAATCGCGTATTGAAGCATCGGATCCTGATGATCCCGGAAGGATCGCTGAAACTGGAAAACTGAATCGACGACCAAGAAAGGAGGATTTTTATGACATAGCAAGATAGAACCGTCGAAATGTATCCGAATGTAAGAATAATTATTGAGAATCAGGCTTAAAGATGGAAAAGAACTTTTTTAAAAGACACGTCAGCGTTGTAACAGAAGAGTTGATCGGAACAAATCCGGCATTGGCACTTGCCCTGCGTCGAATGGATCGGGATACGTTCATCCGACTGGCAACGGCTTCTTACGACGCGGCACTTGGAACGATGATGGCGCAAGCCGGCGATTCCAGCATTTGGGTGCTGTACGATCAGATGCGGAATGGGCTCTCTCAATTTCTGGGAGATCTGATCGTATCGAGGAATCAGCCGCTGGAACAGCTGATTCCCGGACTTGATAGGACAGATCCGGAGCTGCAGACTGTTTCCAACGCACGCAAAGTGCTGGTTGGAGCATATCAGCTTCGGCTGCAGCAGAGTCCATTGAAAGCCTGATGTGACGAAACAACGTGGGTGCTTTTACAGCATCCACGAGTCTCCGGAACTGCGGATTCTGAAGAACACCGCAGTTCCTTTTTAGCTCATCTTTTGTAACATGGATGCCACGCTTGCACAATGCAGCCGACAAAGCGGACGCCTGGTCGTCTTTTCTGATACGAGATCGCGCTCGCAGTACAAGACGAAGAGTTGCCTTGTCGATTCCGGTTTCCTCAGCTAATTTATGTATCAGTGTTCTGGTGTCGATGTTCATATCGGGTAGTTTAGCACATAATGTAGGAGAAAACAAACATGCAAAACACCCTGTCTAACCAAGAAAGGACCCATGCCCAGTAATTTCAGGAGTTCGTTATGCAACGCGAAACCGAAGAATTACTGTCATGGGTACCCGCAATCCTAGGAGGGATGAGTGCGTGGATCGGACTGTCGTATTTGCCTGTGATGGGCGGCTTCATCCATATCATACTCATCTCAATCGCATTTCTCATTTCAAAATCAGTAGGAGGTGCAGTTTTACTTATTTACATCTGTTCTCACATTGACACATTATCACGTCTCATACCAGTCATAGCAATACTCGGCATTGTCGCTTTGATTCGTGATATATGGCTGTTTATAGACAACAAAAAACATGAAAAAGATAACCTTAATCTATGAAAATTGATATCATACCCGCGTCTGCTGTACAGAGCAGCTGGATGGACGCGGTCATCTCTCACTGCTGGGGTGTTCGTCGAAAAGCGTCGATGGACCGCTATTATCAGTCAAACGACTCCGTCACACTGCTTCTGCAATATCTGGCGATCTGCCGCGCACCGCGATCAGTCGCGCTGCAGATCCGAACGCATGAGAAAAAAGACGGATGCTATGTGTGGCTGGAATCAGGTCGCCCTGATTATCTGGAACGACAGCACGTAGAACCGAAACCGTACAGCAGAGAAGAGGAAATCAATTTCGCGATTTTGTTCAATCCCCGTTGTCTGAGGAACATCAGCCATCAGCGATTCTGTACGAAAGCGGAACTGCCGACACGGAACTTCATGGAACTTTGGAAACAGGAACTGGAAAAAATCGACCCGGATCTCGCTGCAATCATGGAACCGCTCTGCGCTTACAGAAACGGAAAATGTACGGAGATTCGCGGCTGTGATCGTTGGAAACAGTATTCGGAAGCGTCTCAATAAGTAATCGGGCTTGTCAGAACAGTTGAATCGCAAGAGTACGGAGTGTATTCCGTACTCTTTTTATGTATAACTAAAAACAGAACAGGTATTTGAATCATGCGGGATCACTATGACTTTATCAAAATGGAAAAAGAAATACGAAAACGGGAATCACGCAGAGCCATGTGCGTAGCGCATATAGGCGGAGATTATTACATCTGGACGCGCAGATCCCACCGGGATCACGGCTGCCGATCCTGTATATGCGGGACGTTAGGCGGAGATTGCCGGTATCGAAACCGACACGAAGATCTCTGCATCTGCGCATTGAACGGTAATTCAAAATGGCTGATCAAACGCATCCATCGACGGGAGATTCTGTGGTCATGGCACGGTCGAAGATTTACGATTATCATATCCAAATTTCGAAACCCGTTCACAATCTGGTTTCTGAAAAACAGTAATGTCTACTAAACCGTTTTAGAAAGCACGTAGAATTTAGTTGTGAAGAGGGACGAGTGTTGATATGGAATTTCAACAATCGCAATCAGCGCGCAGTTTGCTAATCAATTACAGGAGTACATATGATCAGTTACATTATCTCGAAATTGTTATTAGTTCTATACGAACCAGCCGTAATACATGAACTTGATGACGTATTCGTAACAGGTTCGATTATTGAATTCGGTATTATTGGTTTGTTTTTATTGTGGCTTGTCGTACGTGCACTACTTGGTTTTGTAGACCGATATCTATAGGTGCTCACTAAACCGTTTTAGAAAGCATCAGAATCAACGAAACTTGTAAATACGATAAATGAGTCGACTTTTGCATCAACGACGATCAGAAGCCTGTCTCTCGCAATCTCTCACGGGATGGATGAGTGAAGTGTCTTTAAAGCAATGTCAATATCGCGTTCAGACCGGCAACAGTCGGTGGAATCAACGGCATTGTTATTTATGATATCTCCTTCCTGCACATAGAGTTACAATAAAAAGAAAATCAGTTTTATGGAAACTATAATACTATTTATCCGTAATGCGTTTCACAATGTGAGACAAAATGGTACCCCTCCCCTCTCCCTTTGTAAATCAGATTAACAAAGGTCGCGCGTATCTTATTTTCGCGTGTTACACATGCGCGCCCGTGCGCGCGTATATACGTGTGCAGGCGCACACGCGATTAAGGTACTTTAATATTAAATATAAATATAAATATATAAATATATAAATATATAAATATATAAATATATAAAATTAGAAGTCTTAAAGTATCAAACTTTACATGAGGTGAAGAGTAAATCTGTGAACGTATGTGAACAGATTTACGACAAGTAGTAATTACCTGAACGAATGTGAAGGTAATTACGTACGACTGAACGGATGTAAAGTTTGACAACAGTACGAGCGCGTGCGAGAATAGGATGCGTGTGCGCGTTCAATAGGAACGCGTGCGTCAAAGAGGATGCGTGCGTACACGTATGTACGTGCCAGAGTGCGCACAAGCGCGCTAAGGAGCTTGATAGTCAACAAGTTAAGCACACACTGATTCCTGTTTTTGACGTATCTTGCACCTCGTCCTCCGCACTCGCTTCGCTCCTTGCTCGGTACTCGGAGCGCTTCCTTCGTCAGAATAAGACGCGTCATTCTTCCGCGCTTATTCTGACGAAATGCGTTCCTACTCGCAGCGAGTATCGTGTCTTCGACACACGAACTCGAATGCAAAAAAGTCATCCGTTCGCATCTCGACTTGCTCTGGCTATTCGCCAGATCAACTCTCCATGCTCATCTCATGACTTTTTTGGGCCTGGGAGACTTTTTTCTTTTTCTGAAGAAGAATCGATCAAAATTCATGATACATTACCAATCCAGCCAACATACAACGACACAGACGAAAGGAGCATTATGCTGACGATCGGAATTTTCTCTGATCTGCATCCAATGGATCATATCACAACGGGAGGCGTCAGACTGGAAGGAGACTGTCTCTACGCAATTCAGCAGATCGAAGAATATCTGAACACCATACGACTGGATGCGGCATTTTTTCCCGGAGATCTTCTGGACGCGGTCAGAGCGGACGGAAGTGAACTCAAACTGTTGAAAAAGTTGTTTGACGTCATCGACAAACATCAAATGATCCCGAAGTTCATGATTCAGGGAAACCACGACAAAGGACTGGTCGCAATTCCTGAAGTCTGTTTTCAGGCCATCAATCTGGATGGGCTGACTGTACAGCTGCCGGGAACAACGACAACGATAGCCGGAATCAAATATCAACCGGATCAAGCGGTCTTTCGGGAAAAATTGAAGAATACGGCTGCCGACATTTTGATCTGCCATGTCAGTATGCAGCCGTTTGCGAACTTTGAATCGGAACATCCGATCATACCGGATGATTTCCCGGACAATGTACTGGCGTTTGTCGGAGATACGCATCTGACGCAGGTCTATGAGAATCCAGCGCGAGGACAGACAATCGTATCTCCGGGTTTTCTGTATCCGACAGACAAAACAGAATTCCTGCATGGACAACCGGGATTCACGGTACTGGTACTGGCTACGACACAGGAAGATCAGCAGACGATCGGAGGCAGATTTCAACTGTTTCCGTTCAAGCTGAACAAACGTGCAGCGTTGAATCTGGTGCAAAAAGAGGGAGACGCCCCCGCCGCCCGCGACAGCGTCGCGGTCTGGGCGGACAGTCTGGATGCTGACATACGATCGGCGTTGAAACCCGTCGTATACGTCAGAAAAGACCGGCTGGATGACTATGACTGGCCGGAGGACGTAATCCAGATCCCTGTGAATACCGCGAATATCGTCGTCGACACAGATACCGATTACGAGGCCGCAGAGGCATCGTCAATCGTCGAAAGGATCCGACAGGTAGTTGGAGTCCTGTTGAGTGACGATCGCGATCAGGAGGCCGTTACAGCGCTTTGCATTGAATTGATGGGATCCGACAAACCGGCATCGGTTCTGTCGGACTACGTGGAAAGGATGTTGAATGTTCAAACTGAATCTTGTTAATGTCGGAGCGCTCGGCTCGATGGAAATCGAGCTGGAGTCCGGTTTGACAGCGGTTCTCGGACCGAATGGAGTGGGGAAATCTACGCTGGTCAACGCGTTTTTCTTTGCGCTGACCGGTGAGACGCTTGATGGAGCGTCGCTGGAAGACATGATTACGTGGGGTCATCCCCATATGATCGTGACATTGACCGGAGACTGTTTTCAGGTACAGCGCACCGTTCGAAGAGAAGGAACGACGAAGCAGGTGCTGACGGCAGACGGGGTTGACCTCCACAAAAAGACTGAGATCAATGACTGGATTCTGGCGCATTACGGGCTTTCAGACAGTTCTGTGTTCCGGTCCGTGTATTTCGCCGAACAGTTCAAGGCGATCAGCATTATCGAAGCGACGAACAGCCAACGGCTGGAGATGCTGTCGAATGTGTTCGGATTGAACAAGTTCGAGAAGTGCCGCGCGGTTCTTCAGCAGACGATCAGCAGTCTGAATGTCGCTTCGATCAGCGATGACATGATGCAGCAGCTTCAAGCCAATGTCGAATCGTCGGATACAGCGTTGCTGGAGAGTCAGGCGAATCTCGACTTTTGTCGGCAGGACATTTTGTCCGAGGAAGAACAGCAGCGACTGACGCAGGTGACGCAATCGATTACGATCGAACGGTTGGAGCAGGTACAGCAGGAACTGGCAACCACAGAGCAGTCGCTGCAGTCTCTGGAATCGCAGCTGCAGTCTTTGCCGCAGGATGTCGAGCGCCCTGATTATGACGGTTATCAGCAGAAATTGCGATATGATGCGCTGCTTCCGGAGTACGAGCGGGCAAAAGCTGCTTACGATACGCTGCAGAGCAATCGGGAGACGTCTGTCGCAAATGTGGAAAAGCTGATCAACGAGATGCAGCAGAAACTTGGTGCGCTGCAGAGCAAACGCGCTGAGATTGAAGGACGCAGATCCAAATTGGAAAACGGAAAGTGTCCGATCACCGGAGGGCAGCCCTGTCCGGATCTGCTGAGCATGACAAACGTGGCGACCATTCAGCAGGAGCTGTTTGATGTCGATGTGAAAATCAAGGCGCTGGAAACGAATCTGGAGCAGGCGCAGCAGATGAAACAACGATCGCTTGTTTATGAACGAGAGTTGCTGACGGCGACGACCGAGCTTCAGCAAATCACCGGACAGCTGTCGGCGGTAAAGCCGTATGCGGATTTTGACATCGCGTTGTTTCAGCAGCAGGATCAGCAATTTCAGCAACATCAGCAAATCGCAAAACAGCGAGAAGCGTTGATTCAGCAGAAACTGCCGTTGATGGCTCAGAAACAAACGCTGAGTGCGATTGTTGAAAATGCTAGTAAGAACCCTGCTGTACCGATGATCGAGCAGGAAGAGGCCTCTGCAACGTTGCAGAAACACTCTGTAGCCGTTCACAATCTTCCTGTGTACCAAAACGCGGTGACAACAGCGATTCAGACGAAGAAAGCGGCGGTGGATGCGTTGGAGGCAGCGTCACGCCAGAACGAGGAAGCATTCCGCGTTCAACGCTGTAAAGATCTGTTGACGAAAACAAGGCATGTAATGCACCGGGACAATGCGCCCAGATTGCTGCTGGATACGGTGCGCAAGGAACTCAATCAGCGCACAGCGCAGTATGTTGAAGCATTCGAATTTCCGTACACACCGGTCTGGTATCCGGATGGCAGTTTTGTTTATAACGCAACTCTGCAGGAAGGAATTAACGTAAAACGGTTGTCAGGAGGGCAGAAATACGTTCTGACTATCATCTCAAGGTGTGTATTCGCCGATATTTTACGTTCAACATTTCCGATTTTGGCACTGGATGAACCGACGACAGGACTTGATAAACCAAACAGGGAAATCTTGTCCGGCATGCTTCAAAATATCTCTGATATTCTTGGAAAAAAAGGCATGACGCTCTTGATTCCATCGCACGATGATGTTATCGTAAGCGCCGCAACGCGGCTTATAGAACTTTAGAAAGGGTCGATGATGATCAAAAAAGAAAGTTTGCAGTTTGCAGCCGACTTGTTGATTACAGCGCTGCAGGACGCAAAAGATCCGACGAAACAGGAGTTCACGCAGGTTTCTTACCGTGACGATGACACCGCGTATCTGCTCATGAACTCCGGTTCTGTTTCTATCCGAATCGCGCATCGGGGAAAAGATGTGGCGAAGATTCCGGAGTCCGGAGCCGTGCAGCGGCTTCCGTTTTTGGACTTTTTTGCTGATCCGGACAATCACAAAAAGTTGGAGAGGCAGGACAACGGCTGTTATGTCGTGAAGAATCCGGATGAGCATTCATACGCACCCTGTAAGAACAAAGATTTGTCTCCGGGCGCGTTTGATCTTGATGACTACATGAAGAACATCCGTGGCTTGTATGTCACGCAAACCACAAAACTTCCGGCGTTTGATCTGGAGGGTATGACGCGGATCGCGTTGGATGGGAAGGCGTTGTATTTGATTCGCGATGACCAGACAGCTGTCTGGAAACGGATTTCCATCGACTGCGGTCAGCGGTTTCACGGACTGATGCCCGGTATGTTGGCGGTTGCGAAGAAAGATGAGGAAGGCTGCTTTTTTGGTATTTCGTCCTTTAAAAGTCTTCCGATTCTTCAGCTGTGCTGGCCGAATCGAAACATCGATGCAGCAGTTGCATTGGGTTATCCGCGAAGTTTGTCGGAATTTACGTTCTATACGGATACCCATACCTATGTTCTGAGCGGTATTCAGAACTGTGTTTACAAGACAATCAATCGAATGGAGCGAAAGGAACAAAATATGGCGAAAAGTGAAATGGATGCGTCTCTTCAGGCTCTTCAGAATCTCCAGTCTCTTCAGAGTTTGCAGTGTGCGAAACAGCAGGTCAAGCAGAGTTCAGCAGAAAAACAGGAATCTGCGCAGCAGCAGCAGCGGCAGACGTTTGTGTCGCAGAATCTCGCGCAGCAGGTCGCTTCCCAGGTGTTGCCGAAACAGAATATCGGAAATGTACCGCTTCAACAGCAACCGCTCACGCAGGTGCAGATAGAGCAGCCCGCTTCACCTGAACCAGTGCCGGCTGTCAGCAGTGAAACAACATCGCAGCCATCCTCTGCTTTTGTTGCTACCGTGGAAGAGTCTATTGCACATATGGCGTCTCGTGAAGGATTTTCAGATGCCGTAGCTGTACCGGTGGAAGACAGTAAAGAAGAGGAGCGAATTATGGGAGAGATGTCGGATCTGAAAATATCCGCGACCGCAGTCCATGCGCCTGCCAACATTCGAACGAAACGGACGAAGTCTGTGGAATCTGCTGCATCTGTGATGACAGAATCCGAAGGAACGGTTTCTGTATCTGATAAAATGCAGGCGGTGTTGGACAAGAGTGATTCCGGCGAAGTTCAGTCGATTGCAGAGTTGCTTGATCTGCTGATTCAAAGCATCCAGAATCATCTGGAGATCAGCAAAACGCAACTCAAAATGATGAAGCTGATCCAGAAGCAGTATAAGATGGAGCAAAAGAACAATCCGTCCTGGAAAGAGAAGTACGAAGAGCTGCAGGCTACGTTCAATACGTTGAAATCGCTGTTTAACGGCAGGTGATCGTATGATGACGCCGGAAATAAAACTGACAAGAGTCAACGCGTTCATTTATTCGAACGTGTTCTACTCTTGGATGCGACCGTTATTTACGGCGAAATTGATCGATAAAGGGGCAAAGAAGGAGAAAGGAAACGGTAAGAACACCGATCTTTCTGAGCCCCGTTTCGGCGTTCGGTATACAAAAGACATGTATGCGGAAGTAGATGACGGCGGATGTATTTTTCTTGCAGGATTGTATCCGGAGTTCGAGAAAGAGGCAAGAAAGCGCGGTTATTCGTTTTCATTACAGGAGGGCAGAGAGCTGTCCCCTGACTTGAACAAACCGTGTTTTGATCGGTTGGACGACGGATTACGATATCGACAGGATGAGGTGATCCAAAAAATCACACAGAACGATAAAGGGATTATCAAATGCTCTACCGGTTTTGGTAAATCTTTTATCATTAAACAGCTGTGTAAGATTTATCCGACTTTGCGAATTGTGATCACTACATCGTCCGCCGAAGTCGTGGACGATCTGTATACGCAATTGAAAGCACTGCTGGGTGCGAATGAAGTTGGAAAGCTGTCATCCGGAACTCCTTCCGTGGAGGAGATGAAGCGTGTTGTCGTGTCCACCGTTGCCAGTCTGCGTCGTGCACCGCTGGAGATTTGCGATTTGTTCTTGTTCGATGAAGTTCATGCCGTTGGAGACAATAAGACAGCCGACGTTTTGATCAATCGAATGGGAAAAGCGCGGATGTTCGGGTTTACCGCATCGTTGAGTCGCGGTGATAATGCCGTGATTTTGATACGGGCATTGTTTGGTCAGGTGCTTGCTTCTGTTGATTATCAGGAGGCGGCGGAACATGGGCTTGTAACCAAAATCACTGCGATGATGGCAAAATGCCGAATCGATCGGAATATTCCGGTGATCAATAATTTGGCAATTGATGAGAGAAACAACTATTGGCGCAATCGTGAGCGAAATCAGTTGATCGCATCGATTGCCAGTAATATTTCGGACGAAGAGCAATGCCTGATTTCTGTAAAGACGTTAGAGCATGCGATTTATCTGAAATCGGTGCCGGCGTTGCGCGATTATCGAATCATGCATTACGGCAATGTTCCGAAGCCTGAGAAGAAACTGGTTCCATTTACAATTGAGAACGCACCGAGAGGAGGCGTTACAGTCGTCAGTAAGCGGACAGGAAAACTGCATCAGTTGCAATTGGACGAAGGAGACGCCGAGCATTTTCCCGGTTATCGGGATGAGTCCGGTAAGTTCTATTCGTTTTTTGCCGCGATGCAGTCATTTCTGTTTCCGCAGAAACCGTCTGAATCGAACTTGGTTGTTCCTACGACGCAGGAAATGGAATGCGCCGCGTTTGGACAGTGGGTGTTGGAGCCGGTGTTGATCAATGGCATTGATGTTGCGCAGTTTAAGATGACCCCGAAAGAGCGTAGAAACCTGCGTACGCAGTTTGAACGTGGGGAAGTCTTGAAGATGATTGCGACATACACGCTGAAAGAAGGTGTTAATATCAATGGGCTCAAATATCTGATTCGTGCGGACGGAGGTGTTTCTGATGTGATCTGCACTCAGTTTCCCGGTCGTCTGTCACGACTGCAGGAAGGAAAGAAAGTTGCCATGTTGATTGATTTGTATGATGATTTCAACTCCTGGGTAAGACTTCGTTCGGAGCTTCGAATGAAGCACTATAGGGCGAAAGGATGGCTGCGTTGAGCCCCGTGGAACAGTTAGACAGGGCAATCGAAGTAGCGTTGTCGCACTTGCAGGTCAACTGGTCGCAGGCTGACAAGGTGAGAATTGCACAGGCGTTAGCTGGTTTGCCTCCGTTGTATCAGGGATATCCGATGCCGTTTTCTACGTATTTGTTGTTTGTGTTGGAACAAGGGCATTTGAATCGGCTGTGTTATGTCAATGCGTTGATTCACGATACGATCCTACAAAAATTTTCTGACGGGTATGCGGAGATGCAGACGGATGCAAATACAACAGCAATCGTTGATCAGAAGAATTTTCAGTCAGAGGCGTGTGCGTTTCAAGATATTGCGAAAGCGATATCTTCGCCGCATCTGGCGATTTCAACACTGTATCGGTACATGGTGGCGATACAGATGTCTCTTGATTCGCTGATCACCGATGACCTGTTTACAGAGGCAAAACTGCAGTTGCGGAAGAATCCGTATTCGTACTTTGCGTACGGTCCGAAGTTTGTTCCGTTTCTACCGCTGCGATGGAGGGATTTGTGATGGAATTGGATCTGAATCCGACATTGACGGCACCGGAACAACTGAAACGGGAAGCGGCTCTGGCGGGATTGCTGTATTTCGAATCTGTTCGCAATATGTACATGGTGTTTGCCGAGACGGAACTGGCGATTACGACGCTTGTATTGGGTGAAAGCGGATCTGCGCTGGCATCCATGGAAAGCATTTTGCGACTGTATCTGAAAGCAGATATTCATGCAAGCAGCACAATGTTGCTACGGCGATTGTTGACGCATTATGACATCCTTCCTCCCGCCAACGTGACGCTGCGAAAGGAGTATCGATCCTTGTTGCTTCAACTGTCGGAGCGTTCGCAGTATACGGAGCAGGACAGCTTGACCATGATGCGATATCTGATTCGACTGGCAAGTTATAAATCGCTGACGGATCAGTTGCGGAAAATTCCATCCATCGACAAAAGCAATGAGGTATTGAATCAGTATCAGCAGCAAATGTCCAAGCTGGATGGAAATTATCGCATGCGGCTCTACAATCCGATACGGGATATCGATGAACTGATGTTGCATCAGGAGCGCGTTCCCACGGGTATTGGATTCATTGATCGGTTAACCGGAGGCGGTCTGGTGTTCGGACAGCATCTCGGTATTCTGGGTCCGTCTGGCGGCGGTAAGACTGTAATATCAATACAGTTGATGTGCAACCTGGCGATCCAGGGGCATAATGTGTTGTACCTGCAGTTTGAACAGCCGGTGAAAGGAGATCCGGATATCGTTTCGAGAATTTACTCGTACTTGTCCGGAGAACCGATCACGACGTTTTACGGAAAGACAACAAAAGAGTTGAACCCGGAGGTTCTGAATAAGCTGAGGAAAATGCAGCCGATTTCAGACCGTATTCGGTGCGCTTCGATGCTGGATGTAAAAGAGGAAGGTGGTCACGCCACTGGAGCTGGAAGCATTCAGGATATCATCAATGTGATAGATGAGGCGATACGAAGCGGGTTCACACCGAAGGTTGTGATCATTGACTGGTTAGGCGCTGCCGTTTCTGATTTCATGAATGCCGGTGACGGTGGAGATCAAAATTATCCAATCGTGGCGGAACACATTCAAGACGTGCTGAACGGTTACGGAAAGGATCATGGTATTTCGATCGTCTACTTGCATCAGACATCAACGGAAGCGCAGGCGAGAGAATCTGCTTATAAACCGAAAAAAGGAGACGCGTATTATTTTCGGGCGTTTGCAAATAAGCTGGAAACCTGTATGCAGATCGGTACCGCTACATTGCAGCCTGATGAAACACAGGTGTGTTATCTGGTAATTGGCAAGGCGCGAGGAGCTGTTCCGAATAAGTCGATCGTTGTTCGGATCAACGGGCGGATGGCAAGAATGGAAGAAACCAAAGAGGGTGAGTATATACCTGGACATGGTGGTAAATTGCAACGACTGTCATCTTTAGTGCAAACAAACGAACCAAAAGAAACTGAATTAGGTACAGATGTAAGTAAATTTGATGAGTTTTCGGCAAATTATGGACGGTAAGTAGCGTATTCGGTAGCGTAAATCATGAGAAATCAGAAGTTGTATGACGCGATGTGCGTCGTATTTAAGGAAAAACCCAAAGTCATTAACAACGGGGAGGCTGCGATTTTGTCGCTACCTCCCCCTCTTGTCTCGTTTGTGCCGTGCATTACTCCGCTTTCCACCAGTCATATCTCCGGTGGTGAGCAGTACGCGGTCAATTGCCCGTTTTGCGGGGATACGAGGCATCGTCTCTACGTTTCGCATATGTGGAATCAGATCATTGAGACTTCCAATCATGTGAAGTATCATTGCTCGAAGCATCTGATTCGGTGTTTCAATGAAGACTGTCAACGAAAGGAGGAAAACTTTAATCAACTTTGTGAAAGACTGATTCATGTAATGAAAAACCCGCAAGTCATCCGGCTGGCTGACGTGCAGACGGTGGAACTCCAGACAAATCTGACAACGATCAAAAATCAGGTGCCGTATCCGGAGCAGGCGATGTCGTTACGAGATCCGCGTGTTCCGCACCACGTTCTCCAATATCTGGAGAACCGCGGCTTTGATATTGATTACGTTGCCAGCTGGGGCGTACAGGTCGCATGGATTCCTTACCCGATTCAGGGAGAGGAAATTCCGATGAAGTACCCGATTCTGATTGTGCCTGTGTATCAGTACGGACATTATTGGTTCTGGCAGGGGCGACTTGTTCCGGTCGACGGTACAGAGCATGGAGACTTGGAGAGACGCGCTACCGGAGAATTTTATTCGAAATACTACATTCCCCGTGGAGCGAAGAAGAACTGGGCGCTTTACAATCTCGACAACGCGGAGAAATTCAGTGAAGTCGCGATCGTAGAGGGAGTGACTGATGTTTGGCGGATCGGAGACAATGCGGTCGCAACGTTTGGGAAACAGCTGTCTCCGGCACAGAAGAAGACACTCCGTGACCGGTTCCGTGGGAAACGTCTGGTGTTCGTACCAGATATGAACGATCCACAGACTGTGGCGATTGCGGAAGCGCAGCGCATCGAATTGCTGTCTTCCGGCAGCTTCAGTGCAGTGGAAATTTCTTGCATCGAGTCCGGGAAAGATCCCGGTAGCCTAAGAATTCCACAGGGACAAATATGGAATTATTTGAACAAGCACATTATTTCGCAGGGGAGACTTACGGGTATTCCTTTTGGAGACCAGGCCTTCCCGTGATGGTGTGTCAAGACCAATGGTGCGGTATTGACTCTGAAACCGAGCTGATCCAGAACAGACACAGCTGGCCTGATGTCGTAGTTGCTGGATTCTGCTCGAAGGGGCATTGTCAGCTTGTCTGGTGGACAGACCTTCCTGTCTACCTTCCACAATTTCTGGCGTTAAATCCGTACACGACATTGGTGTTTTTGAACCTGGCGTTTGATTTTAACGTGATGGGTCGGTCGATTCTTCTGGAGGAACTGAAGAAAGACAATCGCGTAATTGAACTTCAGGCGAATTATCGAATGAGCCGCATGGCGGAAAAAGGATGGTTCCCTGGTAAAAATACGTTGGAATCCATCACGAGAGAAACGCTGGGCGTCAATCTCGACAAGGAAAGCGGTGTGCGAACGTCTTATACCAGAGATATGATATGGACGGAGCAGCACGCCGTATATCTGGTCGAGGACTGCGCTGCGACTTATCGCTGCGGTAAGGTGTATAGCGGTATGCCGACGCAGGACATTCAGGCAAGAGCTTCGTTTGTACTCGCTGAGATCGGATTCAACGGCATGCTCGTCGATCAGTATTTTCTGCGGGAGCAGGCGCATAAGATCTCTTCCGAAATGGAAGAACTCGCTGTCACGTTGAAGGGCTTTGGATATCGAACAAAATCAGAAGTCGATGATATGACGCAGCGGGAACGCCTGATCCGTATCTGTAAGATGCTGTACGTCGACGAAGCAGAACAGCTTCTGCCGGCGGCAGAGGTAAAACAGATCGGACGATCTTGGTGGATGCTGGCGGCGTCCTATGTCTATCAGGCGTTGAGCGCGCCCGGTACGACACCATCTGATATTCGAGAGATGATGTTGACGCTGTTGAATGTGTTGCGTAGTAAGCCGAAGATGAATAAGGCGAATCGTAAGTTCTTCGACGATGCGGCGACATATCTGCTTCGCGTACTTGAAAAGATCGACTGTGTGGAATGCATGGAGGGTCTTGGAGAGGCAAAAGCCAGCTCTTCTTATCCGTTCATTGTGCTGTTGGAAATCATGGCGCAGGAGTTCTCGTTGGGCAATACGTTGACCAGCATGGAAACCGTGCATCAGAAGTTTCAGGAAGAGCATGAAGAGAATATGGGATGGCTTCCGACAGCAGAGAAGAAGCTGTCCCCGACAAAGTTCCTGCAGCAGCATTTGATCCAGTTGATGCAGCAGACGCCAGCGTTGGTTTTGCCGTATACCGATGCCAGCGCAGAGAACATCCAGGCATTTCTGAAGGACGAGAAGAAAACTGCGAAGAAAGAGGGTGTCGGCATTCGAGTGATCAGCCATCATCCGATTTATTCGCTGCAGTATTCGACCGCAGAAGAAGGTAAGCCTGCGCGTACCGTTGACATTAGACCGTTGGAAGTGTTTCAGCTGCAGTCTTGTGACATGTGGCGACTGTCGGATGTCAATATTGTAGATCCATTCTTAGAAGCGTATGTCGCGTACAAACATCGGGAGAAGATGCTCAGTACGTACATCACGGATAAGTACATCGAAGAGGACGGTCGCGTCCATCCCCGCTTCGATTTAATGAAGAGGACAGCGAGGACCGGGTGTAGTTCGCCGAATCTCCAGAACTTGCCAAAAGAGAATGGTCTTCGTGAGATGTACATTGCACCGAAAGGTAAGGTGCTGTGCAGTTGTGACTACGGTCAGGAAGAACTGGTAACGCTCGGTGCGACGTTACTTTGGATGTATGGGAAGAGTCGATTGGCGGATGCCGTCAACAAAGGACTTGACCTGCATTCATTCTTCTCCTTGTTTCGAGAGGGTAAGGTCAACGACCTCGATCTCGACAATCTGGATGAAGAAACGTGCGCTATTATCAAAGAAAGGTCCAAACCTTATAAGGAAGTTAAAGAGCTCAAACACAGCCGTAAGCTGAGCAAGGCTTGTAATTTTGGCTTCGGCGGTGGAATGGGTGTGCCGACATTTTATCTGAACTGTCGTAGACAGGGTTTTGATGTGACCGTGGAGGAATGCGAACGGCTTAGAGAAGCGTGGTTCGATTTTTATCCTGAGATGCGTCGTTACATTGAACCTTGTCAGGACGGGACAGTAGATGCTTCGGTATTCAAGAAAAACAAGAAAGCTGCGGGAGATGATGACGCAGAAGACCTCGATCTGGAGACGATGGAGGCAAACAAGACAGGAGAATATAGCACTGATGTAACAGGAAAGAGAACAAAAGAAGAATCAAATGAAGTTCCGGTTTACCGCGCAATTGCGATGACTGGGAATGTTCGTGTAAGAACGACATACAGTTCAGCGTGTAATTTCCCCTTTCAGTGTTTGGCAAGCACCTGTTCGAAAAACGCGTTATGGAAGGTGTTTCTGGACAGTCTGATTAACGATTATAAGATTGTGAATTTTATCCATCTTGACCGTTAACTACTCTAGCTGTAATGTATAGATATAGCTGGAGAGCACAAATGAAAGGTTACATTGTATATTGTTATACAAACAGAGCCACTGGTAAAAAATACATAGGGGCTACGTCCAAGTCATTAGATGAGCGTGCAGGTAAAAGCGGTGAGCAGTATAGAGGAAGCTCGTTGTTTTATAGCGCGATTCTAGAGTATGGATGGGATATGTTTGATCGAGAAATTCTGTTTTCTGAATTAACAAGAGAACAGGCAGCTATAGAAGAAGCAAGATTAATTCATGCATATCAAACGCGAGATTCAAGATTTGGATATAATCAGAATCTCGGCGGGTATGTCAGGTACGATTTACCGGAAGATGAAAGAATTGAAAAAGCTCAGCAAATAAGTAAAACGCTGAAAAAGCAGAGATCTTCTGGTACGTATCGAAAGATCATGAGTCGTCGTATGAAAGATGTGTGGGCAGATCCTGTGAGACGAAAGAATCTTGTTTCCAGGGATTCGAGTAGGAGTGGGAAAAAGCCTGTCACAGTATTTTGTGAAGAGACTGGGGAGCTTTATCGAAATCTTCATGTAGCAGCGATTTCTCTGAATGTACGTGTATCTGCATTGTGTACCTTGTATAAGAAACGATCAGCCGTTTGTAATGGTTATTCACTTGCTGTGATGAAACCACGTACTGGTCGATTTAAAGGTATAGTGCTTCATTTAAAATTTAATATGGTGGATGTAAAAGAAAGTGAATTGCTGGGACGCTCTTAATAGCTGATTTGGCTACAACATAACCGATTTGGTCAGTGTGAAAGCGGCTGAAAGGCAGAAAAAATAAATCAGATGGTCTATGGTCTTGAGTACCTAAGGACCGGAATTGACAAGATTCAAAAGGAGCTATCAGCAGCCGATCAACCGGAATGCTAAGGGACTCGAAGAGTCCTATGCGCCGGGGAAAAGGTTCAACGATCATCAGAATAATGCTTTATGCGTTGGTTCTGTTAGGGTCTAAGTAGACTCGAAGTGCTCTTGCACTGGAAACGGTGTAAATGATATGATCTGGACATGCAGGTGAAAACTGCAGCGAATGCACGTAATGGTGCGGGCTGAATTAACGACTCAGCTGAACAATACGGATGAAATTATAATCGAAGTTGACGAATCCAGAAAAGATGCTATTGTAGAGCGCGTCGAAAAATTAATGGTGGAAGCCGCAAATGAGATCATGCCGAATATGCTGATCAAAGCGGAACCGGCATTGATGCGACGGTGGACAAAAAATGCAGAACCGGTGTTTGACAGGGAAGGAAAGTTGATACCATGGGAAGATGCGCCGTTCGATGAGAATGGCAATGTTGTAGATTGGAGCGAGGTTCCTGCTGATTGGCAGGTAGGTCAAGTAGTGAAAAAATCGGTAGCGTAAGAAAGGTAACAGAAACATGGCAAGACGATTTGGCGGGTATAATCCGGAGCAGAGCAATCAGTCGATCGACAATTCAGGGCGGTTGATTCTGAAACCGGATCTGCGGAAGGATTGGTGGGTTTATCGGACCAATAACCATACCGTGGTTAAACCGTACCCGGAGATTGATGAACAGGGAAACCCGTGTCCTGCAAGAAACGACAATCCGGAGAATCCGGAAAGTTGGGACGCGGTTCTTCCTCGTTCTTTCGCCGTTGCACCGCTGGTGACGTATGCGGGGCGCGGGGGAGTATTGGAGATGGTGGATATCTGTTCAGATATCGATCGGTATTCGAATGGAGAAGCTCTGCGTACTCCGTACTCACTCTTTATTTCGGCAGTTAAGAAACTGCTGCCGAATCAGAATGGTGTCATATCGGCGGGGTTTACGCCGGAATCGCTGAAACCGCTGGTCAAGAATACCTCGTATTCTGCGCCGGCGATTCTGATGCGAGGTGCTGTGCTGATGAGCGGTGGAAAGCCGTCGAACAGCAAGCATGCGGTGTCCGGTGTGTTGTTTCGGACAGTGTTTGCGATTACGCAAAAAGGAGCTCGAATGAATTTCGTATCGAAGTTCAACGAGCCGATGGATCCGACGATGCCGATCAGTAGCAGGAATTTTGCGCTGATGAATCTGTTCGCACCGACGCCGGAGGTCATCGAGTTCAAGAAAGACCGTTCTGCACCGTCCAATTCTCCTCACACGGTGATGCGGTCAGCCGCACAGAATTATATGGCTGCGGCATGTCAGTTTTTCTCGTTGCAGTCGAATGATCCACGCGAGTATTATTCGAAGCTGCGTGATCTGTATGGGATCTATCAGAACGTCGACGACTGTCTGTACGCGATGCCGGTGGAAGAGATGGTAAGTGCGATGCGTGCGCATTTTCCGTCCTGTCTTGTCTGGTATGGCTTGCGGGATACGCCGTATGCCGTGCTGTTTGACAACGTGGCAAGACAGTTCGCGGAAACGGAAGATCCTTCGATGGCTACGTTGTTCGGACGTCAGCCTGCGGTGAACACCCAGATCTACTCGAACGCACCGCAGTATCAACAGCAGCCGCCGCAGGCCGTTCCGCAGCAGGCACAGAATACGTATACTGCTCCGCAGTATCAGCAGCCTGCCGCGCAGCAGGGTTGGGGCGGATCGTCGGCAGGTACTCCCGCGTATCAGCAGCAGCCGATCCAGAAGCCTGCCCAGCAAATGCCGGGAACACCGCCCCCGCAGCGGCAAGTCGCTCCTCAGACTGTACAGCAGGTGCTGAATCAGGCGCAGACACAGTATGTTCCTCAAGGTCAGATTCCTCCGAATCATCCGGCATATCAGCAGCCTGCCGCACAGTTTACGGCACCGGGAGAAGATCAGATCCCGATGGGGAATGCGCCGTCGCAGCCCGTACAGGCTGGAATGTCGATGCCTCCAATGGGATTTGATGAAGATCCCGATGGGTCTGAAGAAGATCCTGATATGCAGAGACTGCGCAACAAGTTCGGGATGTGAAAGGGATAACGAATGGGAATCCCTTTCGCAGTGGTAAAGAAGACCGCCAACGATGCGAAACGACTCCAGAAGAGCGGCGCGATCTGCGTCTCTCTGAATGATGTCGATCGGTATTACGGCGGACCGGAACTCGGCTTTTTGTCGCTGGAGTATTTGCTGTGCTCCAACGTCTGGCTCCTTTCGACGATTTATCAGTTGTTTGGAAAAGAGGGCTGTGGCAAGACGACAATCGCGATTGATTTGTTGACCCGGTATGCGCTGAACTTCGGCGCGAACGGGCTGTTCGTCGATACGGAGAATAAGATCAATGTCGATTTGCTCCGTCGTCAGGTATCGACCGCGATTCAGGATACGGCAAGCACTGATCAGTTCATGATTGCGCGGACGACAGATATGGAAACCGCGCAGTCTGTGATGTTGTCACACATTCGAATGTTTAATGAGCGACTGTTCGGGAAGAAAGTGGATCGGTCCTCCGCGTATCTGTTGGGGATGGTGCTCGACTCGATTCGGGTTACATCAAAGCAGACACAGGAGACAACGATTGCGAATGGCTATGCGCAGAAAGCGTTTGCATGGGAAGCGCAGGGCTGGAGAACGTTTCTGGCAACGTTCATCAATCAGATGCAACATTCTCCGATGTTTTTGATTGCCACCAACCACGAGGTCGAAAAAACCGCTCCCGGTGGGTATGGAACGGTCAAAGACGTTGGCGGGGGTCGTGCCTGGAAATTCTGGGAATCATACCAGTTTCTGGTGCAGTCGACATCCGCAGGGAAAAGCAAAACAGAAGTCGCGTCTGATATGACCATTCGGACCTATAAGAATTCGAACGGTCAGGGTTCCCGGATCATTTATCCGAGGATCGTGTACAAGAGCCCGGAAATGCCGGAAGACAACATTCTGGTGGACTGGGCGACTGCGGATGCGAAACTACTGTCCGGAGATCATATTCCGAGAGCAGTGTTGTCGAAAAAGGGAATCTGCAATACAAAGGAGTCCTCGAAATCTGGACTCTATAGTGACGATATCCTGGGTCTGACATGTGTTCCGATTCAGGAAATCACAGCTAAAATCTATAGTGAACCGGATCGATTGGCGGCTTTGAGGAAAGAGCTCGGTATTGTCGTTTACAGAAATCTGGAGCAACTCTGGGAGCAGGGTTGGTTCTTTGATGCAAGGAAGGACGTGCCGAATGGCGATTCCGATTAAACCGATATCCGGTCTTCGACAGGCGGCAAAAGAGATGAATCGATATTCGGAGGCCAGAGCAATGCTCGCAGACTTCGTAAAGGCAGTTGAGCCGGTATCCGCGTACAATACGATGCGGGCGGCAGATGCTTCGATGGAGGGCGAAACGCTGTCAAAGTTTCCGAGCATTGTGCAAGCATGCATGAAAGTGCATTTGACGTTTGTGCTGGAATTATCGATGAAACCGATTTTGTTGTCTACAATGATGAACATGGAGGCGCTGTTCAATTCTGAATGGTTTAAAGATGTGGCCATGAAGATGAAGCGCGTTCTGGATGAATCGGCGTCTGACACGCTGGTGGTGTTCCGTATGAAGAACAACGGCGTTTACGTTGCGCATAATATCACGATGCCGCAGACAGCGACAACGCGAATTGTGCTTCCGGCAATAGCTGCAGGCGTTCCCGCCATTCAGGTAATGCCGGTGGAGCATTTTGCGCAAGATTACAAAGCATTGAAGTAAGGAAAGGTGAACTACAGCGTACGTATCCAAGACTGGGTCCGTACGCTGTATTCAGGAGGTTAGTTTATGGGACAGATGGCATTGGCTGATTCCGCAACTGTTGTGTCGTTGCAGGATTGGGTCGATTTTGACTGGTTCAGTCTGCGTGATGCGGATGAGCTGTTGCAGCACTATCAGGCCTTGGCGAAAGCGACGAATCGTGTGGGGTTGACTGCGGCATGGCTTGTCGGTGCGATGGTGGATATTCCGCGACTTCGCGATCGATTCCGCATCAAGTCGATGAAAGATCTCTCGCAGTTTTTGCGTGTGTCAGAGACGACGTTAAACCGTTATCGGGCGGTGAATCAACTGTTGACGCCGGCAATGCTGAGAAAACTAGCGGACAACGGTGTCTCTGTGAATGCGGTAAAGTTGGTCGTTGACACCAGTAAGGGCAACGAACAGCAGGCAAGAGCTGTGCTGGATGCGCTTGTGAACGGTGATATCGTCACCGTGAAACAGTGCAATGCAATGTTGGCGGAGGAGCTTTCTTCTAAGTGTGGTAAAGCCGCAGCGATGCTGCCGATGGCTGAAAGCTGTGAATCTGCAGATGAACGGGCGGAACTGTTAACGCCGGAGGTTGTCGATGACGGAAGGACACCGGCTGAAAAGCTGATTGACGCGGAGAAGCAGGAACCGGTTGATACGGAGGTTGAGTCAGATGATTCCGAAGGAACGGCACAGGAGGACTCGCAGAATAAGCGGGACATCATGCTGTTGTTTCGTACGGTGAAGACGTCATTGACGCCGCTTCGGAGAAATGTGCATGATGTGACAGACAACCTGGTGGAACAGCTGCAACGCTTGTATGATAAGGAGAACGTACTGTTCGGAGATCCGGATGTGACGACCGAATATACGGATCTGGTGGATTCAACTGCGCAGGATGTGCAGTTGATGATTGAACGGGCGCTGGAAGCATGTGTGGAGCTTAGAAATCGTGGCTACATCCATAGGAAACTCTCCATACCGGAGGGCGAAACCATCGACACCATATTCAGTTCAGAAAGCTGAAGCGGAAGCGGTACGGGTAGCCAAGATTATCGCTGGTTATGTGCCGAAAGAGACGACATTGACCAGCGATAATTGTTTGGCGTTTGTCGATTATTTGGCACGTGTCTGCGATATTTCGTATGAGCGGGCGTTGACGATGCTGGGGCACTTCATGCCGTTAAAGCTCGATGGTCTCGGCATTCTGAGACTGGCACTTGCAATTATCCATTACTTGCCGATTTTCGACAAAGACGATATCGTCAGGGAGCATCGCTATGACGGTGTTCCGAAACTGTGGGCGCATTGTAAAATTATGAATACGTTCCCATACACTGGAAAAGACAGTGTACGGGTGCGTATTGTTTATCTGTTGATGACGTCTGTGCTCGCAGGAGAATACCGCTTGGAGGATGTGTCGTTTGAAGAATCGACCCGCATTTTACGGCATATTGGAATGGGAAAGCCGAAATATTGCAAGGAGCCGCTGCTCCCGCAGGAACTGACGGGCGCTTATAGTTATGTGCTGTTTGGGAACAAGCCTAATGCAGCTTGTGTTCCATTGGTGCATGAGGCGACGTCTTCGGAGAAGAAAGCCAATAAGAAATTGTTGCGAGCGCGTTTGACCGTTGATTGTCCGAGAAAACCGGAGGGCGGCTGTGCCCAGTGTTTGATCGGGAAAGATCAATGTGGAATCGCGTGTCGTATGTTTACGAAAGACCAAAAACATGACAATTCTTGATACGTTGGAAGATCGCAGTGACGAGGGAATCGCAGAGCAATCAATCTGCTCCCTGGTGATGATCACCGCAGATCTCAGTAAAACAGCAGAGAGCATTCACGGCTTCGTGTTGTATCAACATTTGCCGGGGCATCCGCCGTTACTGTTTTCCAAGTATTTTGGAGCTATGCCTGCATTTACGCAGGAATATGAAAACATTCCGGAACATCGGGTGAACCGTGAGATGACGCTGGAATATGCGATGTTTGAATTGGCGACAAAACTGCAGGAGATCAAAGAGCGAGCACATGGTGTAACACCGTTGTTTTTCAGTACCAATGTCAATCACTGGACACGACCTTTGTTGAACTCGCTGCTGGAACGATTTCCGAACTATGCGGATTGCTTCGGTTCGCTGATCGATGTGCGGGCGCTGTTTTCAGTTGAAAGTCGAAAAGCCAAGATTTTGTACGGCGATACAATCGAGCAGTGCCTTAGTCGAAGTGATAAGACGAAGAAGCAGGAAGGACTCGAATTTATCTGCGATTTTTATCACAGACGTGTGCAGTCCGGAGCGTTGCGCCCGGAAGTTCGCGCCATGAATGCATATGCGTCCGGACTGTTTTTGTTGCAGTCTGAATATACATCAGAAGACGACGATTAAAATTCCAGCACATAATGCCGGTCGCAGATCGCATCTTCTGTTTGCTGCTGATGACGTCTTTGTTCGAGATCGGCGGAGGTCATGAGTTTTGGCCTTCCACTGATGTTGAGCAGGAATTCCTGTTCTTGTATCTGGATAACCGTTTGATCAGCATAGCAGATATATAGCGCTGTGTTTGGAGCGACTGCGACCGGCATACTTTGGTCTCCGTGCGATCGCAGCGGTTTTTGCGTACGGGTATCAAGCTCTATGAGGAAACAATCTTCCGGGAGAAACTGTGTGACGGAGTCCCCTGCCTTCAGGCAGGTATATCCATAAAGCAGGATGTCATAAGGAGTATGAGTATCGATGCAGTGGATAAAGTAGTCGATGTCCCAATCTTCTCCAGTCAGCAATCGTAGCGTACAACGATCGGTCAACGTGTTGGATTCGGCATCAACGGTATGCGGATATTGATTCAGATCAATACCGGTAGTAATGTTACCGGTTATCATAGAAAAACAACGCATGGGAGCTCCTTTCCCTTTTAATATAACTTTTTCGTCTATATTTACAATTGGCAGCATTGAAAAAGCCGCTGTCCGTGGTAGAATATTTGACGGAAACAACGGAGGGAGCGAAACGTGAAAAAAACAATAATCTGCTATATAACGGCAGGGAAAACAAAGCATTTTTCTGCGCTGGATATCAGCAGTTCGAGGCTGTTTCATGTATCTTTGGAGGATATGAAGCGCCTGGATGCTGGATCGATTGCGGAACGTCTTGATGACTTTTTGGGTACGCTCGACGACACGGTTAACTTTTATAACATCGGGAATCGTGCGTTCACTCGAAAAGTCATCGATTCTTTTAAACAGATACAACAGAAGGGACAGGAAGTGAGGGTAGTTTCATGTCCGAATCCGTGACGAAAGACGCCGAGCAGGCAGCAGCTGAAGACTTGCTATGGCGTGTGCATCGCAATGGCGTTGAGCGCTTGAATGCGCAGATGCTGCAGCCGGCCAATGCATCTTCAGGAGATCCCTGGTATCGACCGCTGGCGGATGTGGGGAACCTGTGCATTCCATTGTTGGATGCGGCATTGAATCATTTGCACAGCGTTCAATTTCAGTTCAGCGATCAGGAACAGATGGTTCAGGAGCTGGAGTTGTTCCGGTCTGAATTGGCAGCTTGTATGAACGAGCATGCGCATACGAAATCAGAACTTTCGTTTACAATCGAAGCGCAGCGGACATTGTCAAATCTCGAAATGCGCAATCCGAAGCTGTTTCATCTGCTGGCTCGTGTTTTCATGTTGAATGTATTGCTGGCGTATTCGATGTCTGTTCGTGGGAAGCTGCGCAATGAGCCGGATCTGGCGATGGGAGAGCAGTTGTTTAATGTGTTTGCGTTTGTAGACGTGATTTCTGATTTTAATGAGGATACGCAGCGTGCGATCAAGCGAGATTTGCGTGGAAAAGAATTATGGGGGTGGGTGAACGATGCCGATTAATGCCGAAAAATTGCAGAAGATCAGATCGCATTTCGATCAGTGGTTTCCAGGTTATTCTGAGACAGTGGGCATGTCAAATGAAACGGAACGAGTGTTGCGGTCCGTAGTCGATAATGCGGTGAGACTGTCCAAAGTCGACGCATATTGCAGCCTTGTCGGATGTTCCGAGACAGAGGCAAGTCAGGTAAAACAAGCGTATCAGACGTTCATCAATTATGTGTCTGAGTCCAACAAAATGCGTGCTGTTCCACCTCCGGCACACAACACCAGGATTTCGCATCGGTTATTGTTCGGTTTTTTAGAAACTGTCGCAGTGCCGTTGATCCAGCAGTCGCCCGAAGGAGTGTTGCAGGCCATTCGGTCATTTCTGCTGGAGGATGAAATCGACGATATCGAGTTAACGCAGCAGATACAGGCATTGTTTGATCAGATTGGAGCTGCGCTCAGCGTAGATCAGCCGGGTCTTGACGCTGCGCTGACTGACAGCGTTGCTGGGCAACCGCAGACACAAACGTTGGAAAAACGGATTGAGCTGTTGGAGTCGCTGGTTCGGAATGCACTGGAAACCATACGCACTGGTCAGATCGGCGGTGCACGAAATGACTGAGTGTATCATAGGTATCGACCAGGCGTCTTCTGCGGGATGGGCGATCTGTGATCGCAGCGGTGTGATTCAAGCATATGGTGTTCAGGTGACTGCCGGTATTCCAGGTATGAAACTATATCGGTTTCTTACGTGGTTGGATGCGTTGGTAGAGCAGCAGCAACCGATTTTGATAGTGCATGAACAACCGCATTTCAGGGGTTTTAGTTCTTCATTTCTTGGTTGCGGTTTCGCTGCGATCATTCATTTGGTCGCAGCGAAACACAACGTCGAAGTTGCTGCTGTGCATACGCAGGAGCTGAAGAAGTGGGCGACAGGGTCTGGAGGCGCTTCCAAAGAAGATATGGTACGAGCGGCGGAGAAGGTGATCGGAAAAAACCTTTCTGTAAAAAAAGACAACGATAAAGCGGATGCAATTCATATTGCACGATGGGGAGCGTTACAATGGCTGTCGGCAAATCAATGAATGTAGATCTTGTAGACCAATATGTGTTGACTATGATTGAAGATCTTGTAGATCAGTATTTATCGGACATAATCGGAGTGTCGAATGTGCCTGTGCACATTCGACATTATAACAGAACATATGAGATCACACTCACTGTCCCATCCGGACATATGGATGACATCGATCCAATCGATTTGGAGTGCTTTTTGGCATCCGATCCGGATGTGGAGGAAGCAGACGTGAATCTGATGGTGAACGTGGAAGAGGACAACCCGTTTCCTGATGAGAGCAGTTTCGTGTTTCAGCAGATGAATATGGATTGCGATGACGAGGATGACGATGATTTGCATGAAATTCCAATTGATCCGTACGCCATATCGGTAGATTTTGACGAGGAAGAAGATGATGTGGATGCTGAGTTCGACGAGATGGCAGAAGATGAGTCGGACCTGTACGCTGCGATGAGTATCCGGGAAGATGACATACCGGAGGAAGATCGCAACGAGTTTGCCGATTTGGAGGATTACAATGACTGAGGAAGATGCTCATCACATTATTTTACAGGAGAATGACGATCATTCCTGGATTGAGATTCCGATTGTTCCGGATATGCTTGTTTGTATGCGGTCTTCAAACGATTCGAGTATGGTTGTACAAGCAGCAGAGTTTTCACGGATGATCGCAGTTGCAGATTCACATCAATTGCAACTTCGTGCGATTATAAAGTGTCCGAACAGCAATGGAGATGATGCTGCGATTGAGTACACATTTCAGTCGTCTGACGAGAAGAATAAGGAGCTCGGTGTGGATGAGTCTATCGTGCTGAGCATTGAGTGTGCAGCAGCACTGCATGAGTTTGGACGACAGAAACGGCTTGGGCACGAAGCTGCGATCAGTGATATCACAGATCAACTACCGTCTTTGCAGAATACCGGTGTTCGTGCATATGGGTATGTGGATGTGTCCAATGATATGATGACTGTACAGCGTACGATCGTATTGTTGGATGCAACAGGTTTGTTGCTGACGTCATATGACAGCATGAAGCATGAATTTTATCCGGATTGGAAAACGGCTCCGGTGGGCTTATCGAAAGAATTGGAAGCATGGGTAACAAATCATTGGAAGATCGGGTAACAGCTGCTTTGAATTCTACTGCACTGACTAACATTTTGTTAGGATGTGCGCTTATTTTGTTCAGTTTGATGGTAGTTCCTCGTACGATAATCGCAGTTATCATTATTGTGGCTGTGATCGTATTGTACAGGCGCTATCAGAAGTAATGATGAGGGAAATTATGATTACATTTGGCGCAGGTGTAATCAGCGGTGTCATTGTGACGGTGGTTTATTATCACGTGTGGAGCCGACTGATTGCAAAAAAGTTGATGTTGACACTGCAGGAGGCAGACGGTGGACGGTCTTGAATTGAATCCGATCGAGCGAGGTATACAAAACGGCCTTGCGCTTGATGTGAAGTTGGATCATGGTGCTTACATGCCGACAATGGCGCATGATTCTGATTCCGGATATGATTTGTATTCGCTCGAAGATGTGATTTTCTATCCTGGTCAGCGCTCCAGGGTACGCACCGGCGTGCACTTGGGCTTGTGTCAGCACATTCGAGCGGATGCGAAGCTGGAAGCGATTGTTCGTCCTCGAAGCAGCATGACTGCGGCTGGATTTGTAACGGGCATTGGAACGATCGACAACGGATACACGGGTTCGATCGATGTGAGCTTGTATAACTCCACAGAAGATGTACTGCGTATTCGAAAAGGAGATCGTATCGCACAGTTTGTACTGCACTGGGTTCCTTTTGTGAAAGAGCTCAGACAGGTGACTGATTTGCGTAAGACGGACAGAGGGGAGGCAGGCTTTGGAAGTACCGGAAAAGCATGAACTCGCATCTGTGATCAATGCAGAAACTGTCTTGAATGCGATTTCGCTCGCGTATTCGACGGAAAGCCGGAAGCGATATGTAACGGTATCGGGTGCTGTTTCTAATGCGTTGGAAACGTTTCGTGTTAATCTCGGCAGGAGCATGGCGCGCGTTCTTCAGAATGACACGAACGAGGTACGGGTGCGCGTTCCGATTCGTGATCTGACTGACGCAGAGGTTCGGCAATTGAAACAGGTATTGAGCGAGGCCAATTGGGTGATTGCTGAGCTTGATCGTGATGCGTTTGTCGTGATTCCCGGTAAATGGGATCCGAATGAGCAGCTGATCAGCAAGGAACAGTTGATTCTGACAGGACGGTGGTGCCCGTATTGTAACTGTGCTACGAACTACAGTGACGCAGGGGCTGCCGGATTCCATATGAGCACGGGATTCCTGTATATCTGTCCAAGTTGTGGCGCATATGTCGGCTGTCATCCCGGTACGTCGATGGCGAAGGGAATGGTGGCGAACGCAAAGCAGCGACATTTGCGCAGGTTGGCTCATGATGCAGTTGATTTTCTGTGGAAAGACGGTTATCTGGACCGGCAGACGGTGTATTATCGATTGGCTCGTTTGTTGGGAAAACCGAAAAACAAAGCGCATATTGCGATGTTGACGATGGCTGAGCTACAGCAAGTCATTTCCTATATGCAGCAGTTGCAGGATGCGTTGGCGAATCGCGTGGATGCGGCATCACTTCCGGACACGTTGCAGTATTTTGCAGCTGTCTGCCACCGGGGAAAGTCGATTGTTCCGTTGGACAGCCGCAGCACGTCGTGATATGTTATCGATAAAGGTGAGATGAATTCATGACGAACACATTCAAACGCGCATGGCAGAAACTACCGTCTGTTGTAAACGTTGATCGCGTGAAACTGACAGCGATACCGGAGCAAGCGCCGGTTGAGATGAGCGGGTTGCCGGATCGACGTGTTGCGATGTTTCCTGGTGAGAAATCGTTCTGGAATCAGCGCAGTAAGCCAGATGCGTATGAAGGCCTGCGCAACAAAAACTAGAGGTATGTAATGAACGCAGATGCACTTGGTCTGCCTGAAGAAGCGGGCAGTTCTAAAAAAGAATTGATTGTGAAAAAGCTGCAAGCAGCGCTGGCATCGGAGAAGCAATCCGAATATCAGTATTGGTGGGGCAAGTACACGGTTCTTGGTCCGATGTTCAACTCGATTCAGAAAGAGTTTGCGGATCACGAAGAAGAGGAACGAGCGCACGCGGAGTTGCTGGCGGAGCGTCTGTATGAGCTCGGAGGAATGCCCGTATTCAATCCGAACGATCTGCACACAGTCGCGGATTGTCCCTATCCGAAGTATGAGGAAGAGGATAATCAGTGTACAATGGTTCAGTTGAAGCAGCAGCTGGAAGCAGAGGAGTGTGCGATCAAGAACTACGAAGAACTGATTGCGCTGACAGCAGATTGCGATCCTGCGACAAACGATGTGATTGTCGAGATTCTTCGGGAAGAGAACGAGCACGTGAAGGATTTGAAGAAATTCATCGTCAGTCTGGAGTTCAGTTCCGGAAAGCACGATTGAACGTTTTTGTGAACAACCAACCCGCAGTGTTGAAAAAGCACTGCGGGTTTTTTATTGGGAGAAGTACAGTATGACTGAACTCGAGGGCAGGCTTCCGATTTTTTCAGGATTTTACGGAACGTTTTTTGATCCGGATCATGCGTTAGATGTCGATTATATGGTTTGTAGTAGACTGGAGTCTTTGTTGGATCGGGGTGATGCAGAGGCTGCGGGGAATTTCCCGGAGAAGTTCTGCAGGAAAGCTGTGCAGTTCTGCTACGAGAATACCGATATACAACGATATCAGGATGCTGTAGCCAAGTTTGTTGCTACTTGCACAGAGAAGTGGTTGAATAAGCTGCTTCCCGCCGACGCTGGTGTGCAGATCGTAAGACCGTTGGTATACTCTCCGCGTGAATACAATTTTAGAAATGATTGTATCAACGCGTTGTTTCAGTTCCGTGATTATGAAAAGTTTCGGACGTACGCACTGTCGATGCTGACAGACGGGTCGGATTCGGCGAGCGATATGTGGACTGCGTTTTTACAGCAGAATTTTACGACGCGCTCCGGTTTTATTTCATTTTATTCAAATGATTCTGACGTTTGGATCGAAAAGACCGATTCGTTCCGGAAGTTGGATGAGATTGAGCTTTGGGCGGTTGTGTCAGTATTGTTTGAAGCTGATTATTGTAGGTCACATATTGTGCGCAGCGATAGCGTGTATACGGATATGGAAGTCGACATGTACCAGGACTTCTGTGACATGGTGGATGTATACGGTTGTGTTCCGGATGCGTTGGATGTTATCGAATCTGATGAGAGGCGGAAACAGGCTACTGACTTGATCATGGAATCAAAACCGGAATTTGATCTGGATGCGGCATTGTTGGGGTTATTGGAAACGACAAGAGAAAGAAAGCAGGAACATCATGAAGACTGAGGAAAAACTCGCGTCTCGTCTGAAAGATGCAATCAGGGACGCTCTGTCCACAGTTTGCTGGAAAGATGAAAACGGCGTGTTTTATGAGGAAATCTATGCGGATTACCGTGACACGCTGGATGACTGCACGCTCAAGAAAATCTGCAATGACGACCATCCGAGGGAGAAGTTGTGGGAACTGCTCGACGAGTGGTATCGCGACTGCGAGTGGGAATATGCGGACAATGTCATCAAGCGGGTTCTCGAAGACGAGGATGTGGCGGAGCTTATTGAAAATCTGGATGAGGATGAAGTCCGGGAGCTGATTCGCGACCAGTTCTATGTGAAATACCCGGCAAAGCACTATCTTGCCCAGGATGTGCTGATTGATCTGATTGTCGATACCGGCGATCTGAATTATGACTTTACTTCCAATTCTATTGGCGGGCATTTTGACGCTAGTGATGATTCGATCCCGGAGGATTCCAGTCTGTTGTGGCTGGCACGCCAGCAGGGATATAAGAAATCTGAGCTCAAAAAGGCGCTGGTTGAACGAGGAAAATGTGAATCGCCGTTGCTCAAGTCAATTTATGTGGAAACGGCGAATTGCAGCACACATATGAATGCGTTGGTTTTTCTGGTTAAGATGACGCTGGAGCAGTATTTCAATCTTCGTGACGCTATTGACATAGAAGAGAAAAGGAACAAGAGTTCTTATCTTTCTGAACGGACTGGGCGCGGTTATCTGGTTTTTTCCAAAGATACGACCTGTGGTCTTTATGATTCCTGGAACGGTTCCGGCAGTGTTCTGGAAATCAAATTGGAAAAAGATGTCCGCTTACCGTTCCGCTGTATCGCTTCGGCAGACCATGATGGTTGTCATGGCTACGGTATCCGGGAAATTTACGGCTGTGGTTCTGAGCTGTGGAGCGACGATGCTGTGAAAGAAATCCATCCCATGAAAAAGCCATGTAAGAAGGTGTGTTAATACGGTCAGGTAGCGAATGAAAGGAGGTTGTATGTCGGATGAGGTGAAGTCCCATCTGACGAAACCGCACATATGTGCATTTTGTCAGCATTTTGAATCGGCACCGGGTGAACTTATCGGTGTTTGCAAACAGAATTTACAACACACTGTAACTGGTGTAAGTTGGTATCCAAACGTGCAGGCCGGCAACATGGCTTGTGATTCATTTCAATTAAAGGAGACAGAGCATCATGGCGAATTTTAAATTGGCAGCAGACGGACAATCCATTCCGCATGTGATTGAGCTGAATGATGTATATGACGTCGCAGAACTCGACCTGGGGTATATCATCAACGAAGAGCAGGCGAGGCAGGTGTTGATCAACATCTGCGCGAAGTATCCGGATACGACGAATGTCGACAGCAATGTGATCGCAGTGGAAGTGAAAGGAGTCGTCAATGCATAAGTTTTACGCGATGGATATTGAGACTGTTCGTGATCTGAATCAACAGTGGGCGTTGCCTGTGCCGACAGCTCCGGGCAATTATAAAAAGCCTGAGGCAATTGAGCAATACATTCGTGAGGCGCGTACGAAACAGCTGGAACAGATGGCTTTGTCTCCGTTGACCGGACGTGTGTTCTGTGTTGCATTCGTTTCCGGAGACGGCGAAGCTCCTGTTGTGTTTCGTTGTGGAGATGAGACGCTGTTTGATGAAGCCAACGTTCTGCGGAATACGTTGCAATGGTTGCGAAAAATGCAGTTGGCAGGGGATACATTGATTACGTACAACGGGTACAGTTTTGATCTTCCTTACATCTTCAAACGGGCAGCCATTCAGAATGTGCGGTTGCAGGATACATCGGAGAACGCGCTCACGTTACTTTCTTATACAGATTCGTACATGTTCTCCCGCGAGCTGCATGTTGACCTGTATCGGGAATGGTGCGGATCGAATGGAAGGGGAGCGTCCGAGAGTTTGGACACACTTGTGCGAGCTGTGCTGGGTGTGGATCGTGCGGTCGTTGCTGACACTGGTAAAACGCATGAGCTAATCCAGACTGCCGCCGGCAGATCCGCGTTGGAAGGTAAATGTGTCGCAGATGCGACCTATACAAAGCAACTCTATGAGCGCTTGTACGGTATCCTATTTTAATTGAAAGGAACGTGAAATGACGTTTTATGATCTATTGCAGCAGTTGCGGAGTAGTGGTGACTTTGATGGTGACTTTGATGGGTACATTTATCCCGGAATTTTTGATTCCTATGAGCTCCATTTTCGCTGGGATCGTCGCTGGGTGTTAAGCAGGCGTTGGTATCTGGCGTACTCGCGGTTAATGGAATCAACTGCGGTAATGTTTCCTGCCCAGACAATACCGGTGCTTGAGCTGTTACTGCGCTCTGCTGACGGATCCGATCGATTGGAAATTGATCGCGACAATCTTCCTGCACTGATAAAGGCATCAATGGACGGGAATCCTGCAGTGTTGCAGGACAGTAGCTGCGGTATTGGTGGGTCCGTACACGCTGTAAGAGCTCGTGGAGCAGCGGGTACCCAATATTTTCCTGTAAATAGCATGCAATTGGATAATGGCGCACTTACTATTATTGGGGCACAGATTGATTCAGACAATACACAGTGGATTTATGAAATGTTTCCACCTGCAATATATCTGATTCCTTCGGATTTATCTGCTTCGTTTGTTCGAGAGTTGGAGTCTTTCGTAAGCGACATTGAGTACGCTATAAAAGAGTTTGACGTATCTGACACGGATCCTGCCGAATTATTTCTGTAAAAAGTGAATATTCGATGTAGAAAATCCGCGTTTCTCTGGTATATTGAGAAACAGTGCGTGGGCCATTAGCTCAGTTGGTTAGAGCACTTGCTTTGCAAGCAAGATGTCGCCGGTTCGAATCCGGCATGGTCCACCAGCGATTGCCGACTTAGCTCAGCTGGCTAGAGCGGTTGACTTGCAGTGCCCCGTTAGTTTAACGGTAAAACGTAGACCTTGTAAGTCTTTGATATCGGTTCGACTCCGATCCGGGGCTCCATTATTTGATAAATTCCCGCTTGCTCGGCGTGAAGAGCCGGTAGTGCGTTTGATTCCGTAAAATTGACGCGGCGACCTCGGTGCTTACAGAGGAAGTTTTCAAGTGGTTCACTATAATATTAACCACTGCCCTGGCGAGGTGGTGTTACGGCGCGGTAACACAAATACGCGAAAGGTACAGTCCTTACCTTATAAGCGATGGAAAGCATGGACACCATTGGGGTCGTTTAGCTCAGTTGGTTAGAGCATTTCTTTTACACAGAAAGGGTCGCTGGTTCGAATCCGGCAGCGACTACCATCTTATGCCGGAGTGGCGAAATTGGCGACGCGTCAGATTCAAAATCTGATGCTCGATGAGCATATGGGTTCAAGTCCCATCTCCGGTACTATTATAAGCAAAACGAACAGGAACAAATCATGCTTTTTATTATCTTTTTTGTACTCATGGCAGCGCTCGTCATTATCGGAGATAAAGTAGACAAGTCTGCTAAAGCACAATGCATGCATTGTAAGAACGATGATTGCAGTTGGTGCGGCGAGACCGATATTTACTGATTGTATGACTGACTGAGTGAATGAATGAATGAATGAGATTGGAGCACACAATGCGGTTAGACGATGACTGGGAAAAGAGAGAAAGACTGAAAGCAGGGTTGGCGAAGATAACGAAAAAGGGAAAATATAAGGAAAAGAAGAAGGGCGTCAGAATTCGTCCGGTTACTTAGCCGATTAGCTGGTCCGTAGTTCAGTAGGCGCACAGAGCAAGTGCGTTTTTCTTTTTGAAAGGGAGTGACATGGCAGAAAATACAACAATTGAGCAGTGTTTGCAGGAACTAGTAGCAATCGCGGAGCAGCAAAAGCAGCTTAATTCGCGTCATTTAAAGTTATCTGCACGTATACAAGACGCGTTCAGAAAACGCATCGATAGAGTTATGACACAGATGATTGGTGCGTGGTGGATCGATGTCAGCTATCAGCTCAAATACGAGAAAATGGAGGTGACAACGGGCAGAATCTCCGCATATCAGCAATGGGCTGCAGCGGACCATAGGAATGTCAGAATTCTGCTGTCTGATTATATGGGTGTGCAGTCGAACCTGAAGTCATATGTGATTGAGCGGGAGTCGGAAGTTGTTAGGATGCGACAAGTAGGTCCGATCACGACACGTCTTCCGTCTCCACAGGAGATTGGTGACACGTGGGGTTGTACGATTGAACGCGAGGGCGTGTTCGAATTTTGCAGTATTTTGCGTTCGGAAGAAGATCAGGAACAGGTTCGGTTGCTTGCCGCGAAAGCGCGATCCATACTCGCAAATTCAGAGCGTCCTGGTGCAGACTGGGCCACATACATCTGTACTGATGTCTTATATCGGCCTGATTTGGTACCGGCTGATCTTGTGGTGAAACAGATTAAGGAGTTGTCGAATGGGGAAAATTGAACAAGTTGTCCAAGCGTTTCAAGATGCGTATCGACGCTGGAGCGCGGAGACTGGTGTTCGATTAACTGATTCACAGCAGTATTGGGTATTCGTGAAAAAGCTGGACCTGTATCACAGGACTGGCTTTTTTTGTTTCCATCAATATGAATTGAGGGAATCTGCGATTACTCCAAACCTGATGGTATGTACACGCTGTCATACGGCGGTCGGATATCGATGCGATCAATCCCCAGATCATATTCATCACTGTTATCATAAGGGGAATATTATTCGTCTTTTGAACGGTGAATTCGTTGTTCCTGCGTTTAAACAGGTTGTCGGGCATTGTGTATTTTGTGACAAAAAAAATGCGAGAAAGGATCATGGATCAGTATCGTGAGCCATTTCTAATTATGTCTCCACATATAGCGGCATAATTAGCGGACCAGTATAGAATGATGTTAGTAGTCTGGCGTGAATTAAACAGTGTAACAGCATAGAAAGGACGTAAAAAATGAGATTGCTGAATTCGATGAGAGATACGATGATCGAGCGCATTATGCATAAAAAGTTCGACAGTATCGAGGAGGAGCAGTCGCGCAGGGTGCGGATACTTGCAAAAGATATCGTTGATGATATCATAAGCGCCGCTGTATCGGAGAATTGGAATTTTAAAGAGAAACCGCTTGATGTTTGGAAACGGTTGCCTGAATCGTGGTTTACGGATGCTACCGGAATTTTAGTATTTTGTGAGGGCGATTCACGGTTTTCGACGGATGTGTTCGGTCCGGCAGGACGAGTTCATTTATCTGTTTATCCAAATACGATAAAGGTGCCGGCACATATCTTTTATAACAACGTGTATACGAGAGATCTGAGTTATTCGACTGCACAGCGAATTGTTCGTTGTACGACTTTACAAAGTTCAATTGAACAAGATAAGAGGGACACGCGAAATTTGCTGACAAAGGTTTTTCGATCACATACGACGACCACTTCACTGCTTCAGATGTATCCGGAGCTGCGGGCTTTTATACCGATCGATGAGAAGCGCAAGAAGTCGTTGTTGCCGGTACCGAAACCGGATTCAAAATTGAAAGAACTGTTGGAGGCGTTGGTGCCAAATGCGTAAAATGATGCGAACATCAAAACGCACGGTGCGTGATCAGTATACGAGACTGGTAGAGATTCCGATTAAAACCGGCATACCTTCGTTTGATGATCGCTGTCAGTCGTTGTTTACAGGTGAGGCTCGTGCGTCCACGCAATTCAGCGCCGTGATTCCATTGCAATCTGCGAAGCAATACTATTCAGATCCAGAGGGTGCGTATACCGCGCGTGTGCTGCGTCAATTTCGCGCATTCGATGTACCGGAAGACGTTTTGCAGCAATTGCAGGCTTTTTCGGTGAAACAGCGAATTATTGTGCATTGTTTTTTCATGAAGGTGCATTATGATTTCAGGCTGATTGGTGTACTTGCGTTTGACCTGATTACGGCAGACTGTTGTCTGATGTATGTCGGAGATCCTCGTGCGGAGCTTCGGTATGCGGTTCAAAGTTTATTACGTATACACAGGAAAATAGCGCAATAGACAGGACCCTTCAGAGAGTAATCTCTGACGAAGAAGAAAGTGAATTGCTGGAAGCCTAAGGGTATGAGTGTACATACCTATGGTAATCAGCAGCCGATCAACCGGAATGCTAAGGGACTCGAAGAGTCCTATGCGCCGGGGAAAAGGTTCGGAGGTCATCGGGAGGTCAACCTAATAAGCGCTCCCGTTAGGGT